TTAACGAATGCAAGAAGATTGTACACTTGACAACACCCTAGAATGTGTCGTATAATGTACACATAATGTATATTGAGGTTTTATTATGATGCACGGTTCAATGCGACATACAACAACTGGTCGCAAGAAGAGTTACAATGCTTGGTCGACCAAGAAGAAAGTTGCCCCCAAATTCCAACCTATGGAAGTACAGAGTGAACCCTATCGAAGGGAGACTCCGGTTTACAAATCTTGCGATTCGGGTACTCTCAATACACAAATCAAGGAAAAGTTAAACTACACCGGCACCCTAGTCAAGGGTATCGGTACAATGCACAAGTCGAATGCGGTACCCGTAATCGACGAACAACAGATGAAAGATTTAGCGAGGATGAGTCAATGACATTACCCTGTGAGAGACGATGGGCGGTGAATAACACACGACAGTTCCTGATGGACTTACAAGATCCCAAGAAGACTCCAAGGGTTCCGTCCGAGGTACGTAAACAGGCCTCCCGATGTCTTAGACACTATCCGGGCGAGTACTATATGGAACGTGCCGCAGAAGATGCTCCCGATGTATTTGGAGAATGGGATGATTGAAGATACTAAAGACAACGAACGCGTAACCCGTTTTGAGGTAATAGACGGTACGGGACGTTCATATGTGCATATGCTTACAGAAGATGAATGTGTGGAGTTGAGTTATCAAGATGACGGTAGAACTTTGAAAGTCTTTATTAGGAAGGATTTGGTGTGACAGATTATCATCCAGACAATTGGGTTGTTATTAAGTTTACCCAACAAATGAAAAGTGGCAATACCGGATATGGTAGAACAGAAAAAGTGTTCTACAAAGTACTCGGTGGATGGTCAGGTGGTTATCTTGGTAGTGATAATTGGAGACTGAACAGTGGTATCGTTGACGTTGAAGAGACTACCGATTCTTTCATCTTTATTGGTGGTAGTGGTAGTCGGTACATATGTGACAAGACTCAGGAACGTCTAAGAATGAACACTGCTGGTATATGGGAACAAATGCAGGAAGTTAGTTCAGCTGGTGTTGATGTTAAACTTGAACTGATTGAACCTGATGACGAAAGAACTCGTGAAGATTGGAAGGTAATGATATGTCTATGAACGAAGACGAACGAGTTGCAAGAGTCGAGGGTCAACTTAGTCCCGAAGTTCAATCGGAGTTCTCGGGCAGTACAATGTCCAAGGCAGGGAGACTTGCTATGGAACTTAATGTCGAACGCAAACGTCTCAAGCAAGAGATGGAAGAACTACAATTAGAAGTCGAAGACTTGAAACCGGCAACACCTACAGGTACGATTGACAGTTATGTTAAGTGGGGAGCGACTGTATTTGGTGTGGTTGGAGTATTCGCTATGAGTGCAGGGTTTGGTATCACCGGACAGATATGTTATGCGTCAGCCGCTACTGCATGGGTATATGTCGGTCACTGTTGGAATGACAAAGCAATTATGATAGGGAGTGCTATATCAGGTACATCAGTACTAATGAACCTAGTGGACACTCTAGTAGCATCGTGACCAACTATCGCTGATTGGTCACGTTTACTACTTGCGTTTTGGAAATAAGTGTGAGATAATGTACACCTAATTGACTGATAGAGAGATAGATTATGACTGCATTTGTTAAAGAAAACTTCGAGTGGGACGGTATGTATCTGATGTACAATGGCCCTTACGAGGGTTCCAAGACTATGGATGAGGTTCATCCTGACTGTCACCCATCTTGGGTAGGTAAGATGAAACCCGCTTTCGTTGCACGATTCAAATATGGTTCTAAGCCATGGAAGTCTTGGGTCAACCATCTAGTCAAACACTCTACAGTTGAAGAGTATCTTGAACTGTCTGAGAAAGAGAGTCCTAGGGAAGCAATGTACATGCTGGGTTGGCAACCACGTAAGAAACGTACTGTTGCGCAACGTACAGTGAATGGTTTCGGCATACAGAGGATGGTATAATGTACGGTTCAGTTGGTGAGACAATTCAATGGGACACCTATCGTGGTGTCCTTTCAGGTCAGATAGTGTTTGTCCATGAGGACATTGCGGGTGATGGTGTTGACTACTATAGTATTGCCACCGGATCCAATCCTATGGACAGGCACTTCCTCGACAGTGACACGATGTCTACGATGAATGTGATGAATCTTTCTGCGTGACTATTTTCTTTGTTTGGGTCACGTTTATGGCTTGTGTTTTCAAAAGAAGTGTGAGATAATGGTTGTACAAATTGAGATGAGAGTTGATTATGTCTGAAGTTACTTATGTTGTTCGATGTGCCGAAACCGATAAACCACTTGCTGGTTTCTTTACTCCATGTTATGACCGTGAGACTGCGTTCATATACCAAACCCAACTAGAACAACATGGTTACGAGAATACCTATGTTGTTGTCCGTAAAGAAAGTACCGAAGTGACTGGTATGTATCAGGAACGTGAAGTCTTCAATACTGAGGTAAATGTGTAATGGATATCCCTATGACTGTTTACAAAAACAAGACCGAAAATACCATGACCTACTACTACAACCGCACGAAGGATGTGTTTGTTGACAAGATGGAGTTTCTATTGCTTAACGGTGATGTCGATTGTATTGTTGTTGACGATACTCTGACTGCCCAAGAAGTTGATGTAGTGTTCGGTGAAATCTACGGAGAAAAATATGAGTACGCTTAGTCTCGAAGAAGCGTGTCACTTTCTGTGGCGCGAAGAAATCACTGATTGGGGTGAACACAAAATCACCAACCACACGTACATCACGAAGGGTACCGACCTCATGGGCTATGTCGCCCGAAGTACTGGAGTGATTCACATGTTCAATACCCCCAAGAAGTCTTGGTCAGTGTCGCGCCGCAAGTTCCGCAAGTTGAACAAGAAAGATATAAAAAGACATATTGATATGCAAAACGGTTCTAAAAATAATTGATTTATTTAGCTCTAGACCCTTGTGTTTTCAAAAGAAGTATGAGATAATGGCTACCTAATTGATTAATAGAGAGGTGAATATGAATGTGATTCCAGTAGACATCAAAGACGTTAGAGAGTTTCGTGCCGGTTTTGAACTGGTTGAGTACGAAGCGGGTACCGACCCTATGGACGGTTTCTGCCTGATGGGTTTCGATGAGGTAGGAATGTTCTGCCAGAACCCTCGTTACGCTTTCATTGGAGGTCTTTAATATGGAAGGTTATAACTACTTTAGTTACCCAACATATGATTCAGATGAATACCTGTACAATCAGTATCTTGGTAATCACATCAACAAACAAAACAAGGGGAGTCGCGGTCAGGACTCTGAACGACTGAAGACCTACCGAGCAGAGTGGACGTTCCAGTCCAAGATAACCAACCCTGAGTTCGCGTCTATCGAGGAGGCTCAGAAGTTCGCCAAGACGATTTATAAGTCCAAGACTTGGGTGAAACTATGGAACAAGTCTATAGAGGATGACGTTGGTCGCATCTTCGGTGCGCAACCTAAAGTAGTCGCGATGGGAAGTCGCACGAAAAAGTTAAGTGGTCACACCGATGGATTCACTGTGTCATTGGACTTGGTCACTGGTCTGAACAAGTACACCCTCCTACACGAACTTGCACACTGTCTTGGTAATATGCACCACGGACGGTCTTTCCGACAGTGTCTCCTGAGTCTGGTCGGTGCCTTCATGGGCGGGAATGAGAAGAAGATTCTGAAAGAGGAGTTTAAGAGGGCAAAGTTGAAGTGTGGTGATGCCCGTAAACCCCAGTCCTTCGAGGTCTGGCTGGCCTCCAAGAAGAAAATGGAACAGATGCGTTGGGAGAAAGAATTCCGTGCTGACTGTCTTGCGATGCACGAAAGAATGAAAAAGTACGACAAATAGTTGAGTTTCCCTAGGTGGGGAAGGTGTTACGAAGATTGCTACTTATTGCTATGTGTACTAACCCCACCCTTTTTTATTCTAAAATGTTCTAAGAAATACCTTGATTTTTCAAAAGAAGTAGGGTATAATAGTTACTTAATTACTTGAGAAATAAAATATGAATTTATACGATATGAACGATACAAACTTTGATAACTACCAAAACTTTATCCTAGACAATGCTTGCCCCTCTGAGGTCACCCTCTGTAATGGAGATGCCCTATTAGAAGCTGCTGAGAATTCTTACCTCCTTGAAGAGTTCATGGCGTCACCCAGTTACGTTGCGTGACCAACCCTTGTGTTTGGGTCACGTTTATGACTTGTGTTTTCAAAAGAAGTGTGAGATAATGGCTACCTAATTGATTGATAGAGTAGTGTTATGAAGAAAGACTTTCCAACCCTGTGCGGATACCTCGGAGCGATTTTGATGGCAATCTTTGCCTTTCATATGAACCCAATGATTGCAGTGGCTGGTTTACTTCTACTATCTGTTCAATCAGTTAATGCAAAGATGTGGAACCTTGTCGCTCTGAACGCGATAAGTGTGTGTGGTTTTGTTACTCAATTACTATAAGGAATTTATTATGAATTTGATTGGTCAGAAAGTTGAAGCGAATTGGGGTGCAATGTTCCCTACAGTAGAAGGTCTGATCGACCAACACATTGGTCAGGACAGAGTCATTATCAAGTGGGATGACGGTGACCGCATGGAGGTTGCTATCAACGATATTCATGAACTTGGATACCGCAGTCCCAACGGGTCGCCTATCGGAATTTTCTTCGGTGAGGTCGCGGCATGATTGATACTATCAGTGTTGATTCAGACGGATTGATTGAACTATACTCTGAGGGCAATCTACTTGCCGCTGGTCGGTCTCCTCAGTTCCTATCCTATGCTGTCAATTCTCATGGTGGCCCTGCTCCAACCATATACACATCTACCGAATGGCAAGAGTCGAGTATGCGTGAAGAGTTAGATGAGATTTGGCAAAAGACTTGTGGGTTACTATAATGCCTAAAATTGTTAAACTTAACTATGACCGTAAGGTAAGGTACCTCTACGACAAGGATACTGAAGAGTGTAGCCGACTTGCGGAACAGATAATGGATCACTACGGACAGTTCCTAGAGACCCCACATGGTTGGGATATGGACGATATTGCGGTCTATGAGAAACTTCTACGAAACTGTGGTCTATCGGTGAACGAGTTCCTAGCGAAGACCTTCGAAATAACTCCCCCAAAGGTAAAGAAGAAACCAACAGTCAAAAAGAAGACTCCGGTCAAGAAACCAACAGTCAAAAAGAAGACTCCGGTCAAGAAACCTACCACGACCAGAAAGAAGTCTTTCTCTCCCGTGACCAAAAAGAAGACTCCGGTCAAGAAAAGACCTACAAAAAAGTGAAATAATCACTTGACTTTTGTCCCCAATGTGTTATAATAGTTACCTAATTGATTGAGAGAACCCATTATGAATCCAGTGATTATCGAAGGTCGAGTCAAGAACAAGAAGAAAGTCGAAGAATATATCCACGCTCTTGCGAAAGAGTTGGGTATTAACCGTCTTTACAGTAAAGGCATCTTTGTCAAGTTCTATACTAAGCTCGACCACGGAGCTCAAGGTCTCTGCTGGGGTGACTATAAGAGTCACGCTGAGATATCTATCGCCCGTACTAGTAATGGTGATGCATTCACCTTAGAAGAGATGATGCAGACCCTAGCGCACGAAATGGTTCACGCTAAGCAGTATCTCCGTCGTGAACTGTGTGGTTACAGTTTCTCTTGGAAGGGACGTAAACCTCGCAACTACAAGTATGAGAACGCTCCTTGGGAGAAAGAGGCATACCGTCTAGAAGAAGAACTGTTCAACAAACACTGGGTATAAAATATGACCGAATTAATGGAAGCACACAAACAACTGAGTGAGGAACTAGAAACCATCCTCGATGCCATCATTAATCCAGAGTACGGAGACCTACCAGAATACCTACGAGATGCTATAATGAAAGACAGAAATCGTCTGGAGATGTTGCTCGAAGTGTTAGAAGAAGACCCGTTATATGAAAGACCTTTGATATAACAAATCAATCTAAAGAATGTGTTGACTTTTGTTTAGAAAACAAGTATAATGGTTATATAAAGTCGAGTTGAGAAAGGATATATTATGAAAGAAATTATTTTTGTTATTATCGCAATAGCAGCAATTGGATACGCTTGGTCATCGCCTGGCATATGGTCTGCCCCCCAAGTTCACATCAGCAATATGACCCAAGAATGTGTACGAGTCATCAACTACAATCCCGATGACGAATACACTTGCAAAAACCTTCCAGAACTTTACAGCCACGTTTGGGTGAAGTAATGGAACTAGTATATGAAATCTTAGGTATAGCACTGTTCACCTTTTTACTGTTCCTTATATATGTCAACCTCCATATGGAAAATGAGAAACACCAAGGTGAAAGTCTCCCCCTGATGTGGGAAGAAGGCGGGTTCTTAAATGACTTCTGGCAATGGGTAAAAAAGTTTAAATAAACGCTTGCCTTTTGTTTCAAAAAGAAGTATAATAGGTACTTAGTTAATCGAGTTGAGAGAGAATATTATGGCGTATGTAAGTCAAGAAGACAAAAAAAAGTTAGCTCCCGCAGTCAAAGCTGTTCTGAAGAAGTACAAGATGAAAGGTAGTATTGCGGTTAAACACCACAGCACTCTGGTCTGTAACATCAAGAGTGGTGCGTTAGACATCATCGGTGCTTTGCCTGTTAGTGAGTATGGCCCTCGTGATTACATTCAAGTCAACCCTTACTGGATCAAAGAGAACTACGAGTGTCCTACTGTCGTTGCCTTCTTGACTGAACTGAAGAGTGCGATGGAAGGAGAAGACTTCTTCTGTGAAGATGACATGATGACTGACTACTTCCACAGAAGTCACTACACCGATATCAACGTTGGTACTTACAGCAAACCTTATGTGTTGGAGGCTGCGTAATGAAACCTTTTAGACTCTGGTGTCAAGATATGTGGTACGCACATTGTGAGGAGATTGAGTCTTACACTAGAGTGCAACCCGATTACAAATCAAAGGAGTACTTCGCTAAGTATAAGTGGTTCCTGAAACGTGAATACCAACACGCTAAAAAAAATGAAATAATTTAGTTAAATCCCTTGACATTTCGTCAGAATAGTGTATAATGATTGTATTGAATTAACTACTAGAGAGAATATATTATGTTTTATGCAAAACCAAAGATGACCAATCACCATGATGCAGAGTACTTCAAGACCGTTACCGAAGCAGTTGACTTCCTTAACCAGTACAATAAGTTAGGCCCTGAATATGAGAGTGACGGGTTTTCTAACAGTGTCTCTAAACTTCAAGCCGAAGACTTTTGGATGCTAGGTAAGTTGACTGGCCCAGAGGGTGTTCAGTTCAAGAATAACAAAGCACTGGGGGTGGCATAACATGGGTATTATTGCTGAGATTTTTCGTAACGATATGTTCAAAGACTGTTCTAACGGTGGTGTAAGTTCCAACTTCACTTCGGTGACTATTGTGAATGTAGAAGGCCCGTTTGAACCCACTGTGGGTCGTCCGGCCGTCTTCATTAAGGAGGGTGCTTTTAAGGGTACGATAAAGTGCGTCCCTGCGGCCAAGTCCCTTTCTGGAGGATATGAGGAGGACACACAAGGGTTCTCGATGGGTGGTACTTATATTGCTACATCTGACAGTCGTTTCTCTAAGAAGTGTAGGGAATTAGTAGGACAGAGTTTTTATGGTGCGGTTCCTTTCCACGACAGATACGAGGGATAGTGATGTTAAAACATAATGACTCTGCAACTGAGCTGCTCACCATTCTACAGGAAGAGTGTGCTGAGGTTATCCAAGAGGCATCAAAGATTAAACGATTTGGTCAAGAGAAGGATAACATCGACCGTCTCGCCAAGGAAGTGGGTGACCTAGTCTGCATGATTGAACTGTTACAAAAATGGGAAGTGGTATCGTATAGTGCAGTTGAAGACGCCCGACAAGAGAAGTTAGGTAAACTTCGTAGGTGGTCTAATCTCTTTGCATATGATAGTGATGATAACTACGAGGCCGGTATTCCTTCGGATAACTGATATGAAAAAGAAACAAAGTGTGTCGCGAAGTAATCCTGTCGCGAAATATGCACGGAAATTTAATCGCGCTTCCACTCACGTGGATAAGAAGAAGGAAGCAAAGAAATACGGTCAATTGACCAAAGAAGAACTTTATCCAAATAATGGGTTCTAGCCCTTGACACAAACCACTAATTGAGGTATAATATGTCCGTATCAAAAGAAGTACGTTATGCGATGATTCGTGCAGCTGCACTTAAAGTTCAGAAGCATAGTAAGGTCAGTAAGTCTAATAAAAAACTTGCTGACGAAGTAGTTAGTCTTGACCGTCAAGACTATAAGTCCGATGTACGTTGGGGAGATGAGGAAAGTTTTGTAAACTCGGTTTTCTCCGATGTATATCAAGCAACCAAAAATGAGGAATGGAATTAATGTCCCAAGCAATTGAAAACCTAATTGACCTCGGTCAATACGCTCGCAATGATGTGGAACTCATTACACGTGAGTACATGCGTCATGCATATCTAGAAACTCTTGAGACCTATGCTAAAGAGTATGTGAAACTAGATGAAGGTGATGATACCCGTAAGGCTGTCCTTGCCACTCTAGAAGCATTCGAACATACTATTGCAGTATTAGATGGTAGTGAAGATTTCCTTGAAGCTGTCCACGCGGACAGTGGTGATGAAACTCCCACTGAAGATGATGAATACGACCGTTTTTAAGGAGAACGATATGTTTAGTTATGATAAAATAGTTGACCAACTAAGATCCAATGTACTTCAGGTTACCTTTAGTAAGGTGAACGGTGAGCAACGGGTTATGCCCTGCACTCTACAGACCGACTATATGCCTGAGTTATCTGAATCTAAGGTCAAACAGGTAGACGAATTTTCTGTTAATAAATCTGTGATACGCGCATTCGCTATTGATAAGCAATCTTGGAGATCTTTCCGAGTGGACAATATCTCTGCGATTGAGGTAATAAATGGATGATAAGACAGAAGAGAAGTTCTTAACCAAAAAATCATTCTCGTCTATGATAGAGAGTTTCGTGTTCCAACACAGAATGACTTACATGGATTCCATTGTGCATCTCTGTGAAAAGAACGGACTAGAACTGGAAGACATCAAGAAGTATCTGTCTCCCACTATCGTAGAACATCTAGAGAGTGAAGCACGTCAGTTGAATTTTCTGCCAAAACAGAATCAACTAGACGTATAAATAGTAATGCCCTAGAGGCAATATCATACATTGTTTATATTTAAGTTTATATTAAAGGAAATATTATGTCTTTTGCAAATCTAAAATCCAAATCTATGGATATCTCGAAACTTGTCAACGCTGCATCAGCGGCATCCGGACAAACTAAAAACACTAACAAATACCAAGACGACCGCAAGTGGAAGCCTACTGTTGATGAACAGGGCAACGGCTATGCAGTTATTCGTTTTCTTCCTGCTACTGAAGGTCAAGACCTACCGTGGGTTCGCTACTGGGATCACGCGTTTAAAGGCCCTACCGGACAGTGGTACATCGAACGTTCATTGACCACACTAGGTCAGAACGACCCATTAGGTGAGTTAAACTCTCGTCTGTGGAACTCCGGTATCGAAGAAGATAAAGAAACTGCTCGCAGACAGAAGCGGCGTCTACACTACGTTACTAACATTCAAGTTATTAACGACCCTGCAAACCCTGCCAACAATGGCAAGGTAATGATCTACGAGTTCGGTAAGAAGATCTTTGATAAGATCATGGATCAGATGCAACCAGAATTTCCTGGCGAGACTCCGGTCAATCCTTTTGACTTTTGGTCTGGTGCGGACTTTGAACTGAAGATCCGTAATGTTGCTGGTTACAGAAACTATGATAAGTCGGACTTCAAGTCGCCTTCTGCATTCCTAGGATCAGATGAGACTCAATTAGAATCAGTTTACAACTCACTGTATGACTTGAATGAGTTCATCATTCCTAATTACCCAAGTGCGTTCGACTCAAACTGGTTCAAGTCTTATGACGATCTAAAGAACAAGTTGGAGACAGTACTAGGTCTTGCGACTGGTGCCGGTTCTACTATTAAGAACGAAGCACTAGCACAGACTGCTGAAGCTGCTCCGATTCGATCAGCAATCGAACCGACTGTTGTCGCAGCTGCTCCTGCCCCTGTTGCTGCTGTCGCAGAAGAAGATGACACACTTTCATACTTCGCGCAGATGGCTGCTGAAGACTAAGAGACCAGTTAACAGGTCTTTTCAGAAGGGGACTCGAAAGAGTCCCTTTTTTTATGCTGGTCGAGTAGAGAAGTAAGGATCCATTAGATCGAAAGGTGATATAGGCCCACCTAAGACAGTCATCCCACCACCGCCACCGGAAGATGAGGTGTTTGTGCTGTTGTCCATGATAACGACCGGAGCAGCTGAAGCGACCGAATCTTTTTCTGTAACCAGTTTACTAACGTTCCCTGCGGAAGTTGATTTCTGTTGTTGTCCCGAAGAGTTAGATGATATCTGAGATCCTGCGGATGCGATGTTATTCATCATCTCTATATCTTTGGTAGAAAAAGAGTTTATGCCTGGCGAGAAGTCAAGTTCTTTCTGACCATCAAACCAACCATTACCAACAACATAAGGGTTCTCTCCGGTACCTTGACCTTTCATTGCAGCCAGCATAGGTATCGCATATGACATTGTCTTACCGAAATCCCCTATGGAATCGTTGACTGCATCATAGTCTGTATCAATAAGTCTATCTAGAGAATCTGCAAGACCATCGATGACAGTAGATATATCTCCAAGTCCTTTAAGGTTGTCTGCGTTCAATGTAGATAGGGGTTGTAGACCGTTGTATAGTTTAGTGAAGATATCCTCATCGTCACCACCAAACAATCCACCGACAAAATCCATGACACTAGCGAGACCACTGCCACCCATTAGAGCAACCATACCGACACCTAGTGCAGCCATAGCGCCACCGACTGCAATAAGGTTAGTACCGTCCAGTTCACTGAGCGGTGCAAGACCAGTCGCAAGGTTTCCTAACATTGTACCTAGACCACTACCATCTATACCTGCCATGGCAGCAAGATCGAATGCACCAAAGAATCCTGCTAGACCTACACCCAGTAGAGGAAGACCGACAGCAGCTGCACTACCGAATGCACTACCGAATGCAATAAGACCACCTAATGCTACTAGTGAGGTACCACTAAATGCGTTGAGTCCTTCACCTAGACTTACCATCATGTTCTTGAGTGCAGAACCGTCAGTATTCAGTAACGACATTCCTTTGTCGCCTAATGCTAGACCAGAGAAGAATGCACCAATACCAGCACCAAAGAATCCCATCTTGAGGGCACCTTTCATACTACCGAACTTTGCACCTACTCCTGCCAACACACCCATCGCAAGGAGACCTTCAGTAGGTGTCTCTGCGAATGCTTCACCAAGAGTAATCATGTTCTTCTTGGTGGCAGTCATATCCGTGCCAATCATCGCTTGTGCTTTATCACCTAATGCCAAACCAGTAAAGAATGCACCGATACCAAAACCTAATGCACCCAGAGTTGCGACCGCACCAAGTCCTTTCATAGCGAAACCTAGACCAGCACCAACACCTGCTCCGATACCCTTACCGGCAGTCTCTCCGAAACTCTTCTTGCTAGTGGCACCACCCTTGGTGTTCTTCTGGATACCCTCTAAGGCCGCGAGCATTTTGCTGTCAGCCAGTTTGTTGTCGCGCTTTTCTTCTAGGGCATCTCCGCCCTGAGTCTGAAACGATTGTACGACATTCAAGATGTTATTATTGGTAGCGTTTATAGCATCCAATGCTTTACTAGAGGTCTCTACCTTAGATATCGCACTATCCAGATACCCATAGATATCCAGCGCAATCTCCGTTAAGAGGTCGTTCTGTTCTCCAAGTTTCTCTGATACTCGTTTAAGACTCATTGGTTATCCTTTCTGTTTAGCCCTCTGATTTTTCTCGTTGATGTCGTCAACCAACATCGTCAAGTAAATCTCTCTCTCCCAAGGTATCATTCCTTCTACTTCATCTAACGAATAATTGAAGTTATTCAGTAGTTGGAAGTTGACTTGGTAGTAATTGGCTAGGGTGTCATGAGAGAGATTTATTAAAAAAAATCGTCAAGTCCTTTCAGTGTTTTCTTATTATTATGACCGCATGATTCACATGCGAATTCTAGGTCTTGGGTCAATGCCGGTATCGAAGCAGCGAAGGCAGAAACCTTTCCGAACTGTTCGGTAGTCATAGACTCCAAGAAGGTTACAATTTCTTCTTGTGGTTCGTCTTTAATAGCGAACCTTTCTTCTTCGGTCAACACCGAATCTAAACATGTGACGATGAGTTGGAGTAACGCTTCGGTTGCACTCGTGCTATCCAGAAGGGTCTGGTTAGATAAGAATTCCTCGTATGTCGGGAACTTCATCTTAACAGTGACATCGTCATTGATTGGTATCAACATCTCAGGCATATCGCCAGTGACTTCTACCTTGTCTAGTTCAACTGTGATTTCATTATTAGTATCACACTCTTCACAGGGTACAAGGATATCAGCAGTCTCACCAACGGACTTAGAACGTATCTTAGTGAACATGTAATCGACATCAAATGTTGTTAGAGTTCCTTTGATAGAATCTTCTACACATGCCTCGATTGTTCGTATAACTGCCCTGACTAAGTCTTGGCGGTTCTGTGCCTCAAATGCTATGAGGAGGTTCTTCTGTTCCTTTACAAGGAATGGTCGGTAGACCACACTCTGACCCGTCGAGGGGATTTTCATTTCATATGTTGGTGCTGAATTCAGTTTTGGTAAAGCCATGATGTATCCTATATTATATAATTAAATTAATCCACCTAAGTTTAGATTGAGTTTTCCATCAAGTAAACTTCGTTTATCGTCTATCACTTTCCAGTTGGTGTAAGAGAACTGCATTGTACACTCAACGAGTTGTCCGTCATTGCTCAGTTGGATTGAACTGAGAGATGTAGGGAACGCTTCTAATAGTTCTACACTGTATATAGAAGCACCCCCAACATCGAAATTAAAATCAAAGGGCCCGAGGTCGAAACCGAACCGTGCGATAGGTTTGCGTAATTGTCGTATAGTAATAGATTTCGAATAACTGTTCTTGTATCCTACCTCACCCATCTTGAGACTATTCGCAAATTCTTCTTGCGCCTGTTTGACAGCTGCCTTATCTTCAGGGTCAGCATCCTCTGCCGCAGCTTCTGGTTTTACTTTGTAGTACATTCCCACTATAGTGTTTGCCCACGTATCAAAGTACTTCTTAACACCGTAGTCATTCAACACATAGAATGTTATTGAAACGTCTTCTACTCCAAATCCATTCGCGATCTTCTCATTGAATATACCGACATTTCTATCCAGACTCATCACCTGTCTGCCAGGCAAGGTAACGTCCTTACATATGACATTCAGTTCACGAGAGTCTAAATTCCCTATAGATGGAAGAGTGACCGCAAACTGATTTGCCATCGCGATACCATTCTTAGAGGTTAGCTTACCTTTTAGTTGTTCTATGCCCGCCATCTATTAACCGCCTATCCTATCATTTTTTGAGAGTCGAAGTATACTTTCTTAGAGTTCGCCTTCTTGAACTGTGCTGTTGGTAGGAAGGTTGCGATTTCCCACTCAGGTGCAGGCACCATTGCGAACTTGCTCTTTACTTGATCGTTCAAGTAGTGTTTGAAACAGGGTTGGAAATACTTCAACTTACTACTCTTAACCAACAACTCATACGACATTTTAAATCGGGTAGAGTCATTGAACTTAGTGTTACTTGTTATATCCATCAACGCATCCAACATCTTCGCACGTAGGATAGGTGGTAGATAGTGTAGGTTCAACCCGTAGAACCCACCCTCGGCAGGCCCTACAACAATAACTAACGGAAACGTATCGTAGTACGGTAGTGTATCCTTATGCTTAGGGTCATAGAAGAACATGTACATACCGCCCACGATCTCTTGACCCGTTTGTTTCAACGGATCTTCTTTCATCAACGCTTCTCTATTGATACTGCGGAGATTCTTGATCTTCTTACGGAACCACTCACGGGATTCTTTTGTACGTGGTGTGATACCAGCACGAAACGCTTGTAGTTCTAATCGTTGAAATATGTTGGACATTGTAGATTCCGTTAAAATTCGTACTTCTATTTATACGTTATTTTTTCTTCTTTCTGAACGGAGGCAGTTTCTTTAACGGTTTTTTGGTACGCATACGTTGCGTGGACTTGGGCATGATACCCATAGCGGTGAGTTCTTTCTCTGTCCATATCTCAAAGTGGTACCCTCTATCCTTCGCGTATTCGGATGCGGCCTTCCACTTGGACTGGTTCTTGATGTAAGTCATACCTTCGTTTAGAATGGTTCTACGAGACTTCCCCTGTTTACGTTCAGGTAACTTGGTCTCCTTGAAGGGTTTGACTTCTACCAGTACAACACGACCAGACTTGTACTTGATAACGAAGTCCATGAAGTATCGGTGAGGTTTCTTATCGGTCTCGCAGATGTACGGGATGACCAACTCTTCGGACATCCACTGTTCTATGTCTAAACTGTCGTCACACCATTTCATAACATGTCGTTCCCACCCAGAACGGTAGACCACGTTGTCCACGTCTCCGGCATACTTGGCTGGGTTCTTTGGTTTGTATCGACCTTTATATGTTTTCATTCTTAACTTCATGTATAAATACTGTAAACCTATTTATAAACACGAGATTTACCGATGGCAATCAAAGAATTTCTTTCCAGCATAGTAGATTCTCTCCAAGGAGAAGGGTCTGAAGCGGAGAAAGGGCAGGCAACTCCTCTCAACACAGTGGTTTCCACCCCTAACAAGTTGATCTATCCACTCAATAACCAAGAGCGATACGGTGCAAGTATAACCTTTAAGGTGTTCGAGTTGATACCTCCTACTCTGAAGGGTGACTCTGCTACTGTCAGTAGTATGTTGGGTGACGGGGGTGATAGCAAATATAAAGAGTTGAACGATGAAAGTAAGGCCATCGATAAACAGTACGCTAACAAACAGATAGATTATCGCGAATACAAAGATAAGAAGACTAGGGTCAAGAACTCTATGGATGCTAGGTACATTGAGAAACATGGCAAAGATAGTCCTATGGAGTACTCCGATAGGAATATAGAAGATACCGGAAACATGGTTAAACTGTACCTACCTATCGCATTGACCCAAGCGGATGGATTGAGCTATGCACAACCGGAGCTCGGGCCCTTTGGTGCCGGCGCCACAGCTGCGATGGGTCAAGGTAAAGGTATCCTCGAAACTCTAGGAGAAGCTGCCGAGAAAGGTTTCTCTAATATGGCCGACATGGTCGCTGGTAACCTACAGGGTGCTGCCGCAGGACTTGCATTACAACGAACTGCTGCCGCGATGAACGGTACCGCCGGTAATGCTGCTTCTCTTGCGTTCGGTGTGACCGTGAACCCTAATGCCAGAACCGTATTCAAGGGTGTTAACATCCGAGAGTTCGCATTCCAGTTCAAGTTCATTCCTAAGTCTTCGTTGGAAGCAAAAGAAGTTGAAAAGATTATTAAAAGATTCCGTAGTTATGCGTACCCAGATACGATTAACATCGCTGGAGTCAATGCAGGGTACAAGTACCCACACATGTTCGAGTTGGATCTATTCTACGAGAACGAGTCTGGGGTTAAGAAACGTGTCGGTACCAAGATGAAGAAATGTCATCTGAAAGCAATCTCTACTAACTACAACTCAAGTAGCATGGCATTCCATCCTGATGGTTACCCTGTCGAGATTGACCTATCTCTATCCTTCGTGGAAGAGAGAACACTAAACCGATCAGATATTATGGATGAGGATGGTTTCTAATGTCATACTTTAAAGATTTCCCATTACAGTTCTATTCCTTCGGTGACGGAGAAGAATCAGCACTGGTACAAAACATTGCAACTTATGTAGATATTCTGGATGATATTAAACTTAACTCGTCTTTCTACCAAGATCATTACATTCAAGGTGGAGAGAGACCAGACCAGACTGCATTCATGTTGTACAAGAACCCACACTTGCATTGGACGTTCTACTTGATGAACGATAAGATACGTGAACAGGGTTGGCCTCTAGCATACAATCAAGTTGTCGAACGAGTGAAGTCGGACTACTCTGGTTATGTGCTCAGTACACAGGACTCCATACACAGTATCCTCGCAGTAGGGGATAGTATAACGGGTGCCATAAGTAATGCAGTAGGTATCATTAAGTACAAGAACCTAGACCTAGGACAGATCTACGTTGAACTTCAAGGTATTGAAACTTTTCAACAAGGTGAGATGGTAGTCTCTGATACAGACATTAATGAAAATGTCGTGATCATCGCTGCGGTTCAAGCACATCTTGCGGCACATCACTATGAAGTGAACGGTGAACATGTTGACTTGGATCTAACGGATATGAGTGTACCCGTGAATGCGGTACCTGTAACCAACCTAGACTTCTACCTAGAAGAGAATGATAAACTGAAACAGATACGTATTGTCAAACCAAGAGAGATCAATACCGTACAGAAATTATTTAAAGAAGCCTTGAGGTCGTAATGGACAATACAGCTGATTCGATCACTATTGAATCTGTAATCATTGAAGTGAGTGAGTCTACGAAGGATGCGCAGATAGCGAACGGTGTCTCGGACATCGATATCTTCGAGCATCTAGATAAACCTTACCTAACCGCCATATTGGGTTACACCGATAGGGATAGTGTTGTCGCCAACATGGACATCTCTGGTGGTGAGAAGATGCATATCACGCTAAAGAGCAACCGCGCTGATACTCTAAGTGTTTCCAAAACATTCTTTATTGATAAGGTAATCCTATCCGATAAGAGTACGGACATATCGGAGCTCTATGTGTTTCATCTGATAGAAGACATCGGGTACATATCTAACCTACACAATGTGAACAGATCTTATAGTGGCAAACCTAGTAAGATCATTAGCAATATCTCCGAAGAGTTTCTCAAAAAGAAGATCAATCAAGTCTCTAGCGACTTTCAATCGATGAAGGTCATTGTACCCAACCTAACTCCGATTGATGCTATGTGCTGGATAAAGAATCGAGCATCTACAGCAGACGGGTATCCATTCTACTTGTACTCCACACTGATCGACAAAGATCTTCAGATGAAGGACTTGAAGTCTCTCATGACTTCGACTATAATGAATAAGGGTCAACCCTTCACATTCTCTGAGGGCGAGTTCAGTGAATCTGTGAACCCTCCTGAAAAGAAGGAGAGGGTTATTATTAGATATCAATCAAAGGGTACAGAGAACCTATTTAAACTGATACAGGACGGACTCATTGGTTCGGACTATCGTTACATTAATGTAACCAAGAACAAGGTAGACCGCTTCACATTCAACGTAGATGAAGAGGTCATCAAACCACTAAAGAAAGATAAGATCATCGACAAGGGTACACCGTTGTTTGACAATGGTAGGTACAAAGAGATCACTGCTGATATAAAAAGTAGACGTATAAGTCAGATAGGTGGGTCTTCTGCACACCCGAACAACAAGTCTTACTCAGAGAGTGAAGAGGTAGCGCAGTATAGGTTGAACATCATCAACCGAGCCATGACCCATATGCTAACTAAGAGCAAGATAGACTTTGTGCTTGAAGGAGTAGAGTTCTTGGATGGTGATGAGAACAGCACGTTGGGTAGAAAGATCTCTCTCACATTCCTACGTAACCGAATGGACGAGAGTGATTCGAACGTATATGACCCCAAGAAGTCCGGAGACTTTCTCATCTTTGCATGTAAGCATTCAATATCACGCAGTTCATACTATGTGACTATGTCTGGTCTGAAACTATCTAATGGAGAAGTACAATGATGCCGAGCAGTTTTACTGAATTCTATGGTGACCAATCACGTTGGTTCCTTGGTGAGGTTGTCAATGTAAAGGACGATCCAGAGAAGTTGGGTAGAGTCAAGGTTAGGGTTTTCGGTGTATATGATGATATCGATGAGGCTGACCTACCTTGGGCCCAGATCGTTGTACCTGTCACTACGGGTGTCCATGAAGGTAAGGGACAGTACCTAGGTATCCTAGTGGGTACACAGGTGTTCGGTATGTTCTTGGATGGCAAGAGTTCTCAGTTACCTATGGTGATTGGTACTGTACCTAAAGTGATAGACACCGGAGAAGTGGACTCTAATAAAAAACCTATTTTAAAAAGTGATGCGAACCCTAAGGCGGAGGCCAACTACCCACACAACAAAGTGTATCAGACAGAGACCGGACACTTCAAAGAGTATGATGATTCAGGTACCGGACGTATCAAAGAATACCACAAGAAGGGTACGTACTACGAGATGACCGATGACGGCATAGAGATATGGGGTGACACGAAGGTTACCATCCACGGTACTGCTGAAGTCAATGTCACTGCACCAGTAGTGAGCGTGAACGGTGGTGTGGTAAAACTGAACTCATAATGACATACCAACTCCCAGAAATTAGTCTGGAACTACCTTGTTCCGGTTCGTTGCTCCCTACCAAAGCTGAGTACGTACAGTTCTATAATGATATCGCAATGATACCTAGTAAGTTGAAGGCGTCAATGTCGACCATCAATTTAGAAAAGATTAAAGAGGATAAAAGAAAGCAATTAGAAGAAGAGTTGAAAACCCGTCCTGATATAGACATCGATGCGGAGATACAGAAAGAGCTCGACAAGTACCTCGAACAATTCGCTGTCATCGAAGATATCATCAAACAGGTCGAAGACTTCATGGCATTGCAAGAAAACCTTCTATCACCGTGGTGGCAGAACGGTCAGATACGTAACTGGCAGAAAGAAGCTAACGATGCATGGTCGGAACTGATTGATGAGTTCCACATGTACATCCCAACCAAGATACTTGAACTGATATCCACAGTGATACCGATAGAGTTCACAGTAACCGTGATGGGTATAGAGGTTGACCTACTCAGGGTACTAGAGAAGGAAGAACAGGAACGACTCAAGAAACAAATCACCAATGAGGTGGACAAGTACTATGCTCTGGTACCCGAAGGATATCAGTACTACAAAGGTGAGTTCGGTATCGAATGTGACGAGTGGAAGGGTAAACTTACTTGGGCATATTTTAAAAACGAGTTGGTTAAGTGGTGTACCAATCTATTACAAGCAGCATTCGGTGCATTGATTGATGCATTCAAAGAGATCTGGGATACCTTGGGTCTACCTAGTCTACCTGCTTTATTAGAGTTCGATGTAGAAACCTTTATACGTGCACAGATAGACGCATTCAAAGAACAAGCACTAGGAGAACTAGCATCTCTTGAAGCACAGTTAGAGCAGCTCAAGGTAGATGTTGAGACATTAGCGGAAGATGCTAAAAAAGATGCTGAAGAAAAGATTGCTAAGTTGGAAGATGATATCGTAAACTTTACTATCAATGGGTTCATTGTCGATCAACTCAAAGACGTATCCTTGTTCGGTATGTCTCTTCTGGATATCATTGGGGGTGAGATCGATACCAATGTAGAATGTCCGGAAGACCAGATAAACGAAATGGTACGTGCGGCACGTGACTGGTTTGCGCAATGGCAGAAGGAGTTGATTCTTATGTGGATCAATAAGATCAAATCATTCCTAGATGCTATAGGACTAGGTGCCATATTAGACCTACTAACGATCACATTCTGTGACTTTTTGAAGTTGATTGGGGTTCCGATGTCAATAGATTTGACTTTACCTGAATTACCTCAGATAGACGTTGCGGTTTCTGTATAAATAGTACAAAAAGAGTTTAACCATTATGGCAAAAGCATTCTCAATAGAAGACGGTAACTTACAGAACAAACCGATCACAACCACGATCGATCGTATCAATAAAGATATCGACTGTTCTTTTACACCGAATCCTACTACAGGTGACATCTACAAGAAGACTGACGCTAACGCAGTCCGTCAATCTGTAAAGAACCTCCTAATGACAGAGAAGGGGTCTATGCCATTTCGTCCGTATTATGGTGCGGGCTTGGAAGGTATACTTTTCTCCCTATCTACTGACTTGGACGAGGAAGACATAGAATTACGGGTACGTTCTACCATAGATAACTATGAGCCTAGAGCGGAATTAAGAGAAGTGAAGGTTAACATTAGACCAGATTATAATTCGGCAGACCTAACGATAGTCTTTGGTGTGGTCAATACCACCAAGGTTGTTACCCTAGGTCTAACTATTGCAAGGGCAAGATAAATGACTATTAATACCTCTGACTTAGATTTTTATGATATCAAGTCCAAACTAAAGACACACTTCCGAAATAGTGGGGAGTTTGAGGACTATGACTTTGATGCGAGTGGTCTGTCTAACATTCTAGATGTACTAGCATACAATACCCATATCAATGGTCTTATCGCTAACATGTCTATCAACGAGTCGTTTCTGAGTACATCTCAGTTACGTTCATCGGTTGTATCCCATGCAGAGAGTCTAGGGTACTTCCCTAAGTCAGTCACTGCTGCTCGTGGGGTGGTTGATGTATCTATTACAATACCGTCCCCTGCCCCGACTACTTTTACGCTAGCTAGGGGTACAAGTTTCTTCACATCTATCGATGAGACCAACTACGAGTTCTTTACTACAGAGAACTACAGTGCGGTCAACGATGGAGATACCTTCACCTTCACTGGAGTTACTCTAGTAGAAGGTAAGAGTAAAATTAAAACGTTCCTTGCCGATAGTAATATCGATGTACCTTATGTGATACCAGATAGCACAATCGACACTTCTACTATGTTGGTCAACGTGTTCCCTAACGGTACCACCGACCAGTCTAATGTCTATCTAGATATCAAACAGGTTTCTACCATCACCGATGATTCACGCGTGTACATGGTACGTGAGTCCCACAATGGCGACTACGAGATTATATTTGGAGACGGTAACGTACTCGGTATTCGACCAGAGACAGGTAACATTATTAAGGTAGAGTACATTGCATCCAATGGCCCTGCGGCAAACGGTGCAAAAGTCTTCGTGTTGAACGAGTTCGCAGATACCGATTATGTTGTAGATGTGACCACAGTCGCTAATTCAGCTGGTGGTTCAGACATCGAATCTATACAGAGCATCAAGTTGAATGCTCCTCTTGCATACTCTGCGCAGAACCGATTGGTCACCGCAGATGATTACACAGGATTGATTCTAAGCAGCTACGGTGCATATGTCGATGACGTAACCACATGGGGTGGTAACGATAACGTACCTCCGCAGTATGGTAAGGTATTTGTCAGTTTGAATTTCCCTGAAGGAGTAGACGAGTCTTCTAAGACAATGGTCGAAGATATGATTGAGAGTCAATTGACTTCTAATCTTTCTATCATGTCTATTGATACAGAGTTCGTTGAACCGGAGTATACGTACCTAGAACTACAGACGTTCTTCAACATCGACCCTGTTAAGAATACTACAACTCCAGAAGCTTTACAGACTCAGGTAGACGAACTGATTCAGAGTTACATGTCAGTTAATTTGAACCAATTCAATTCCGTGTTCAGACGTTCGAACCTATTGTCTGATATAGACGGTCTCTCTACTGCTATTCTGAACTCTAGAATAGATGTCAAGGTACAACAACTAATTGATATCACTCAGTTGGTCGCGGATCTCGAAGCAGCTCAAGCAGCTGCAGGTATTCCCTTCGACACATACATTGAACAGGACTACACACTCAACTTCCCTGTTATTCTATCTGCACCGGACAAAGACGAACACATAGTAACAACTACTGTATTTAAGTCAAATGGTCAGAACGTATTGGTTAAGAATGAATTGGGTTCAACCAGACTACAACTAGTAGACCTCAATGGTGTCGTGAAGATAACTAACGTAGGTTTTTATGACCCTGCCAAAGGTAAGGTATTCCTAAGCTCACTGCGTGTGGACAAGGCTGGGTACGTAGGCGAGGGTATTAAAGTGAGTGCAACCCCTGCAAACCAGAGTACAATCAGCCCGTTGAGAAACTACATCTTTAGTCTGGATGCAGAAGCATCAACCACCAAGGGTAGTATTGATTCCGGAGTAACTAAGGTTCTATTGTAATGTCACAATTTCTTGCTAATCAGTACAGAACGAATACTAAGTTTCATCAGAGTCATGTAACTCAGATACTTCCTGAATTCTATCAGGAACAATATCCTGATCTTATTAGATTCATCGAGGCGTACTACAAGTATACTGGAGAAGACGGATCTGTTTCATTTAATGAACAAATTCAGGATTTGTTTAATATAAGAAACATTTCTTCTACTGATATCAGACATCTAGACCTTTTGATAGGAGAGATCAGTGACGGTTTAGAGTCGTCCTCATTCTATCAGAACCCACGATTGATGGCAAGACTTCTTTCTCAGTTCTACCGTAACAAGGGTACACAGTTATCTGCTGAACAGTTCTTCAAAGCATTCTACAATGAAACTGTCGAGGTGTCATACCCGAAGCGTAACATCTTCATATTGAATGATAAGCCAGGTGGTTCTCTCATTGGGCCTGAATCATTGAAGTATATTCAAGACAACAAGAGATACCAAATATTCTCGGTTCTTTTGAAAACAGGTCTGTCCTTTAATGACTATGAAGCACTCTATAAGAAGTTGGTACACCCTGCTGGATTCTATCTGGCTGCCGAAGTTGAACTCCTCAGTACTGCGGATATCAATTTACGTGCTGGTGTTACGACTGACCCACTAGAAATACCTAACTATCCAATTGCGATTCAGGGTACTGCTCTACCAACCGCAATGACTTCCAGATACAATCTATTGACTATGGAAGAAGATGGAGTGGATACTGGAATCATTATTAGTTCACTAGAGACTCTAAACAGGTTCACCAATGTCTCCCTAGAAGACCTTATGAACGACTATGGTACTGTTGCGGATTGGGTCAGTGTTAAAGCTGCGTCACTCGATGATGGTAACCTAGACATGTCTTCAGGATACGAAACATTAGATGGTGATGACTATCTCTAATTTTATAAATAGTCAGACGAAATAGGGAACTCAGATGTCTAGACAAATACTCAATACAGGTGGTGCTGCGAACGATGGTCAAGGTGACACTCTTCGCAATGCGAGCCAAAAGATTAACGACAACTTTGCTGAACTGTACACTTTAGTTTCTCTAGGTGGAGGTGGTGGTATATCTGCCGAAGACCTCAAACAGATTGTAGAGGATGAGATAACTGTACAACTGGATGGTATAGACCCAGATGGTGGATCAGGTACAGCGAATCTTCTCATATACAAGAGTTCCGAAGTAGAGACACTCACCCCCGAAGAAGATATAAACGTTTCCACAACATATACATTCGAGACTGGTGACCTAGTTACTACAGTGGGTTCCACATCTAACTTCAATGGTTGGAGCGATGACCTACCTACAACTGGTCGTTATGTGTTCATGATACAGACTACTGTTATTGGTACAGAGGACACTCAAGAGGTTCCTGCTGATAACTGGTCTAACCCAGTATTAATTTATGACCGTGGGTTGCCTAACCTAATGGTTGACATCATAGCTCCTAATGGAAACATCTTCCGTAATGATATAGGGGAGACAGAAGTAAAAGCATTTATAACATCTGATGGAACCGAGATTTCTTCGGCTGACTATAATAAATTTAATTATGAGTGGACTAGTGGCGGTGTACCTGTCTGTGTCCATGAAACAACGCGGTACGTCTCACATATCAATGGAAACATTGTAACTGTGGGGGCTGATGGTACATGTCCTATAGGGTTTGGCGTTCCCGCCACTAACTCTGGAGACGTAGACAACTTCCCTAACGGGGAGTTAAAAACTTTAAACATAGAAGCGCAGGCGGTTCCTAATTCGGGTACCTTACCTTTGCAATTAACAATTAACGATAAACAAGAGGATTAACAATGGCACTTAGAACGGCAACCGCCGCCATAACCCTAACCGATTTGGCCGATGGTCAAAGTTCGGTAACCGCGTTCCTAACTAATGAAAACCACACATTCGCTGCAAATGATGCAGGCGTGGTATCTGACTCTACAAGACGCGACTTTTCATGTTCTGTTAAAGTATTCGTAGGTGGTACTGAACAGGCATTCGCAACTGGTTCTACCCCACAACAGGGACAGTTCACACTAGGTTCTATCTCAGCAGTAAGTGGTTGGGAATTCCTAGTATCACAATCTGCCGGTACAGATGTTGGTGGTGGTGTACTTAAAGGTGCTGGTGTTGTATACGCTGACGCAATCGGCGTACCTGCTTCAGCTATTGTTCTTGTACCTGTTACATATAACAATGGTGGTACAGTCGGAACTTTCACACTAGAACTTTCTGTTAACCGTATTCAAGATGGTGCTGGTGGTACAATCATCAACCTAATCCCATCTAGTCAAATCTTCTCTGCGGATGCAGATGGTAAGATTCTAGGTAGTCAGAACAACAGTACTGTCCTATTTGATATTGCTGGTTCTCCGGGCGCATTGACTTACGAAACTTCTTTGGATGGTTCTCCGTTCATTGAACAGACTGCTACTTCAGATAACGCTGGTGGTATTGCTGGTTTTGATAATGATGCCTCTGGTGCATTCTCAACTGGTTCTCTACCAACTGCTGCAACTTCTGGTGCTCGTCTAGAGATTAAACCAGAAAACATCGGTGACTCAAACGCAACTCTTGCAATTCGTGTAAGTGGTGAACAGGGTAAAGATGCAGTTACATTCAGTAAGGTTCGTGCCGGACGTGCAGCAGTATATGTTGAACTAGTAGCTAACAACCCAGTTGTATTCCGTAATAACGAAGGTGACCCAGTCACACTGACCGCAAAAGTCTATGACGCAAATGACGGTTCAGAAATCAGCGATGGTGTTGGTGGTATTGCAGTATCATACGATTGGGAATGGATTTCGGGCGATCAGGTTTACGTTGCTAACACAAGTTTAGAAGTACAGACAGACGCTTCCGGTACCCCACTAGGTTCTGGTGGTAGTCCAGCAAGACGTGCTGCTAATGGTAGCACAAGTGCAACCGAAGTTAACTCTAACCAAGTAATCGTTGGCCCGTCTGATATCCCAGATACTGGCGCACCAATCAGTATTCGTTGTAACGTTACAGTAACTACACCATAAACTAATCTAATTAGTAGGAAGTAAAATGGCAACCATAAGAGCCTCACAATCTATAACATTTACAGATCTATATGATGCGTCTGGCTTTGAGTACATTTATACTAAAACAATCTCCAGTATCGATGATGCTGGGGATTTCCTATCGTCTCAACTTCCTAGTGATAGTTGGACTTATGGTTTACCTTCTCCAGACGGAGGAACAGACGGAATATCTTGGAGCACCTCTCAAGGTGACCTAAGTCAATCCTTTCCAGTCCTCTGGCAATGTAGACGATACGTAAACGGAAATCCTTCTACCGGAGACTCAGTACCGGCACAATGGGAAGTACCGACACGAATTGCTATCATGGGTGCACAAGGTGCACAAGGTTTGCCTGGCCCACAAGGAGATGTAGGTCTTCAGGGAGAACAGGGCATCCAAGGCCCAGATGGCCCACAGGGCCCTCAAGGTGCTGCTGGAGACATAGGTCTTCAAGGCCCTCAAGGTGACCCAGGCCCTCAAGGAGAACAGGGTCTTCAGGGTAATCAGGGAGAGACTGGCCCGCAAGGCGATGTTGGTGAGAAAGGAGAACAAGGTGTCCAAGGTAACCAAGGTGAGACAGGCCCGCAAGGACTAACTGGCCCAATCGGATTACAGGGTATTCAAGGTAACCAAGGAGAACAAGGTGAAACTGGCCCCGCAGGCCCAATTGGACTACAGGGTCTTCAAGGTAATCAGGGTGAAACTGGTGAACAAGGACTTCCGGGCCCTCAAGGTGATATAGGTGTTCAAGGTAGTCAAGGTGAAACTGGACTTCAGGGTGATATTGGTATTCAAGGTGAACAAGGTATCCAAGGCCCTACTGGGCCGACTGGTTCGGTAGGCCCTAAAGGTGATATTGGTGAACAGGGTGCTCAAGGCCCAACTGGTCTTCAAGGAGAAGAAGGCCCTAGAGGACAACAAGGTGCACAGGGACTAAGAGGTCTTCAAGGAGAACAAGGCCCTAAAGGAGAAGACGGTGCGGTAGGTTTGCAAGGTGCCCAAGGTCTTCAAGGTGACACTGGTGCTCAAGGCCCTCAAGGTGCACAAGGTTTGCCTGGCCCAACTGGACTACAAGGTAGTTCTGGACAACAAGGTGCTGCTGGTGCTACGGGTGAGACTAACTTCCCATACTATACTAATGCTCCTAGGGACTATGACCCGAATAACCTAAAACCTACAGGGTCATCTTTGACTGGTGGTATCTACCAAACTAATGGTGGTACTTACTTGTGGAATCCAAACCCGACCGCAGTGCCAGGCGGTGTTACTAACATCAACTGGCAGATATATGCGATTGCTGCTGTTGCTTCAAATATTACGTCAAGTAGTTTCTTAGATGCGTTTCTAACAGTTGGTGCTCAAGGCCCGATTGGTGATCAAGGTGCTCAAGGCCCACAAGGACTTCAAGGTGCTATTGGCCCAACTGGACTACAAGGAGAGCAGGGTGCTCAAGGCCCTATTGGTGTTCAAGGTGAACAAGGTATCCAAGGCCCTCAAGGAGATGTAGGTCTTCAGGGGGATATAGGTCTCCAAGGCGCTCAGGGTCAACAAGGTGCTGTTGGTGCACAGGGGGCAATAGGACTTCAAGGGGAAATAGGACTTCAGGGTGCACAGGGCCCGCAAGGTGATACTGGCCCGAAAGGTGACCAAGGTGATATCGGTGCACAGGGTGACATAGGCCCACAAGGCGTTGCAGGCCCACAAGGTTTGGTTGGCCCAAGAGGTTTAACCGGAGACACCGGGCCACAAGGTGCACAGGGCCCGCAAGGTTCTGTTGGTGCTAAAGGAGATGTCGGAGACCAAGGTGCACAAGGTCTACAAGGTGCTCAAGGTATTGCCGGGCCTCAAGGTGATGCAGGCCCTAAAGGCGACACTGGTGCTCAAGGCCCACAGGGTAACGTTGGTGCTAAAGGAGACGTTGGTGCTAAAGGTGACACTGGTGCACAAGGCCCGCAGGGTAACGTTGGCCCTAAAGGAGATACTGGTGCTCAAGGCCCACAGGGTAACACTGGTGCTAAAGGTGACACTGGTGCACAAGGCCCACAGGGTAACACTGGTGCTCAAGGTAATGTTGGTGCACAAGGGCCACAAGGTTCTCAGGGCGCTCAAGGCCCACAAGGCCCAACTGGCGCAGCAGGTTCCGCTGGTAATGCAATCGTATTTGATACCGACTCGTCTATAAACTCAGATTCTGGTACAAGTTCTAAGTCGGATTTGGTTCGACAGTTCCGTGGAAGCAATGAAGTTCTTAATAACGATGTCTATTGGAACTTAGGTACAGGACGCGTTTTCCAATATCAGGGTGCTAGTAACTATAGTGGCGCTGATGTTGCGTTTACCGAAATTACTTCTACTGGTGTATTGAGTCTACAGGGTATTAAAGACGCATTCACTGGTGGTTCTTCCATACGGTTCGAAGAAGACAACATACAAATTCTAGAGAACAACAAACTAAGAGTCAAGTTAGGCAGGTTATAAGTACTAACGACATATTAATTTGCAGGGGGAACTTCGGTTCCCCTTTTTCTAGAGAATGCTTATATGATACACGTGGTAGAAAATTTCTACAAGAATCCGGATTCCGTTCGTGAATTCGCACTAAGTTTAGACTTCAATGTTTCGGGAAACTATCCTGGCCTTCGCACAGAACCGTGCAGTAATGATGGTAACTACATTGAAGAGATGAAGACCTCTTTTGAAAACATCCTTAATAAGAAGATAACGAACTTTCCTTTGGATGAATACAATACCTCATTTCAATATACCACTTGGAAGGATACTACTTGGGTACATCACGATGCGATGTCGTATGCCGCTGTGGTATATCTCCACCCCAACCCTATGTTAGATTCCGGTACATCAATGTATCGACATAAAACAACAGGTATAATGAGACACGAAGAAGGTCTGCCGGACTTTAATGAAACCCCTACCTTGATGGAAGATTGGGAGATAGTTACGGAGATAAAGAACATCTATAACCGTGCTGTCATTTATGATTCAATGTACTATCATTGTTCCACAATTCCTGGCTTTGGGTTGGGTAAGGAAGACGGAAGACTGTTTCAGACATTTTTCTTTGACGCAAAATAGAAAAATAAAAATAATGCCTTATAATTAGTATAAATAACTACAAATGTTTTCAACACTGCACAGGATAGAAAGATGCCAGCTATAGTAAGACAAACAATGGGTAGGAGTTTAGCGAGAAGTCTCCTTACTGATATCCAGACATCTTCCAATGAATATTATATCGGTATTGGTAAGTCTGACCTCTTCAATCAAGAAGATACGGTTATATCCCCTATCGACTCTCCATTTGAAGAAAGAGAGTTTCGTCACAACCTACAATCAATCAAGAAAGTAGAAGGGTCTACATTCGTAGCGAAAAGAGTAAACTGGTCTTCCGGTACTACTTACGCCGGATGGGACGATTCAGTCGACCCAGAGAACACCACACCTTGGTACGTATTGAACGATGCAAAGGAAGTGTACATCTGCTTAGACCACGCTAAGAACCTAGACGGGTCACCTAAACCATCTATGGTAGAACCTAACTATGGTCTGCTTAATGTGCCTTACGAACAACACTTTACTACAGTAGACGGGTATACATGGAAATTCCTATATTCTCTACGACCAGAGACCATCTTCCAGTTCCTATCGTCTAATCACATTCCTGTCCAAGAAGCAGAACCAAGTCTTCCTACGGGAGACCCTATCGAAGACCTACAGACTACTGTTAAACTTGGTGCAGTTGGTGGACAGGTTATCAGTGCATCTGTAGAGAACGGTGGTTCGGGTTATACCGTAGCTCCTACGTTGACCGTAATCGGAAATGGTGTGGGTGCAACAGCTGTTGCTCATGTATCCGAAGGTGTGGTAACTAGAATTGAAATGACCAACTATGGTTCAGGGTATTCCTCCGCATCATTTGAAGTTGGTGGTGGTGGTGGATACGACTGCGAACTTCGTGCTATCGTTACCAGCGCAACTGGTATTGGTTTCGACCCTATAGAAGATTTGAAAACAAATTCAGTTCTTATGAACATCAAACCAGATGGTGTTGTAGATGACACGTTTGTTGTGGAGAACACTTTCCGTCAGATGGGTGTAGTAAAGAACCCACTAGCTCCGGACACTTCACCTTTCGTAGCAACCTCTGCTAAAGTACTACCGACAATTACCCTTGTCAACTCTTCTCCTTTCGAGTCGGGTAAGACGATAACAGGCGCAATCTCTGGTGCAGTTGCACACGTGGATGAGTCTGCTGGTTCTGTAGTACATTACCACCAAAATGAATCTACTGGATTCCAAGCATTTCAAGTGGGTGAATCTGTATCCCAAGCAGGTGTTGCGGTATCTGGAGAAATTGAATCTATGTCATCAGTAAATGGTATAAATCGATTCTCAGGAGATGTACTATATATTGAGAACCGAGCAAGAATACGACGTGACGCAGAACAACAAGAAGACATCAAGATAGTAATCACCGTTTAGGATTAATCATGGCAGATTTTACAAACAAAACGTTCGAAGAAACATACAGAGATTTCTGGAAAGAAGAAGATGGTTATCATCGAGTATTGTTTAACTCTGGACGAGCACTACAGGCACGTGAACTAATTGAGTCTCAGACAATCATCCAAGAAGAGATTGCACGATTCGGCCGTAACATCTTCAAAGAAGGTGCTCTGGTAAACCCAGGCGGCGCTACTGTAGATAACAGATTAGAATACATTCGTCTAGATGCTGTTAGCATCCTCTCCCCAGACCTACTAGGTAAAACCCTAACTAACGGCACTCTTGTTGATAAGGGTATTGAGGTAAAGGTAGTAGAGGTAGTAGAGGCGACAGCAACCGACCCAGCAACTCTTTATGTCCAATACATGGACACCTCGGTAGTAACTGACAATACAGTTGCTCCTCGTATTTCTGCTCTAGACACTCTAGTCGCACTAGACGGAACGGTGTCATCTAGTATCACTGTTGCCGCAGACGGTGCAATTCCGGCAACTGGCCGTGGAACTAAAGCATACTTTGCTGCTGGTGACTTCTTTGTTCAGGGACACTTCGTCTATATGGAAGGTGGTAGTTCTTTCATCGACAAGTATAGTGCCCTACCAACAGTTGATGTAGGTTTCCGAATTGTACAGACAATCATCACTGAAGGTGAAGACGATAGTCTATATGACAACCAAGGTGAGGTTCCTAATGCAACAGCTCCTGGCGCTCACAGATACCAAATTAAATTAACTCCAACCACGCGTGAACAAGTTGAAGAAGAAGAGAACTTCGTATTCATTGCACGTGTTGTCGATGGAGTTATCACTCGCGAAGTGTCTACGTTCGATGCCTACAATAGAATCAACGATCTACTCGCACAAAGAACTAAAGAAGAGTCTGGTGACTACGTAGTAGAACAGTTCAAAGCAATCTTTGAAGAACTCGATGACACCAACTTAAATCTAGACGTGACCGAAGGTATTGCTTACGTAGACGGTTATCGACTAGAAATCGGCACCACGGATATAACGGTACCAAAAGCAAGAGACACTATTGATAAAACTAATGAGAATGTTGAAGCTAGATTTGGTAACTATGTGTACATCGATGCAGATAACTGTCAAGGTATCGGTCGTCTAGATGTGTTCGGTTATGTACGTATAAAAAATGTAACGAACGATGTCATTGGTTATGCAAATATCCGAGCAATTGAACAGGATGCTACAGGATATCGTGCCTACCTATTCAACATATTAATGAACGGTATATTCGATCAAACCGGCCGAATAGGTACCGAAAACTTCTCGGATGCAGTTGAACTGGACGACCCTTTGTCAGGAGACGTGTTGCCACTTATCAACAGTAATCTTTATGCTACTGCGGACAACAACCTACTCTTCCCTCTACCTAGTAAAAGTCCGACTAAGGATGCAATCACTGCTAACTATACCATACAGGTATATCATGAAGTAACTGCAAACTCTAGTGGTGAAATCACTATAGCAGGTACTGAATATTCTAGTTGGGTAATCGCTGAAGACGCTGGGCCTATTCTTCCTATAACTACGACTAACGGCACTTACACCGGATTAACTGCTGGTGGAAATTATAAAATCTTATCATTCGAAGAAGTGACCTCTGCACCACGTAAGAAAACCATAACTGCTGCGACAGTGACTCAAGATATACCGTCAGTAGACTGGGAGAGACGACCTATTACTCTAGATGTTGCGGACGCAATAGAAATTCAATCCGTTCAACATAAACTTTTAGCTACAGACGATTGGGAAGATATCACTTACCAGTTTACATTAGATGGTGGTCAACGAGACAACTTCTATGATAATGCGCAAGTACTTATCAAGCCTGGGTATAATATACCTTCTGGCGCAGAATCTCAGGTCAAAGTTGAGTTTACTTACTACGTACATGAGAACATCGGACAATACTTTGCTGCAAACTCATATGACTTAGATGACTATGATGAAATTCCTAGTCATACTACAGTTACAGGTGAAGTGATTTCTCTACGTGACGTACTAGACTTCCGACCAGTCAGGAAACCCACTTCTAGTTACACTAACGAATTCGACATTTTCCCATTACCCCAGAATTCTTCGGCAATTACTATCAACAATATGTCGTACTACTTGCCTCGTATCGACATACTTGTTGCTAATGCTATAGACAGTCGAGGGGACATTGGGTTTGGTGAGTTACAAGTTGTCCAAGGCGAACCAGCTGAAAGTCCACGTGAACCAGAAGTGCCTACAGGTTCTCTTGCGTTGTATAAGTTCAAGTTGAATCCATACACTTTTGGAGTCACCGATCTTTCAAGCACATATATTCCAAACAAACGATTTACGATGAAAGACATCTCCAAACTATCGGAGAGAGTAGAAGATCTATACGAATTGACCACACTAAGTCTTTTGGAAACTAATACCAATACATTAAATGTATTAGATGATAATGGTCTTTCCAGAACTAAGGCGGGATTCATCGCAGACAACTTTACTAACTTTGATTTCTCGGATATCGATAATCAGGACTACCGAGCTTCCATCGACCCTAATGGTCGGTTGAAACCGTCTTTCCGTGAGAACTCCGTACGAATGGTGTATAGTACAGACAATACAACTTCTGTTACTAAGAAGGGTGATCTAGTAACTCTACCATATATCGATGTTTCGTTGGTGTCACAGTTGTTAGCAACTAGTACAATGAACGTCAACCCATTTGCGGTAATCACTCAGACAGGACATATGAACCTGTCTCCATCATCAGATGAATGGGTAGAGACTCGTAACCTACCACCTATCATGCAAACTACTATTCGTAGATTTGACGAAACTCGCACGGAAGATTTCGATACTAGACCAGCTTTGCGCTCGGGTAGATTGAGTAACAATGCCAGTAACAGTGGTTTGTTTACCACAATACCTAGAGACGTGTCTTTCCGAACAGCATCACGAAGCATTCAAGACTTCATCGGTGAACAAGTAGCAAACGTAGAAATTGTTCCGTTCATGCGTTCTCGTAGAATCAACTTTACTGTTAAAGGACTACGACCTAATACTAAAATGTTCGCATTCTTTGGTGGGGTTGATGTCAGTGCATGGGTACGACAAGAAGTAACCGCAACTAACTTCTCTGATGATACTCAAGAGTTTGGTAGCCAATATGCAAATGCAACTGGATACCCTGCTGTTCTTGGTGGATCAACTACTTTAGAAACAGATTCTAAGGGTGAGATAATCGGTACGTTCTTCCTACCGAACACTTCTGCCATAAACTTCCGTACGGGTACACAGGAATTTAAACTATTAGACGTAAGTGTTGATGATGAAACTGAAGCACTTTGTTCTACTCGTGCATCTTACACCTCTACAGGTACAATTGAAAACGTACAGAGAACTGTACGTAGTACTCGTTTGGTAGGTAGACGTGCTGGTCGAAGAGACCCACTTGCACAGACTTTCTTTGTAGACCAGATAGAAAATCCAAATGGTATGTTTTTGACCAAGGCACGTATCTTCGTTGAGACTGTCGACCAAAACATTCCACTACAGGTACAGATTCGTTCAGTAGAGAATGGTATTCCTACAAACATTATTCTGCCTGGCGCAGTTAAGTTTATCGACCCTGCTGATATTACCGTTGCGACAAACCCAGAAACAATCGAAGATGTCCAAGCAGCTGCAACAATAGTTGAGTTTGATGAACCAATTTACTTGACAAGTGGTGAAGAATATGCGATAATCCTACTTGCAGAGTCGGTAGAGTATAACGTTTATATTGCCGAGACTTATAAGAATGTATTTGGTTCAAGAGAGGATAGGGTATCTAAACAACCTACTCTAGGTTCACTATTCCTATCACAGAACGGATTTACTTGGACACCCGATCAAACTAAAGACCTCATGTTCGAATTAGACCGTGCAGACTTCAGTGCTTCCGGAACACTTCTTCTTGATAACGCACCTTTACCGAAGGTCACTCTAGGGACAGACCCTTTCGAAACTACTTCTGGTTCTTCTCTGGTTACTGTTAGCCATGAAGGTCACGGGTTCACTTCTGGTGATACCGTGTCTATATCGGACGTGACCAATGGTACAGGCGGGTTACTCACATCTGACCTAGAAGGTCTATTCCAAGTTATAAATCCAACTTGGGAAGGGTATACTATAGACGTAACAACATTAGCGTCCGGTAGTTCTGTAGGTGGTGGTAATGACGTGACTGCATCTCAACAAGTTATGTTTGACCAGTTCGTTCCATTAATACAGACGCTTACCCCGAACACAACAACCGTTGTTGCCCAAGGAAGTACTACAGAAGGTTCATCATACGGAAGTGGTCGTTCTTCTGGAACTCCAAGTAACCTGTACAACAGTACAGGAAACCAATTAGTTTTCTTGAATGATATTAATATCAACACCACCCCGAAGGTTGTATCGACAGAAGACAATGCGGGGACATCTCCTAACTTGTCACTTTCTATCACTTTGGCTACCCAAGACTCTAAGGTCTCTCCGATTGTTGACCTACAAAGGACTTCGGTTCTTACTCTTGAGAATGTTATCGGACTCGATGATTCTGCACAACATATAACTACACCTACAGTGGTTGACGAATCCTCGGTGGGTCTGAAGATTATATTTGCAGCGAACCGACCTTCAACATCAGAGTTTGACGTTTATATTAGAACTGCAGCTGATGAAGATAGTTTGAATCAGGTTGATTCTGAAGGTGACTCTGTAATTGATTGGGTATTAGTACCTACGGATAAAATAATCCCTTCTGACGAAGACCCTGAAGTGTTCCGCGATTACGAGTATACAGTTGACGCTGACTTGTTCTCGGTATTCCAAGTGAAGATTGAGATGAAGTCTACCAACTCAAGTAAGTCTCCTATCATTAGAGACCTTCGAGTGATTGCTCTGGTGGTATAATGGACAGACATCAACGAGTCAGTGGACATAGTAATTTAGTGAGGGATAGACGAACTGGTGCTATCCTAAATACCAATAGAAACGAAATAGAAAGAGCAAGAAAACTAAAAATAGTAACGCAACAAAAAGAAGCCCATATCATCAATCTAACTAGCGAAGTTGACGCTCTAAGAACTGATATGAATCAAATAAAAGAATTGCTTTTTCGTTTAGTAGAGGATAAAGATGAGCACAGGTAACATACAATTAGTCAATCTTGCGGATAATGTCAATGCGGCATTCGATAAGATTAATGAAAACTTCGAGTTGGTAGCAACAGGAGCTTTTGGTGGTGGTCTCGATTCTGCAAATATCACCAATGTAGTTAACCAAGAATATTTGAGTCAATTCACTCTAACTACTAACGTTGACCTAACTGATGTTGAAGCAGGTATTGCAGCGAACGCAGCCTCACTATTGACATTACATGCAAGTATCACTCAGACCGATAGTGGAATCACTGTTCTCGCAACTCAACAGGCTGAAACTCGAGCGCAACTTGAAGGCGTTGTTCTAGGTGGTATCGATTCTGACTTACTTGCAAATGCTATTGCGAATGCAAACACCAGTCTAGTTTCACGTATCGATGCAACAGATAGTAGTGTTAGTGTATTTGCAGGCAACATAGACAGTGTAAATGCAAGTTTACTTCTTTTAGATTCTGCGACCAATGACCGAATCGATATCCAGACTAATGCCGTAAGTGCATTGACCTCTACTGTGACTGCAAACTCTAATGGGTTGTCCGCTGTCGTAGGGGACGTGACGCAGTTAAACATAGACCTCAACCAACTAATCACAGATGGAATCGACCTTACCCCAGAACAGGTTACTGAGGCAATCGGTGGTGCACTGGATGAGTTGACCCTCAGACTTGATGCTGATAGTGATAAGATGACACTGGAAGCGGCTAAGATTACTTCATTGGATGCTGCACTTACTGCTCTTGATAGTACCACAGGTGCGGAGATTCAGGCAGAAGCAAACGCACGTAGTGCACTGTCAGCGACTGTCGCATTAATAGACGGCCGAGTGACCTCTCAGGCGAACGACATAACAGCATTAACGTCCAGTGTCGATAGCAACTTTGCTAGTGTCAATCAATCTTTGACCACTCTTGCAAATAGTTCTGGCGCTAGTGCAGTTTATGCACTTGACCTAAATGTCAACAATCACATCGCAGGAATTCGTTTAGACAATAACGGGAGCACTGCAAACTTTGCGATAACCGCAGACACATTCAAAATAATTAATGCCTCTAATAATGAGATTCAACCGTTTACTGTTTCTGGTAACGAAGTCCGGTTGTCAAATGCAACAGTTACTGGACAACTAGATATAGGTACGAATGAAACGGGTTCTCATATGGAGATAACAAATGATGTTATTTCAATATTTGAGAGTAATAATATACGGGTTAAATTAGGTAGATTGAGTTAATATATGTTTTATGTTTTGTCTAGTCACAACATTTATGCACTACAGCGACAGTTTAAGACATTACCAAAGAATAAAACCACAGTAATAATAAATACTCTAGATGACTCGTTTCGAGAACAAGCGCAATCGTATTGTACCGAAAATGATATTCGTTATTATGTGACACAGAGTGATGGTACCGCAACCACTGGTAAGAACAGTTTTCTAGACCAGTTTGATGAAGACGGTGTATCACATGCAGTATTGATTGACGGTGATGACTTCTTAACGCCGAGGGGAGTTAAGTGTTACCAGAGACTCATGGAAAAGAAAGATATTCCAGATGCGGTTGTATTGTTTAATCAAATAAGCATAACTTCCGTAGAACAGGATAATACCGCAAAAAGTCAAGACCCCAGTAGACCGAATGAGGACATGTCCAAATTAACGTCTAAATATACTCAGGGGGCTGTTGTGGTTGACTGGGACTTACTAGCTCAAGGGGATTTGTTGACAGACAACATGCCCGAAGTATCTGAAGATGAGGTCGAGGATTTTAAACGATATGTAACTCTTCTTAAATATGGAATGGGTATAGACGAATTGAGCACTAGACTAGTGTTTATGTCCAGAAAGGTATTACCATACAGATTTAAAAATTTAGTAGTTGGAGAGGACACTTTTCAATACTTAGAGTTAAAAGATGCTCACGACAGAGGCGAACTGAAGATGGTTGCCCATGACGAAACACATCCTACATATATCTACGATTTGCGAATATCGGGTATTGCTGTAAAGGAAAGTGGTCGTGACAGAGGAAAGGGATTCATCTCTTGGATGAAATCTCTTCTAAAAGAAATAGAAAATTTACAGGGGCAGAATAGACTGCATAATACAAGAGTCCCTTTAACGGAGTTATAAATGGCTTACGGTTTAAAAATTTGGACAGCAGCTGGATATATTGCTTTCGACTCAGAGAATATGGATTCTTATGTCAAGGTATGTTCTTCCGGAACTGTGTTCCTAGGCAATCAGGCCTCTGAGACGATTAGCGTCCCTACAGGGTTTGACTACGTTTATGCTATTGGCCCAACCGTTAATATTGAAAGAGCATTTACGATCACTAAGACCAGCACTTCATTCACTATAAAAAACGTTTCTGGATCTACCAACTTTTTTGGTTACGTTGCGATTAGGTTAAATTAAAATGGCAGATTACGGATTACAGGTTACAGGAACGCGAAACGGTAACGAAGCAGTTCTCTTTGATAGTCGAAATGTTGGAACAGGCACTTACCAATCAAGTAAGGGCACTCTTTCTTTCGGTTCCACTATAACCACTAAAGTTAGTGACCTGTTGATGATTAATTTAACCAGACCAACAAGTGGTTCTGCTAATATCCTAGTTACTGCGGTGAAGACCCGTTCGGGTGATAATATTACGTGGGAATTCCAGAAAGAACATGTGGGCGGTTCTAGTCTTAATACGGGTAGTGGCCAGGTTACTGGAGTCAATTATGTTGTGTTAAAGACCAGTGACGATGGAATTAGTTATGACACCTATGGTCTACAGTGCAGTGCTTATGCTGGAGGAATAACCTTTGATAGTAGAATGTTCCGTTCGAGTGAAGGTGAAGTCCAGATAGACCCTACTCAAGCATATTCGGGACTATACGGCCATGGTAGTAGATTAGCACAAGGTTGGAATGGTGCTGATAGAAGTGGTTCCACCGGAGACGATTTCTATTTTGCATACCCTCTAGAATGGAGTTCGTGGACTGGTGGAACACGTAAATATGGGTTTCTGTGGACAACTGCTAATACTAGTCAAACAATTTATGGTTCATATGGCAGTACTGGAGTTTCTGGAATAATAACCGCGTCACCATCATCTAATGGTGGGGTTTACCATTTTTCAGAAATGAATAATCCTTACAGTTCGCCAAATTGGACATACCCTCAAGCACTGTCACCGACATTTGCCGGAAGAAAAACATTGGGCACATACGACCCACAATAAAATTTATTAATTGGAGAGATATAAGATGCACCCTAAAGTCGCCATACATACAGAAGCAGGCGTAATCGTAAGAACCGACATGGATAATGGAATGTATCCGGAAGACGGTCATTCCGTAGACGATGATAGACTAGTTCATAGGATTTGGGATTTGGAAGGCCTTAGCGAGATGGAGTTCATGAATACTCGCGTCTGGGACGAAGATGACCAGATGTTTATTGAGGTTCCACCAAAACCAAATGTATACGCTACGTGGGAAAACGGTGAATGGGTATGGGACATAGAACATATTGTTAACGAAATACGATTTGTCCGCAACCAAAAAATCATAGAGACTGATTGGATGCTTGTTGTCGATTCTCCCTTTACAGAAGAAGAACGACAAACCATCATGTCGTATAGACAAGAATTGCGTGATATCACAGAGACTTTGGATATGTCAATAGTAGGTTCTTTAGATGATGTTGTATGGCCAACATTAGATATTTAAACAAAATATATTAATTAAAGATATTTGACAAAATGTGTATAGACTTGGTTTATGCACATTTTTTTTATTATAAATAAACTACGTCATTAACCTTAAATTTAACTTTAGCTAAAGAGAGACGATATTGTGTCAGCATCTAGTATACCACTAAAAATTAAAAATGCTAATGGTGACCTACAGGAATTAACACCTACAGAAGAGATGTATCTCGCTGTAAAGGTGGGCGAAGCACTAGCAGAGGCCTCTGCTGGTGATGTCGGTGATATCAGTTTAACTGATGGTGTTAGCATCGGTTCATATGTAGATACGTACTACAATGAACCAGAGGGTACTCACCCGTTGTCAAACATCACAGGTACTACAGTAACTACTACCCTTAAACAGGTAGGTGGTTCTGCAAGTGAAACTGGTACTGATTTTGTCCGTCCTGTCGGTTATTACGAAGTTGAACCAAACCCAGGCTTCTACGAAATGGTAGACGCAGATTTGGATAACTTAACCAACCGTGCACTAAAAAATCTAGAGACTTTAGGTCTTCAAGGTGCATTCGAACTTTCTGTCACATCCCCAGGCGGTGACTGGGCTAAACACATTGATACTGTGTTTTCCAATACTCTGGGAGACGGTACGTCAGTAAATTATCATATCTGGAAAAGAGTTACTCTTGCGACGCCACCAGCTGGTGTTACAACAGTTCGTCCAGTTGCGACCGATTATGACGGTACCTCATCGTTTAATGGTCTAAAAGAAATGTCAGACGCAGAGATCAAGTACACTCTTGGTCAACGTGCTAAATCCCTTCGAGCGACAGCAGGTGAAATTGGTTCATACCAGTTGCGTTCATCTGCACAAGGTGTTCCAACTTCATCCGGTACATGGGCCCCACGTGGTTCTGCTGAGAATACTCAACGTTCAATCGTTACTGCCGATTACTCACGTACTCGTGCATCTGCGTATGTGCGTACTAGAGTATCAGCCTATACCCGTGACCGAGTTTCTTCTTACACCACTAATCGTATTGCAGACTTCTCTCGTGAATTTGTAGGCGAGTACACTGGTGTATATTCGCGTGACTTTGGAGGTAATTACTCCCGTGACTTTACCGGAGAGTATACAAGAACACGTAACTCAACTTTCGCTGGAACTTACTCACGCACCCGTAATTCAACTTACTCACGTAATCGATTGACTGCTTTCGCTGCAACTTTTACTGGAACTTATAGTCGTGCACGTGTATCAACATATACCCGCGACCGTGTAAGTTACTTTAGTGGAATTTATTCTCGTAATCGTCCATCTTCTTATACACGAGGCCGAGTATCAACATACACAGGTGAATATTCACGCACTCGTGCTTCAACCTATTCCGCTGATTACACTCGCATACGAGTTTCTTCATATGCCGGAACATATAGTGGCACTTATACACGTAACCGAGTATCTGCTTATGCGGGGACTTATTCTCGCACTCGTGGGTCTGCTTATGCAGGCACTTATAGTCGTACAAGAACTTCTTCTTATTCACTAGACTATACTCGTACACGCATCACCGAATATTCTCGTGATCGTGTAACTAACTTCGCAGGGGTCTTCTCTCGCGCTAGAGTATCTGCATACACCCGCAATCGTGTTACTAACTTTGCTGGCAACTTTGTAGGTAACTATGCAAGGACTTTCGTGGGTGATTATTCACGAAATTTCGAAGGCAACTATTCTCGTGCTTTTGCCGGAGACTTTATCGGTGACTACGCTCGTGTTTCTACTCGCGCTTCTGCTAGAACTCGTTACTCAGCTTATGCTCGCACATCAACACGCACACGTTACTCTGCATATGCACGTGACCGTGTAACTGACTTTGCTGGTAACTTCGTAGGTAATTACGCTCGTAACTTTACTGGCGACTTCGTAGGTGACTACGCAAGAAACTTTGTTGGTAACTATATCGGTGACTTCGTAGGCGAATACGCAAGAACTTCTACTAGAACTTCTACTCGTACACTAAACTACACTCGTACACTATATTATGTTGGTGACTTTACCGGCAACTATGCTCGTAACTATTCAGCGGACTACTCTGCTACTCCAGCATACTCTCGTACATTGTACTATGCAGGCGACTTCGTAGGTAACTATGCTCGTCAACGTGCATTCTCATACGTGGGTAACTACGCTCGCACAAGTACCACTGGTGTCACTTACACTGGTAACTATGGTCGAACTCGTACTGGCACTTATGGTGGAACATATACTCGTGCACGTGGTGCATCTTATGTTGGTAACTATGGTCGAACTCGTGTAACAGACTATGCCGGTAACTTCGTAGGTAACTATTCTCGTAACCGGGCTGCTTCTTACGTTGGTAACTATGGTCGAACTCGTGTAACAAACTACACTGGTGACTTCGTAGGTAACTATGGTCGCACTCGTACTGGTTCTTATGCCGGTAACTATTCTCGTAACCGTACTGCGTCTTACGTTGGTGATTACGCAAGAACTGGGACAGGTACTGGAACATATACTCGTGCACGTGCTGCTTCTTACGTTGGTGACTATTCTCGTAACCGGGCTGCTTCTTACGTTGGTAACTATGGTCGAACTCGTGTAGGCGCAACTTCATATTACACTAGATCTACTACCTATTCTCGTACAAGTACTCGTACTTCTACTCGCACGTCTACGACTGGTGGTACTAATGGTCAATATGCATATACTGGTAACTCATCGACCAACCCAGGCACATCTTGGGAAGTTTTCGCTTCAACAAATAACTCAGGTACGCTTAAGATACACATTGGTGGATACCTGAGATATAGTCAGTACTTCAGTCATTATTCTGATGCCCTTTTAGTAACATCCGTTGTAGTTGCTAACCCATATGGTTCAAATACTTACTATAGGGATACTAATTATGCGGCCGCATATTCTTATTATTGGGGTACTGGATTCGGAACGACTCCTCCCGGCGGTGGTAGTTATGCTGGCAACTTTACTGGCAACTTTGCTGGTAACTACATTGGTAACTATGTTAGTAACACCGTAACAGCGTACTACGTTGGTGACTATTCTCGTACTCGTGGTGCCACCTATACTGGTAACTATGGTCGTACTCGTGCCGCGTCATATACTGGTAACTACACTCGCACTTTATACTATGCTGGTAATTATGGCCGTACTCGTGGTGCCACCTATACTGGTAACTATGGTCGTAACCGCGCATTCTCATATGTAGGTAATTACTCACGTAATCGTGCAACCGTATATACTGGCAACTTTGTTGGTGACTATAGTCGTACTCGTGCCGCGTCATATACTGGTAACTACTCACGTGACCGTGTAACTAACTTTACTGGTAACTTCGCTGGTGACTATGCTCGTACTCGTGGTGCCACCTATACTGGTAACTACACTCGTAACCGTGCGTTCTCATACGCTGGTGACTATTCTCGCAACCGTGCAGCGACATTGTACTATGTCGGTGACTATGCTCGTACCCGCACTGGCACTTATAATGGAGCTTATGCTCGTACAAGTACTCGTACTTCTACAAATACTGGTTACTATACTCGCACATTATACTACACTGGCAACTATGCAGCTGCATATACCCGTAACCGTGTTCAGACATTTACCAACACTGGTAACTATACTCGTGTCGGTTACTATGCTGGCGACTTCGTAGGTAACTATGCTCGCACAAGTACTCGTGACTCTATTCTCAATCGTTCTTCATCTTACGCACGTACTCGCATTACAGACTATTCTGGTGCATTCACTAGAGACCGAGTAACTAACTTCGGTGGGAACTTCGTAGGTAATTATGCTCGTGGTTTTGCTGGTGATTTTGTTGGTGACTACGCACGTGGATTTGCGGGTGAGTATGCCGGAGACTTCATTGGTGAGTATACCCGTGCCTCTGCTCGTACTCGTTACTCCGCATATATTACCACTCGTGTGTCTTCATATGTGAATAACCGAGCATCAACATACTCTCGTGACCGTATAACTGATTTCGCAGGTGACTTTGCCGGTAATTACTCCCGTACTTTCGCGGGGGATTATGCTCGTGACTTCGCTGGCAACTTTGTCGGTAATTACGTTGGTGACTTTGGTGGTAACTACATTGGTAACTACTCACGTGAATTCTCTGGTCAGTACGTAGGCAACTACTCCCGCGGCTTTACTGGTGAGTACACTGGTACCTATAACCGAACGTTTGTTGGTGAGTATGCTGGAGCTTATGCTGGTACTTACACTCGTGCATTTGGTGGTAACTACATTGGTAACTACTCACGTGACTTCTCTGGTCAATATAGTGGAACATATTCCAATACATTCACTGGTAACTACTCACGTGACTACGTAGGAACGTATTCTCGCGAATATGTAGGTAACTTCACTGGTAATTATGCAACCACCTTCACTGGTGATTACATTGGTAATTACACTCGCGATTACACAGGTGACTTTGTAGGAAACTATTCACGTGGATTTGTTGGTGAGTATGCTGGCACATTCTCCACTGATTACGTTGGTGATTACGCTAGAGTTCGCGTATCAGCTTACGCAAGAATACGTAATTCATCATATACTGGTGTTTACTCTCGCAATCGTGCATCTGCATATGCTGGTGACTTCGTGGGTAACTACTCTCGTACATTCGGTGGAAACTATAACAATGACTTCGCTGGTAATTACTCTCGTTCATTCACTGGTAATTATGCCGGTGAGACGATTAGTGGAACGTCATTCGACACCCCAGAAACATATACCTTATACGTACGGGTTGCTTAATCGACTGTACTGTGGTATAATATGAGATAGAACGGTGGGTCATTCATTTGACCCACTTATCTCAACACTATATACATTATAATTTGAATTGAACTCTCTGGAGATATTTAATGAGTCGTAAGCAGTGGATGGATAATGCATTCTGGGAAACAGAAGAAAAGAAAGAACTGAACTGTATCCTAGAACTTGAAGATGACGTTGGTCGAGTTACACGCCAACAGATGTTTTTACATCGTCACGATAAGGACGGTAGTGAGAACGAATTATTCAATGAAGTAATTGATGCCTTGGGTGAAGACGCTGTCGATAGGGAAACTACAGATAGGGTTGTCCGTAAGAAGGCACAAGTTGAAGAAGAAAAAATTCGTGAAGATGAACATCAAAAGGCACGAAAGCTTGAGAAGTTATTCAACTATAAGTTGGAAGCATTTGAAGTTGAAGAGATTAAAAACTCTAAGAACCGTAAGTTGAAGGCAAAGTTGCGCCGGGCAAAATCAAGGATTGAAGTGGACATGTGGTCAATTATGATTTTACAAGACCAACTTCAGCTTGAGGCCGAGACAGATGGAAAAGAGTAAAGGATTTATAATCGTTGCGTCTAAGAAACGCAACTTTTACTTGTATGCAATCAATCTGGCAGAGTCTCTAAGAGATTACTATGAACCAGAAGACGATTGTAAAATATGTCTAGTAACTGAAGAAAGGTTCCTAGATGACCGTGGTCGCGACGTTGCGGATGATATTATATTATGTGACGACCACTATCGCGCTAAGTTGTATGGTATGGCAAAAACACCATACGATATAACGATGTATATTGATGCTGACATGGAAGTTGAGCATGAAGACATCACCAAGGTATGGGATGAGATGAAAGACCACGATGTGGTATTCACCGCCCTTACAGATGACCGTGACTATATTTACGCGGAAAGAGATTTTGATACTCCAGAGGGAGTTTCTAAATTCACATTATGTGGTGCTGTCTGTTTATATGATATGTCTAAACCGATTGTCCGTGAATTCATGGATGACTGGTGGGACTTAACGTTCAGACAAATGAACGATACTTGGTGGCCAAAAGGATATGCGGACAGTCTCAAGTCTTGGGATCAGTTCTCTCTCTGGTGGTTGACCAACAAAGAAGAAAAATATAAGGATCTCAAGGTTGGTATCTTCGATGACGACTTGAGGTGGAACTATTATAACGCTCTTAACTGGGCGATCACAAAACCTGAAACGGGCCCAGTGATTATACGTCACTTCTCAGCAGGTTTAAATAAGGATACTCCAATCGTATGACACAGGTAAACGACCAATATCTCAAGCATGTTGAGGTTAATAACCCTGAACTGCTTGAAATTCTAAACGAATACTCCAAGTTGCATACCATAAACGGTTTTGAAGAAAACTGTCACCTTACTTCTGCACAACATAAACGTCAACGTAATTTTTACGTAGGCCCTGTGCACATGGAAGAGATTGTTGGGCAAGGAAAAGAACACGAAGGTTTCCCAGACCAGTTGGTCGGTTACAACTTCAAACTTTCTGACCGTGCTCATCAAATGTTTGAGAAGGACGCTGACCCTGTCTTCAAACGTGACATGACTCATCACCTACGTGACTTAAACGATAAGATGATGAACTTCTTATCCGTTAAACATAATGCTCTTGCAGCAGTATATCCGCCAGGTGGATTCATCTCTTGGCACAACAATGCTAACGCTCCAGGCTTCAACTTAATCTTCTCTTACTCAGAAGATGGTTCTGGTTACTTCGACTACATCCATCCTGAAACAAAGGAAGTGGTACGTTGTCAAGATGAAGCTGGTAAGTGGACTTGTAAAGCAGCATACTTTGGACATTACGATGAGTCAGACAAAGTAATGTATCACGCTGCATCTACAGACGATTGGCGTTGCACAGTATCTTACGTATTCGACTGGTCAGACGAATCAGCAGATTTCCGTGAGATGGTTCTAGCAGATATCTCTTCTGCGGAATAAAATATCATTATCTTCAAGCCTTAAACTGTTATAAATATAGGAAGACAATTTATAAACGGTTTAAGGTTCTGAAGAATATGGCGACTTACGAAGATTTCACAATCGATCAGGGTTCTGATTTTGCTTTGCAAATAGAACTAGTAGACCCTGACGAATCAACAAAAGACCTCACTGGGTATTCGGTTGCTGCTAAAATGAAGAAAACCTTCAAAAGCACTGCCGACAATACTGTTGATTTCACTGCTATCGTAGCAGAACCCTCAACAAGTGGTGTCGTTACTATATCCCTATCTAACCTCCAAACCGATTTACTATCTGCTCGTGGTAGATATGTCTATGATGTCGAGATAAGTTATGTCGATGGAGAAGGCAACACTATTATAGAAAGAGTGTTGGAAGGTAAAATAAAAGTTAATCCTTCGGTAACAAGGTAATAATACCATGCCTATAAGGAAGGTGTCCACCTCAGGCCCAGAAAGCGAAACCCTAGTTAAAAGAATTAGTGGGGTTGGTAGCGGTACGACTAAAGTAAGACGGGTCACTCTTGGGAGACCTATTAGTAGTGTAATATCCGGAGGTCGAGGCAACATCAAGACTTTTGATGGTCTCGGTGACATCCCAGCGATTGATGAGTTGAAACTTGGTGAGATTGGTATCAACACTCAAGATGGTAAACTCTATATAAAAAGAGAGTATGACGGGGGAATCCAAACAATCGTTGAGATTGGTACTGGAACAGACAACCTCTCTGCTACCACCACATTCAACTCTTACATCTATACTTCGGACGGTACACTAGAAATAGTAACAGGGGCAGATGACGTAGGTAATGTACTACAGTACGACCCAGACTCAACTACCGCCTCAAGAATTCAAATATACCTTAACGGTGTCTTACTCCAGCCAGGAATAGACTACGTTGCGGATACTGGGGATAGTATATCCCTAACCCACATTGTAAGCGAAGAACAGGTTATTCAGGTTGCCGCCTACAACTCAACCGGAGTTTCGCTCGGTAATGACCTTATCTTGGATGACCACTTTTCATTCTCGGTAGGGACAAACGAAGAAACTCGATTCTATCATAACAGTGTCGACACTATCATTAAACATATGGGTTTCAATGATAGTCGATTTAAGATACAATACCTCAATGATGATAGATTTGTGCTTGAGGAATCCGGTGTTCAACTTCTTGGACACTACACTTTAAACGATGAAACTATAGTTACTCAATCTGATATTGATTTAATTAATGCAAGAATTGATTCTTTGGACAGTGATGTTCAAGAAATCAAAGCTTTGTTACAATAGATATAAAATTAATTTTCGAGTCAGGTTCTTTTTATTTATAAATAGAAAGGTATATTAACCACCCTATAGAACTCCATCAATATGATCAATAATAAATCTTTTAATCGGGTACTTGCAGAAAGTTTGTTTAACTTAGCGAAGTCTAAGGAACAAGAGGTTACTGCAACTCCTGGCCAAGAAACAATTTTGTTTGACCTTATTGAAGGTACATCATCATCGACCTCTGGACGTACAGTGATCCCAGAAGCACAATCGATCACTGCTCAGGGCGATACTGCACTATTCACGTTGAACGGGACACCCTCCCGTGATGATTTGATTGACGTATGGGTGAACGATGTTCTTCAACATCCCGAAGAAATCTATGAAACCATCGACAACACTATACAGTTCTTTGAAATCCCTCCATTCGGAACGGACATCTATATCAAATTTCGTTAGTATATTATTAAACGTTTAATTATATAACAAAAAAACCAATAAAACTCAATCCTAGGAGATAACCTAATGGCATTTAGGCAGATTAAATCCCCAGCACTAGCTGATAAGGCGGTAATCAATACCAAACTTGACGAAAGTGCAGTACAGGGACAATCAACCCTTACAGGTATGATCAACCCAGCGGACTGTTTTACTCTTCTTTATGATGTCGGTTCTGACTCATTAAAGAAAATTACAGCAGACGCGTTCTTCTCTTCATTCTCAACAGATGATTTGCAAGAAGGTGACAATCAATACTTTACACCTGCTCGCGCTCAGGCTGCTGTTGCTCAAGATATCGCAGACGCGGTAGCGGTAGAAACAAGTCGTGCGACAGTTGCAGAACAACTACTACAGTCTAATATTGCTGCTGAAGCATCAACACGTGCACAAGCAGATATTACACTACAATCAAACATCACTGCTGAAGAAACTCGTGCGAAAGCTCGGGAAGATTCAATTGAAGCTTCATCTCAGTCTGCTGATACAGCCCTTTCTGGTCGTATCGATGACATCCTAAGCAACACTGATTCAGCTGCAATCGATTCGTTCGTAGAAGTAATCAAAGCGTTCGAAGACGCGGATGACGTACTATCTGCTTCAATCATTGCTAACTCTGCTGCAATTACTTCGGAAGTTTCTCGTGCAATCAACAAAGAAACTGAAAACGCAACTGCGATTTCTGTTGAGACTGCTCGTGCTACTGCTGCTGAAGTTGCAATCACTTCATTGGTTACTGCTGAACAGACTGCACGTATTTCAGCTGACGATGCACTATCTGCACGTCTAACAACTGAAGAAGCAACATCTATATCACTCCAGTCTCAGATTACTTCTGAAGTTGCTCGTGCTACTGCTGCTGAAGGTGTCCTTACTCAGGATCTTGCAGACGAAGTTGCTCGTGCTACTGGTGCAGAAGCTGCAAACGCACAAAACCTACAAGACGAAATTAACGCACGTGCTATTGCCGATACTCAGGTTCGTATTGATTTAGGCGCTGACATCATTTCTGGAGATGCTGCAACTCTAGTATCTGCAAAGGCGCATGATGACCTACTCATCGGTGACGATACTGTTGATGGTACTGCAAACAATACTGTTACTGACCGCATTGCAACTGCAAAAGCAGAAGCAATTGCTAAAGCAGAAGCAGAACTAACTGTTGAAGAACTCGAACGAGTCGCTGGTGACCTTGCGTTACAGACTGAACTTGATGCGGAAGAAGCTCGTGCTACTGCTGCTGAAGACGCTAACACTGCCGCAATCGTTGCTGAACAAAGTGCTCGTATTGCACAAGATGCTGATTTGCAGACTCAAATCAACTTCATCACTTCAAACACTGACTCAGCTGCACTAGACTCACTGACAGAAATCGTTTCTGCATTCCAAAATGCTGATAGCGATATGTCTGCTCTTGTTTCTTCTAACACTACTGCAATCTCTACTGAGAAAGCACGTGCAGAAGCTGCTGAAGGTATTCTACAAACTAACATCGACACTGAAGCATCAACTCGTGCAATTGCGGACACTGGTCTACAATCACAGATTACTGCTGAAGAAGCTGCTCGAATTGTTGCTGACGCTGCAACACTTGCATCTGCTAAGTCGTACACTGACGCAGAGGCAGATTCACATCAGGCAGCTGCACAGGCACATGCTGACGCACAAGACGCTGCACTTATCGGTGACGCATCTGTAGACGGCACTGTTGGTAACACTGTTACTGCTCGTATCGCAACTGCTAAAACACAGGCAACTGCATACACAGACGCACAGGTTTCTGCTGAAGCAGCAACTCGTTTGGCTGCTGACAATGCACTATCTCTACGTACTACAGTACTAGAAGGCGATATGGATTCTGTTGAAGCTCTTGCTGCACAGAATGAAATCGACCTACGTGCAGAAGAAGTTGCTCGCGCTGGTGGCGATTCAGACCTACAAGGTCAAATCACTTCTGAAATTGCTAGTCGTATTGCTGGTGATTCTGGTCTACAGTCACAAATCACTACTGAAGTTGCTCGTGCTACTGCTGCGGAAGCTATTAATGCTACTGCTGTTGTTACAGAACGTCAACGTGCAGAAGCGATTGAAGCTGGTCTACGTACAGACGTTAACACTAATACTGTAAACATCTCAGCTAACCAAGGTGCGATTAACACTGAACGAGCACGTGCTCTAGCGGCAGAAGCTGCATTAGACCTACGTGTAGATGGTGCTATCACAGATTTCCAAGATGCTGACTCAGACCTACAGGTTCAAATCACTTCAGAAATCACTCGTGCAACTGGTATCGAAGCTGGTCTACGTACAGACGTTGATTCAAACCAAGCACAAATCACTTCAAACGATTCTGATATTCTTGCTCTTGCAACTCTTCAGTCATCTGACCATGATGATAACCAAGCACAAATCACTGCTGAAGTTACACGTGCTAAAGCTGCTGAAGTAGTTAACGAACTAGCAATCGGTGCTGAAGTAATTCGTGCAACTGGTGTTGAAGCGGGTCTACGTGTAGACGTTGATTCAAACCAAGCACAAATCACCGCAAATGACGGTGAGATTCTTGCTCTACAAACTCTACAAGCTGCTGACCATGCAGACAACCAATCACAGATTACTGCTGAAGTAATTCGTGCAACTGGTGTTGAAGCTGGTCTACGTACAGACGTTGACAGTGTAACTGGTCGTGTTGATGCAATCATCGGTACTTCTCCAGAGACTCTTGATACACTTCAAGAAATCGTTGCTGCGTTCGAAGATGCTGACTCAGACATTCAAAACATCATTACTGCAAACTCTGGTCGTCTAACTGTTAACGAAACAGACATTGATGCACTAGAAGTACGTGCAACTGACGTAGAATCTCGTGCAACTCTAGTCGAAGGTCGTGCTACTGCTCTTGAAACAGAACAACTTGCACAATCAGGTCGTCTAACTGTTAATGAAACAGACATCGATGCACTAGAAACTAAGCAAGGTACTGCAACCCTAGTAACTGTAGCATCTGATCTATCAGCTGCAATCAATGAATTGCATGGTGAGATTGACGCAGATGTTCTTGCTCTTGCCGCTCTTGCTGCTCGTGTTACTACAGAAGAAGCAAATGTAGACACTCTACAGTCTGAAATGGACGCAGTAGAAGGTCGTGCAACTTCACTAGAATCACGTGTTTCTACAGAAGAAGGTCATGTTGATACTCTACAAACTCAGATGGGTTCTTCAACTCTTGCAACTGTTGCTACTGATGTTACTACAGCTGTAAACGAACTCCACACTCAACTAGATGCAGAAACTGGTAAAGTTGCTACTCTACAAGTTGAGATGGACAATGTTGAAGGTCGTGCTACTGGTCTAGAAACTCGTGCTACTGCTCTTGAAACAGAACAGACACTACAAGGTGGTCGTCTAACTGTTAACGAAGCAGACATTGACGCTCTAGAAACTAAGTTAGGTGACGGTGTATTTGATACTACTGCTCAGTCTATCACTGGTGCAATCGATGAACTTCACTCTGAAACTTCTACTAACACTTCCGGACTTGCATCTGCTGTTGCTCGTGCTGATGCTGACAGTGACGCACTTGCTACAGAAATTCTTGACCGAACTGCCGCTGATTCACTAATCCGTTCTGACCTAGCTGCACATCGTGTAACTGACCAAGCGGACTACATTGCTCGTGACGCTGCTGTTCTTGCATCTGCTAAGTCTTATGCGGAATCAGAAGCAGATGATGCTGAGGCTACTGCTAAGATTTATGCAGACGGTATCGTTGCTAACGAAGCAACTCTACGTGACAATGCAGATAACGTACTAGACGGTAAGATTTCTACAGAAGCAAACACACGTCAAGTTGCTGATAACGCTCTTGATTCTCGTGCTACTGTACTTGAAACAGAAATGACTGCAACACAAACTGCTGCTGGTCTAAATGCTGACGGTACTTACGCTTCTCCAGATAGTGGAACTACTAACTATATTGACCTAGCTACATCTCTAACAGATGCAGACAGGAAGTTAGACGCTGCAATCAAGTCTGGTGACAATTCTCGTATCGCTGGTGATGCAAACTTGCAATCACAAATGGATGCTGAAGTTGCTCGTGCTACTGCTGCTGAAGGTGTACTAACAACTAACCTAGCAACAGAAGTTGGTCGTGCGACTGCTGCTGAAGCTGCAAACGGTGTACTAATCACTGCAAACGCTGTTGCGATTTCTGATGAGTCATCACGTGCGCAAGGTGTTGAAGGTTCACTTCAGAATCAAATTGACTTCATCACTTCAAACACTGACAGTGCTGCTCTCGATTCATTGACTGAAATCGTTTCTGCATTCCAAAGTGCAGATGGTACTCTAACTGGTCTGATCACTCAGAACCAAACAGATATCGCTACTAACGCTGATGACCTCGTAACAGAAGCAACTACTCGTGCAACCCAAGACGGTTTGATCCGTGGTGAGTTCGCTGCTGCCGATGCGGGTCTACAGACTCAGATTGACGGTAAGGTTTCTAAGTCTGGCGATGCGATGTTTGGTGTACTAGACATGTCCGGTAACAAGGTCGGTGGTCTTGCAAACGGTACGTTCTCTTCTGATGCAGTTAACAAAGGTCAATTGGATGGCGGTCTTGCTGCTCAACATATCTCTGTATTCTCAACTACTGACCTTTCCGAAGGTGATAACGAATACTTCACTCCTGCTCGTGCACGTGCTTCAATCGCGGTCACAGACGTAGACGGTGAAGGTAACGTATCTTACAACAGTGCATCTGGTGTTCTATCAGTATCAACTGGTAAGAAGTTCGTTGAGTTAGAAGACGTTGTCGATACAGACCTAGTAGATAAGAACGGTTTTGTTGCTCGTGTTAAGACTGACGGTTCTGCTATGGAACTTGTTGACCCTAAAGAGTTGGCATTCAATGACGCAAAACGTCAGGTCATCTCTGGTGACGGTGCACAGTCTATGTTTGCTTTGGACTTCCACACTCAAGAAGCTAACGCAATGGTATTCGTTGGTGGTGTTATTCAGGATCCATCGGTTCACTACTCGATTGATGCTGTTGCACAACAAATCACCTTCAATGCTGCACTTCCAGTCGGTACACAGGCGGTTGTAATCGCTCAGTCTACTAACTCGGTTGGTGTACTAGATCCTAAGTCTGTTGGTCTAGAGACTCTTGCGGACAACATCAAGGTATTCGAACAGGGTAATGACATTATTGCTGGAACTTCTGCTACAGTAGTTTCTTCATTCAATAAAGCCCTATATCGTTCTGCCAAGTACATTGTTACTGTAGAAAGCAATGGCGAATTCGAAACTCGCGAATGTCTAGTTATTCATGACGGGACAAACCCATACATCACTGAATATGGTATCCTATTCACAGGTGTTAACATGTTGGGTGATACTGATGTTCAAATCAATGGTTCAAGTGTTGAATTGACTTATACATCGGTAATTGCTGGTGCAGTAGTATCGGTATCTGCTTCTTACGTTGACGTATAACATAAACCATAAAATCGGGGGTGGGTTTCCACCCCCCTTTAATTCATTCTAAAAGGTAAAGTGAAATGGCTTTTAACAAAAAATTTAGAATACAGAATGGTGTCGACATTACTGGTGAAGTCGTAGTAGGAGGACAATTAGTAATTAATGCTGATGGTACTCTTGTAGCTGCTGTCACTGGTGAAGCGGTCTCTTCTTCGGAAATTGATGGTCTTCAGTCACAAATTGATGCAATATTGGGAAGTTCGCCAGAACAACTGGATACTCTCCAAGAAATTGTTGCTGCGTTTTCATCGGCAGACGGTGACCTACAAACTTTAATTTCAAACACATCTGCTGCGGTGACTGCTTTACAGACAGCTATAGGTTCGGGTTCTCTTGATACCAACGCAACTACTATCATTGGAGCGGTTAATGAACTGAACGCTTCTATCGCAAATATCCCAGCAGGCCCGACTGGTGCTACTGGCCCACAAGGCCCACAAGGCCCACAAGGTCTAACAGGTCTTCAGGGACAAACTGGTGCTGCCGGTGTTGCTGGTGTACAAGGTTCTACTGGCCCACAAGGCCCACAGGGCGAAACTGGTGCAACTGGCCCTGCTGGTCAAGATGGTCAAGATGCTACTGCATCTACTCCAAGTGACATTGGTCTTCCTAGTGTATCAGAAAGTTCTGACGCGGTCAACGTTGACGCAGACACTATCATAACAGGTGACCTTTCACTTACAGGTTCTTTGAATCTTAGTGGTGGTATTAACCAGTACAATGTTACTGACCTAGATGTTGCAGACAAGACCATCACTGTAGGACATGGTCAACTAGAATCACTATCAGGTGGTTCAGGTATCGTAGTTGACGGTTCTGGTGCCTCTATGCTTTGGAACCAGTCTAACCAAACTTGGGATCTCAACAAATCTCTAGACGTAACAGGTGACGTAAACACTTCAGGCTTGCTCAAGGTTGGTACTAATGACACTGAATACGCCAATAACTATATCCGTTTTAAACCAACAGGCGCATCCTATATTGACCACAGTGTTGTTGGTCAGAGCATTAACTTTAGGTTGTCTAACGCAAGCTCTTTAGATAAGACAGTGATGACCTTGAGCAGCGCAGGCAACGTGGGTATCGGCACTAGCAGTCCTTCAAGTTACTTTTCTCCACAGCTAGTAGTGCATTCTTCTGTTAACTTAGGCGGTATCACCATCAGGTCAAATGCTACAACAGATACCAATTATCTTTTATTTGCAGACGGAACAAGTGGCAATGAAAGATACAGAGGCTATGTAAGCTACGACCACAATACAGACACTATGAAGTTAGCAACGGGTGCTTCTCCAGCTATCACGATAGACTCATCTCAAAACGTGGGTATTGGTACTAGTTCGCCTGCAAGGCTAGTTGATTTAAAAGACTCGTCCAATGCAGACGGAGCTAGACTACGCTTACGAAGCGCCACAGGCATTGATACCATCCCAACGATAGGCTCTGTTGAGTTTTACTCTGATGACAATTCAACAAACTCATCGGGTATTGTTGGGTCTATTGATGTTGAAGGCATTGGTACTTGGAATGGTGGTTCTAATAACGCGGCTATGACTTTCAACTTAATTCAAGGGCTTGCTGGGACTACTTCTCCAGTAGAAGCAATGCGCATAGACAGCGCAGGCCGCGTGGGTATTGCAGGGCAGACAAACCCCACCTATAACCTTGATGGTGGATTTGCTGATCAAACGTGGGGATGGTATTTAAATAGCAGTTACAACGCTGGCTTTACTTACAACACCACAGAGCGAAGCCTGTTAATTTCTACAAAGTCTGCTGAAAACGTTGACCATATTAAGTTTGCTACTGGTGGTGCTGCAACAGAACGCGCCCGAATTGATGGCGAAGGCAACCTGTTGGTGGGTAAACTTACAACAGATATCGGAACGCAAGGCATACGACTTGAAGGAACCAAGGGTAAGATTGAGGCAACTCGTGTCGGTAATGTTGTAACTACATTTAACAGGACAGGTTCTGCCGGCACAATTTCTGAGTGGATGAAAGACGGTGCAGCCGTAGGTAGTATTGGTGCTGCCGCAGGAAACCTTTATATTGTGAGTAATGATGTAGGGTTAAACTTTGCAGGTGGTGGTGACGGTATTTATCCTGCAACCGCCAATGGCGCACAGAGAGATGCCGCTATTGATTTAGGAGCTTCTAGTCATAGGTTCAAAAACCTCTACCTATCAGGCGCAGTGCAAGCCAGTTACATTTACAGGGCAGACGCAAGTGGCGCAGGTCTGCATTTTACTACTAATGCAATCTACCCAACGAATGAAACTGCTGCTCTCAGTGATGGAACAGAATCGTTAGGCGCGGCAGCGTATCGCTTCAAAGACATCTTCCTATCAGGCGAAGTAATAGCAGGCGCTGGAGAAAATAGCAACCCATCTATTACAAGCCATGTAGACACCGACACTGGTCTGTTCTTCGGCGGCGCTGACATTCTTGGCTTCAGTACTGGTGGCGCAGAACGCGCTAGGCTGGATAGCGCAGGTCGCTTGGGTCTTGGTGTAACTCCAGAGGCGTGGTCTTCTGTATTTAAAGTTCTACGGGTAGGAACAGGTTCTTCTATTGCGGGTGAATCGGGCGGAACTTCAACTTGGTTTAATACGAACGCATATTATGATGGCTCTTGGAAACGTATAAACACCAATACTTCCGCTCAGATTGCACATACTGCTGATGGTAAGCAAGAGTTTAAAGTAGCCGCCTCAGGTTCAGCAAACTCAGCTATAAGCTGGAATACTGCTGTGACTATTAATAACTCAGGCGCTTTGTTGGTGGGCGGTACTGTAGAAGGGCCGGGTGCGCAATCTGGAATATCACTTTCTGGACAAGCGGCTGACTCTAATATTTATGTTCGTCATGCTAATGGCACTGGGTCGGGCAGCCTCTTTATGGCTTTCACTTATAACACCTCTCAACTTGGGTCTATTACTCAGCATGGAACTTCTCAGATTTTGTTTAACACGACTTCTGACGAGCGAGCCAAAGAAAACATCGTAGATGCCCCTTCTGCTTCTGACGACATTGACGCTATCCAAGTACGTTCATTTGACTGGAAAGCTGACGGGTCACACCAGAAGTACGGAATGGTGGCACAGGAGCTACTTGAGGTAGCACCGGAATCTGTATCAGTACCAGAAGACTCAGAAGAGATGATGGGTGTGGACTACAGCAAGCTAGTCCCAATGTTAATCAAAGAAATACAATCATTGCGCAACCGTGTTGCACAACTAGAGGAATAAAATCATGGCAGTAACTGTATCTGTAGGAACTCCTTGGTAATGATTGCAAACTCACCCTCGGCCCATAGTGGGCTGGGGGTGTTATAAATAAGTTCTGTCACTAACTAACCTAAGAGGAAATATGACATGGGCGAGAAAAAAACAACCCCAGTAATTATAGACGGTGTGGAACACCAATACGAAGATATGACCGAACAACAGCAAATGGTAGTAAACCACATTGCTGACTTGGAACGTAAAATCAGTTCAACTCAATTTAATCTTGATCAACTCTCTGTTGGTAAAGATGCATTTGTAAAAATATTAACTGACAGTTTAGCTGAAGAATAACCCCCTAATCAACCCCTTCGTATAACAGTATTACCCGGCTCACCAGAGTCGGGTAACATTATAAATATGTTCTGGATTCAGAATATATTCCAAATCGAAAGTAGAATTCTTCTACTTTCATTCATCGGGACTGGAATCAGTCCAGCTCCCAATTAACAATTCTAAAAGGTATACTTAAAAATGAGTACTAATAAGAAATTTAGAATACAAAATGGTGTCGACATTACTGGTGAAGTAGTTGTCGGTAACCAACTTGTAATTACCGCAGAAGGCAAACTTGTACTACCAGCAATAACTGAGGCTGTGAACGAAGCAGTCGCGACTGACATCGCAGCACTTCAGGCACAGGTAGATGCAATCCTTGGCACTTCTCCGGAACACTTGGATACACTCCAAGAGATTGTCGCTTTATTCCAAAGTGAAGACGGTGACATTTCAACTTTAATCACGAACAACTCTACTGCAATTACGCAGATTCAACAGACACTTGCAAGTGGTGTTGCAACTGCTGCACAGGGTGCTCTTGCTGATACTGCTGCACAACAAGCAGATTTAGATGCGGTTATTGCTCAAATCACAGACGGTGTTGCAACTGCTGCACAGGGTGCTCTTGCTGATACTGCTGTTCAACCAGAAGACTTTGGCGCTGGTATCTTAACTGTTTCCACAACGGCTTCAGATTTAAGTGTCCAACCTTCAGTATCTTCCGTTGTGGTCTCAGGTAATACAGAATTTTTTGGAAGTCCAGGCACTAATAGAGAAGATACATTTGTAACAAATGGTACGGTTTCGGCCATATCCTCTGGTGCTGGTGTTACTATCTTTGATACCACTACTGGAGACCAGTTGCACTTTTTCCAAGGGTCTAGTTCTCTCGGACACAGCGGATCTTATATAAGCGGAGCTTTGGCAATTAATTCTACCACACTTTTTGTTGTAACCTACATGACAAGTGGTGGAGCTAATAATGCAAAATTACACAGAATAAATCTTAGTGATGGTACATATCAAAGTTCGACCATATCAGCCGATTTGGGTGATCGGCCGATGGACATGGCATTGAGAGGAAATTATCTTTACTTATCTGCCAGAGGGCCGAAAGACAGTAATCATAATCGACAAAGTGTAGTTTTAACTTTTGATATTACTACTGGAAGTCAAACTAATACAGTGACAAAGGAATCTCCTAGTGGACTGTGGGGCGTCTCCCTTGCAATCGAAGGAAATTTTCTTGCAGTTTCGAATACTGGTGCTGCGGAACTCACGGTTAGCAATATTCCGGATGGATGGGAAACAAGTGGTTCTACGAATTTAATTTATAAAATTCAGAAACCTCTTCCTACCATAAACTTTGCATTGAGAGTTGAAATCTCTGATAGTAAGCTCTATGTGTATTCGATAGAGTCGATGGCAAATAACATTGGATATATACATGTTTACGATGTCACTGATGGTAGTTTAATAACTTCTTACTCTTCTGAAACTGCGGCCGATAATTTTGGTGCTGATTTCAGTGTGATGGGAACCGCTTTATTAGTATCTGAAATGAACGGTGATGTTGCGACAAGATACCTATTAGATTTGAGTACAGACTTACGTTATGAAATTACTGAATCTTTCGGAACTGACAAAAATGGAAGATTCACGAATGATGGAACTAGTTTTTATGCAGTTGGTGGAGACAGTTCTAATAGAGTTTATACAACAGTGTCTCCGTCAGGTTCAACTAGTAACGAATATTCCGTTGACACTTCAGTAATTGCTACTAAAGACTATGTTGACTCTGGTGTTGCTGGTGTAGACCTCTCTGCATACTCAACCACTGCTGAAATGGATTCTGCAATTGCTGCAATTCCCGCAACTGACTTGACTCCATACTCAACTTCTAGCGAGATGACTTCTGCAATTGCTACTGCTAAGTCAGAAGCACAGACATATGCTGATCAAGTTGTTGCTGCAACAGTTGACGCTGCTCCTGCGGCATTGGACACGTTGAATGAACTGGCTGCTGCTCTTGGAGATGATGCAAACTTTGCATCTACTGTTACTGCTTCTATCGCTACTAAAGCTGATGACGCTGCAACTACTGCTGCTCTTGCTACTAAAGCTGATGACGCTGCAACTACTGCCGCACTTGCTACTAAGGCAGACGATGCTGCGACTACTGCTGCACTAGACAGCAAAGCAGACGGATCTGTGGTTTCAGGTATTGTTGATTATCTGAATGGTGTTGAAGTACTCCCTCAAGCACCAAGTAAATTTTCTCTCTTAGATGACCCACAACCACAGTATGCTTTGAACAATGCTGCTAATGGCAACTACAGTGGTTTCGGAGAAACTATCAAGACGTACACCGATTATATCTTAGTGTCCCACAATGATGAAACATCGGGTTTAAATCAGTCTGGTTCTATATTCATATATGATAGAAATGATATGGAAAACCCAGTAGAACTCTACGACAGAGAGTTCACATGGAATAGGTCATGGGGTAACACTTTTTATTACTCAGAAACATCTAAGATTCTAATGGTTGCAAACCACGATGCTGGTAGTGATAATCACGGTTCACTTCAGTTCTATGACCTTACCGACCTATCCAACATAACTAAAGTCTATCAACATGCATTTCCTACAGGCCAGGGTGCGAATTACATGTTGGGTGCTGGAAGTGGATACGATGAAGTTGCGAATAAATTTTATGCAACTAGATACGGTGATACTGGTAATTCGCCAGAAACTAAGGTTGGTCAACTATTTGTTTATGATGCAACTAACATCACCGCTACCCCAGTCGAAATTAACCCAAGTGACCTAGGTCTTATCAGCAACGGGCCTCAAAATTACAGTAGAGATCTGTATTGGGGTCGTAACATGTCAGCTGGTGGTGGTTATGTTTATGTTAATGATTTGTTTAATCGTGACTATACCATAATAGATACCTCCGATAACTCACTTGTGGGCACCCTCGCAACGAATTACACCGAATACGGAGTGGTAATAGATGATTATTTTGCGGTCTACAATAACTCTGACACATTCACCTTTTATAACAAAGGGACTTCTGATATAGCATTCTCTATTACCACACCAGACTCTGGTTCTGGTAGGAGATATACATCGATTACTAGTGTTGGTAATTACTACGCAATTCCTCGTCTGGAAGGTGGTTTGCATTGGTACGACAAGTCTGACACATCCACCGTAGCATTTACCAATGTTTGGGACAATTATCACGTCCAGTGGACTTATCTTTCGTATGATTCGATTACTAACCAACTATATGTAACAGATTACTTTGCAGATTTAGATTCTTGGAAAAATCCTACATACGTCAGACAATATGACGTAAGTGAACTCGGTTCCGCCTTTAATGCAATAGAAACTGCAATTGCTAATATTCCAAGCGTAGACCTTTCTGACTACTCAACTACTGCACAGATGGATTCAGCTATCGCTGCAATTCCTTCTACAGATTTGACTCCTTACTCAACTACCGTTGAGATGGATTCAGCTATTGCTGTTGAGACTGCTGCTAGAACTGCTGCTATCGCTGCAATTCCTGCAACTGACTTAACTCCGTACTCAACTACTGTTGAAATGGGTTCTGCGATCGCAACTGCTAAGTCAGAAGCTCAGTCTTATGCTGATCAAGTTGTTGCTGCAACAGTTGACGCTGCTCCTGCCGCACTAGACACTCTTAACGAGTTGGCTGCTGCTCTAGGTGATGACGCAAACTTTGCATCTACTGTTACTGATTCAATTGCTACTAAAGCTGATGACGCTGCAACTACTGCCGCACTTGCTAGTAAAGTTGGTATAGCTGAAGTTGATGTTCGAATGGAACCAATCAAGCAACTAGCAGAATCTGCGATCCAACCAGAAGATTTTGGAACTGGTATTGCTCAGACGACAACTGCGGTCATCGATTTTAGTGTTGAACCACCATCTCCTTCCTCAGAAATATTAGGAACTTCTATAACCAATTGGCCTAACATAACTACTAACGATTTGAACGGTGGAGTTCATATGGGCAGTTGGGAACATGTTTTGACCGGCAGAAGTATAGATATTTTCTCAAGTGGACGAACTAACGGGCCCGGTACTACCTATAATGGTGTACAACCTACAGTCTACTTAACAGATTTAGAGACGGGCACTTTGATCGAGAGTCCCCAAGGTACGCAAGGGTCTGGCTTTGGTGAAAAAGTTGCCTTTAATGATGGTTATATGGTCGTCTCTGCCCATAATTTTGAAAATGTAGATGCGAAAGATGGTTCTGGTAACTCATTAGACAATATTTCAGAAGGTGCTGTGTACGTATACAAGACCCATGATCAATGGACAGTTACACTTCATGCACTACTTCAGGGAAATGACTATACGGGTGATTACAAAAACAACTGGGACGCTAGTTCTTTTGGTGATAATGTTGTTTTAATAGATGGTACCAGTACTGCGATAATTTCTGATAGTAAAGCAAGAGATATTAATGGTGAGAATGAAGGTGGTAGAGTATTACTCATTGATGTTGAGGACGGTTCTATTGTAAAAGAGTTCACAAACCCTAGTTATAGTGATGGTGGACGATATATTGGACGATTCGGCAAGACCGTTAAGGTTTCTGGAGACACTGTGTTCATCGGTGCTGGTGGAAGATTCTCGGAGGGGTCTATTCACCAATTCTCTCTGTCAACGGGTTCTCTAATTAGAAGTTACCAAGACCCTTATCCAGAAGATTTGTCATCTGATTCTATTCAATCAGACTTTTATAGGTCACATTTCAGTGATACTTTCGAAGTGTTTGGAAATTATCTTCTAGTTGCTCAGTCGTGGTATGGAAAAAATGTGTACACGTTTGATCATACCACTGGTTATTTGGTAAGTAGTGAACGAGACGCAATTTCTGGTACACACGACTATTCTTATGGTTACAATCTAGTTTCTAAGATAACAGATAATCTTGTAGCGTTTGCCATTGTTGGGCAGCCTTGGGATTTGGGTAATAATTACACTTGGTACATACACGAAATTTCCGATTCAGGTGTATTTTCTCCGGTTGCTCTATGGAGTAAAGGGGAGTATAGTTCGTTTAACCCCTCATCTAATGGAACCATCGTTACCACTATCGCTAGTGGTGGGCGTGCTGGTTCTTCGGGAACCGTACAGGTTTGGGAAGGTGTACCTTCTACAACAACCAATTACAGTGTAGACACTTCACTATTTGCTACTAAAGACTATGTTGACTCTGGTGTTGCTGGTGTAGACCTTTCTGACTACTCAACTACTGCTGAGATGGATTCAGCTATTGCTGCAATTCCTGCGACTGACTTGACTCCTTACTCAACTACTGCACAGATGGATTCTGCAATTGCTGTTGAGACTGGTGCTAGAGAAACTGCGGTAACATCTGCAATCTCTACTGCAAGTGATGATGCAACTGCCAAAGCAAATGCTGCACAGGCTGCCGCTGAAGCAACCGCAGCTGCTGATGCAACTGCCAAAGCAAATGCTGCACAGGCTGCCGCTGAAGCAACCGCAGCTGCTGATGCAACTGCCAAAGCAGACGCTGCACAAGCTGCCGCAATCGCTGCTGCTGGAACTGCCGCAACACAAGCAATCGCTGCTACTGTAGACGCTGCTCCTGCTTCGTTGGATACTCTTAACGAACTAGCTGCTGCTCTGGGTGATGACGCGAACTTTGCATCTACTGTTACTGCATCTATCGCAACTAAAGCAGACGCTGATGCAACTGCTGCATCTATCGCATCTAAAGTTGGTATAGCTGAAGTTGATATTCGAATGGAACCAATCAAGCAAACTGCTGAAAGTGCTATACAGCCGTCTGATTTGGGTACTGGTATTGCGGAAGTATCTTCTTCTGTAGTGGACTGGTCTTCATTAACTCCATCAGACTTTGTTGCGATAACTGGTGTAGATGAGTTATATTCTGGCGACAACGAGATCAAGGCTGTGGATGCTTCGGACACCCATTTCGTGACTCTTCTGCTGGAAAAATCTGGCGGCCGTGAAATTATTATCGCCTTGCATCTATTAGATGGTACACTGGTCAAGTCTTGGTCATTTGATGATTACCCAGAACTAAACCATCCTTGGTTATCTTATCTCTCTATCAATGGCAACCACATTGCGTTTACTAGAGGCAGTAATGATAATCTACAGTATAGTAAAATCTATGATATAAGAAATATTGCCCAAGCAGACCACGGTTTAGTTACGACTATCACTGACCCTACTATACGCAGAGTTTTTGTTGTAGATGATACTAGAGCAATCGCGGTTTATGGGTCAATTTGGAGCGCAATTGACACTGTTAAAGTTCACAACATCTCCGATTGGGCTGAGTTATACTCTTATGATCCTATGGGAACTCCGGATGAAGCAGACTTCGGTGGCGGTTACTTTGTAACTGGTGGCACGACTGGCCAGACGAATCAGGGTGTTACTATACTGAAAACTTCCGGTGCTTATGGTCTTGCAGGGACTGTATTCAGTACTACCATTCATGGCCCTAGTAACAACACCAACATGTATGCTAATGGTATCGCTGTAAGTGACAAGTATGTAGTATTCCGGACTCAAGATACAGATGGTACAAACCGTGCACACGTCCATAATCCTGATGATGGTAGTTTCATACGTTCATTTGTAGAGGAAAGCAGTACTCCTTGGCAAGTCTTGAACAATTCAAAAGGTCTTGGTAAAGCTGGTCTTGCGTTGTCTGGAGATATGTTATTTGTTCCTACTGGTCACATGTCTAGTGACGGACAAACCCGTTATGTAGGTCTAATTATCTACAACATTCTGACTGGTGAAACTGTAAATACACTAGAAACCTACAATGGTTCAAGGTTCGAAATAGACACCTATAACTATTTCACGGTTTCCGGTTCAACTATCATTGATATGGATGAAGGGACGACTGGAGCTCACCCTCCTATTCTTGCTACAGCTCCAACAACAAGTGTTGTTTCTTATGGTGTTGATACTTCAGTATTCGCTACCAAAGACTATGTTGACTCTGGTGTTGATGGTAACGAAGGTCGATTGACTACTGCTGAGAACAACCTCACTGCACTTGAAGCGGACTTAAGCGCTGAAGAGAATGCACGTGGCGCTGGTGATACTGCACTTGGTCTAAGACTTGATTCAGATAAGTCTGAACTCGATACTGCTCTTGCTACTGAAACAAGTGGTCGTATTGCCGGTGATTCGGATCTATCTGCGTCTATTAGTGCAGAAGAAACTGATCGTATTGCTGGTGACGCAAGTCTACAGTCTGCAATTGATGCACTGACTGGTTCGTCCAACGATGCGATCTCTTCAGAGACTACAGCAAGAACAACTGCGGTAGCTAATGAAACTGCTGATCGTATTGCTGGTGATAGTGATCTACAGTCTGCAATTGATGCTGAAATATCTCGTGCAACAAGTGCAGAATCTGGTCTACAGTCTCAGATCTCTAATGTCTTGTCTAACACGGATGCGACTGCACTGAACTCTCTTGCAGAAATCGTTACTGAGTTCCAGAATGCTGACAGCACCCTAGGTGGTGTAGTTGGTGGTCACGGTACTCGATTGACAGATTTGGAAGGACGTACTACTGATAATATCCCAGAAGGTATTACCAATAAGTACTACTCTGATGATCGCGTCAAGACTGCGTTGTCTGGTGGTTTGTGTATCAATGATACTAAACTACAAGCAACTGGCGAGATTGCGGTTGATGAAGTGGAAGCAGAACAGTCACTACGTGTTGCTGAAGCTGTTGTGTCGGATGATACCTCTAAACTAGAAGGTCAAGGTGGTTCACACTACCGTATTGACATCTATGATGTGAACGGTGTTATCATTAACGATTAATCTTAATTACACACTAAGATATAAGGGGGGACTTCGGTTCCCCCTTTTTTTATATTTAATTTTAATATAAATAAACGTATAAATAGTACGTAACCAATATTGGACTATAGTCATGTATTCAACAAGTAGAGAAGAACTAATAGATTACTGCCTACGTGCCTTGGGGCATCCGGTAGTTGAAGTCAATATAGACGAAGAACAACTAGACGATCGTATAGACGAGGCGTTACAGTGGTTTCGTGAAAATCATCCGGACGGGTCTAAGAGATACTATCTGAAACATCAGTTGACTCAGGCCGATGTTGACAATCAGACTGTTGACCTCAGTGATGACTTGGATCTTACCGCAGTAGTTCGCATGATACCGATGAGTTTTAGTAATGCACATTCGGGGTGGTTCAGTGATGCATGGCAGTTTATGTCCCATACTATTAGTGACTTTGCTAATGGTGGTGGTCTACTAGGAGATCTTGCACATTACGAACAAATGCAGCAACAGCTATCTCTACTCGACATGAAACTGGGTGGTTATCCACAAATTACATTTGATCGTCAATATAATCGTATAAACCTACATATTTCTAAAAATAATCTAAATGTAGATGACTTTATAATATTTGAAGTTTATGCCATACGTGACCCAGATAGTAGTATAACCGAATACAACTCTCTCTGGAATCACAAGTTTTTAAAAGAATATGCAACCGCACTGATTAAACGTCAGTGGGGTACCAACCTAATTAAATTTGACGGTATGACATTGCCTGGCGGTGTTACGGTCAACGCACGTTTAATCTATGAAGATGCCCTTGCGGACATTGAGAGACTCATGGAAAAATTCCGTAACGAAGAAGATGAAGGGCCTATGTTCTTCATGGGGTAATTGATGGCAACTAATCCATATATAAGTCAAAAACACAGACCGGAACAGAATCTTTACGAAGACATTCTGATTGAAGCAATCCAGTTCTACGGACAGGATGTGTATTACCTACCGAGAGAGATTGTTGAAAGAGAAGAAATCTTCCTAGACAGCATCCAGTCTCAGTTCTCTGATGCCTATAAAGTAGAAGTGTATATTGAAAACACTGAAGCATTTGATGGGGAAGGAGATCTGTTCACTAAGTTTGGTATCGAACTCCGAGACCAAGCAACCTTCGTTATTGCTCGCCGGCGCTGGCGACAGCTTGTTGGCGACCGTCTTGCGGACAATCAATTCCGTCCAAGAGAAGGTGATGTGATCTATCTTCCGTTGTCCGAATCTCTATTTGAGGTCAAGAAGGTTGAGACCGAGTCTCCTTTCTATCAATTGTCCCAACTACCTCAGTTCCGTATGCAATGTGAACTATTCGAATTCTCTGATGAAGACTTCGACACTGGTATCGACAGCATCGATAGAGTTGAAACGGAACACGCATTCCAGTATGAGCTCACTATGGATGGTACCGGAGAGTCGGAGTATTATATCGTGGGTGAAACTGTTTCTCAAGACTTCACTGATTACCAGATTGAAGGTGAGGTGACATACTGGAATCACGAAACCAGATTACTCAAGATTGCACACACCGGAGCCGATGACGGTAACTATCATGTGTGGTCATCAGACCAGCCAGTCGTGGGAAATAACGCATCCCTCACTCCAGCATCTTTGGACGAAGGTGTAAATGAAATCCAACCACTTTCACAGAATAAAGTGTTTGATGATTTCGCTAATGATTTTGTGGACTTCTCTGAGTCCAATCCATTCGGAGACATATCATAATGATGGGAAGTCACTTTTATCATAAACGTGTCCGCACTTGCGTTGCAGTGTTCGGTTCAATGTTTAATAACTTACATGTTTTGAGAACAGACTCAGCGGGTAAGGTGTTATCACAGGTCAAGGTGCCTCTATCATATGCACCTAAAAGGTCTTTCATAGAACGACTAGAAGAAATGTCTAACGGAGAGGAAGCAGAACGCAGAGTTGCTATTAAACTTCCACGTATGTCGTTCGAGATAAACTCTATTGCATATGACGCAACACGTCAATTACCTAAAGTAAACAGCTTCAGTAATGTTGTCACCACAGACAATACGGTTCAACGAAAAACTTACGTTGGTGTTCCGTATAATGTCGGGTTCTCTTTGTCAGTTTATGCAAAGTCTCAGGATGATGCTCTACAAGTAGTAGAACAAATCTTACCATATTTTGCTCCTCAATATACCTTGACTGTCAAACCTTTTGCGGATGAACCAAGCATTAAAGAAGATGTGCCAATAGTATTGACGGGATTAGATTTTCAAGATGACTTCGAAGGCCCTGTAGAACAAAGACGCACCATCATATATACTCTCACTTTCGAGATGAAAGTTAACTTCTATGGGCCAGAACTCAAAGGGCCGGTGATTCGTGAAGTCAATACAAACCTAAACTTTTTGACAGAGGCCGAGGGAGAAGAGTTTCTTATAGAAACCATAAATACCACTCCAGACCCTATAGACGTAAGTCCAGACGGTGATTACGGTTTCAACACCGAGATAATTTTCCCAGAATAATTAGGAAATACATTATGAATGATTCGAGCAACCCGCCTGCCATCCTCGATGATGTACAGAAACGGAATTTTGTGCATGAACAAGACTATGAATATTCTCGTGATACATACTATGACCTAATTGAGAAAGGTCGTGAGTCCCTAGAACTCATGATTGAAGTCGCACGTGAGAGTGAACATCCTCGTGCGTTTGAGGTTCTATCTGGTATGATTAAAGGCATCGCAGATGTCAACGATAAACTGATGGATCTCAACAAAAAGCAGAAAGAGCTTACCAAAGAAGACAAACCTCCAGAATCTTCAACTACTAATAATCTATTCGTTGGTTCCACTACAGACCTTCAGCGTATGCTGTTGGGAGATGAAAAAACTATTGATCAAAGCGATGATGAAGATAATATCACGTAGGAAAAATAAAACCCAGTTGGTAAAGATAACAGACGATACATTCACCGATGCGGAATATAAGAGAATTATATCGCACATGAATAAAAATGTCGAATTGTCCCCAACACCACTAAGGAACGACTCTTGGCCAAAAGAGTTGATAGATGGTGTGGGTGGTTATACTAATACACACCCAGTATCAGACCCCTCCTTGGTCAAACTGTTAGCGGACAAGTGCATTTCTACGATTGGGTCTAGCAACAATTATGAAGACTATCTTGTAATGTATTATGAGGGTGAAGGGGAGTTTGCTCTGAACTGGCACACTGACCGTGCATATTCATCATCTGCATCATTCTACTTAAACGATAACTGGAACGATAACTACGGTGGATATTTTGTTTTCCGAATGGACGGTGACAAACTGACCACGGCTATTAGACCAGATTTAGGTATGGCGGTATTTCAAAAAGGTAAGATAATTCATGCCGTTACAGCAACAAGACATGATGCTCCTAAAAGAAAGTCTCTACAGGTCTTCATAAGATGACTTCATATACCAAGAACAGTTATCTCGGAAACCCACAGGTCAAACGTGACGGCGTTTCCGAGGATTGGGACAAAACGAAACTCAGGGAATATCAGAAGTGTATGAAAGATCCCGCATATTTCTGTAGGAAGTATGTTAAGGTTGTGCACCTAGATAAAGGTCTAGTACCATTCAAGTTGTATGATTATCAGGAAGAGATGTTCGAACATTTCAATGATAATAGATTCTCTATCGTTCTCGCATGTCGACAGTCAGGTAAGTCTATTTCCTCTGTGGGATACCTTTTATGGTATTCCCTGTTTCATCCAGAGAAGACAATTGCAATCCTTGCTAACAAAGGTGCAACTGCGCGTGAGATGCTTTCACGTGTAACCTTGATGTTAGAGAACCTTCCATTCTTTCTCCAGCCGGGATGTAAGGCACTCAACAAAGGGTCTATAGAGTTCTCCAATAACTCGCGTATCATCGCTGCAGCGACCTCCGGTTCGTCTATTCGTGGTATGTCGGTTAACCTACTGTTCCTAGATGAGTTTGCTTTCGTAGAGAATGCGGCAGAGTTCTACACATCAACATACCCAGTAATCTCATCTGGTAAAGATACAAAAGTTATCATAACAAGTACTGCGAACGGTATTGGTAACACATATCAGAAGATATGGGAAGGTGCGGTACAGAAGGTTAATGAGTATAAACCCTTCCGTGTAGACTGGTGGGATGTGCCTGGCAGAGATGAGAAGTGGAAAGCTCAGACGATTGCAAATACGTCACAGCTGCAGTTTGACCAAGAGTTTGGTAATACTTTCTTTGGTACTGGTAATACTCTTATTGAGGGTCAAGTGCTTCTTGACTTACGTGCTAGAGAACCAAAACGTAGACTAGAAGGTGGGGACTTATTAGTTTATGAAGAACCGATACTAGAGCATCAGTATATCATGACTGTCGATGTCTGTCAAGGGCGAGGACAGGATTATTCAACATTTAACATAATCGATGTTTCGGTGCAACCGTTTAAACAGGTATGTGTGTACAGGAACAACAGGATATCCCCAATATTATATCCAAACATGATTTACAAATATGCTAACGTATATAACGAAGCGTATGTTGTTATTGAGAACAATGACCAAGGTATGGTCGTGTGCGTGGGCCTATATCAAGATTTGGAATATGAGAACATTCACCTAGAGTCTGCAATCAAAGCAGATGCTATCGGTATCCGCATGGACAGAAAAGTAAAACGGATGGGATGTTCCTCAATCAAGGATATCATCGAGAACCATAAACTCGATATTGTTGATGAAAACACTATTATGGAAGTGTCCACCTTTGTTTCCAAAGGAACATCATACGAAGCCTCTGACGGTAACCATGACGACTTAATGATGAATTTAGTCATGTTCGGTTACTTTGTGGGGACACAATCTTTTGGTGACATGACCAATGTCAATATCAAGCAGATGTTGTTTGACCAACGTATGAAGGAGATAGAGGACGATTTACCCCCTTTCGGAATCATTGATGATGGTTCGGACTATGTTCCCAAAGAGGAGTTATACGACCCTTACAGTATGAATTGGGCGACATATGACCCCGATAATTGGTAAATTTACTAAAAGTATAAATAGATACATTGAAAGAAAACTCCGTATTATGACTAACTTATTATACCTTAACTAAAAGGACACTATCATGACTCTCTTATCTTCAGAGTCTCCGGCAGTAACAGTAAGAGAAATTGATTTGACAGGTATCGTACCTGCTGTCACTTCCACTACTGGCGCACTCGCAGGCGACTTTAATTGGGGCCCACTGAACACACCAATCTTAATCGGTAATGAAACCGAGTTGGCGTCTACTTTTGGATCCCCACTAGCAGGAGATGCGTATGCAGGAGATTTTCTCTCTGCCTCGTACTTCCTAAAATATTCTTCAAGCGCATTTATAGTTCGCGCAGACCGACCAGACATTCCAGCAGTCCTAGATTCTGATGGAACTGAAGTAACTCCAGCGTACCCAGGCTACAGAAAATCAACAATCGGTGCTTTCGAAGCAAAGTATTTTGGTGCTCTCGGTAATACAATTTCTGTATCCGTAGCAGATTCATCAACTTTCGCTGCTTGGGAATTTGAAGGTTTCTTCACATCTCCTCCAGTAGGTGATGAACTTCACATTGTAGTTTCTCTCGGATATGTTTCATCGTCCGCACTAGGAGAAGTTGTCGAAACATACGAATTCGTTTCCACTGACCCTAATGCTAAAAATCCAAACGGTTCTAATAATTTCGTTACAGAAGTTATCAATAAATCTTCCTCTTGGGTCACCTCTACTGGTGTACCAGCGGCAGGAACAGTAACATTGATAGGCGGTTCTGACGGAACTCTAAATGAAACCGTAGTAGATTACGTGAATGCATACGATGCTTTCTTAAACAAAGAAGCTATCCAGATTGATTTCCTTATCCAACCAGCTGGTGGTCAGGATTCAGCACAAACTATTCACCAGAAGCTTGTTGAAATCGCTACATCTCGAAAAGACTGCGTTGCGGTAATTTCCCCAACATCAGGTAATGTTGATAGTATGGTAACATACATCAAGACTACTCTTAATCAAGATTCATCTTACTTAATTGTTGATGGAAACTGGTTTAAGGTCTATAACAAATACGAAGATAAGTACGAGTTTATCCCAGCAGCATCTTCAACAGCAGGCGTTATGGCCGCTGCCGATGCAGTCTCTGCTCCTTGGTTCTCACCAGCGGGTTCTAGACGTGGTCAATACGTAGGTGTTACTGAACTATTGATTAATCCTAGTAAGACAGAGCGTGATAAACTTTACAAGAATGGAATCAATCCAATTGTAAGTATCCCAGGCCAAGGTGTAATGCTATATGGTGACAAGACTCACCAATCGCGTCCATCTGCATTCGACCGTATCAACGTACGCAGACTATTCCTAGTTATCGAAAGAGCAATTAGTGAAGCAGGCGAAAACGTAATGTTCGAATTCAACGACGAGTTTACTCGTGCAGAGTTCGTAAATATTGTAGAACCATTCCTACGGGAAATTCAGGGTCGGCGCGGCATCACCGACTTCCGCGTTGTTTGTGACGAAACAAACAACACCGCAGAAGTTGTCGACCGCAACGAATTCATCGCAACTTGCTTCATCAAGCCAGCGCGTTCAATCAACTACGTAACTCTAAACTTCGTAGCTGTAAGATCAGGTGTTGAGTTTGAAGAAGTAGTCGGCACAGTATAAGGGGAATAATCATGTCATTAAGAGTAGACGATTTTAAAGCAAAACTAAAAGGTGGCGGTGCACGTCCAAATCTATTTCGTGCAACTGTTAACTTCCCTGCGTATGCCGGTGGAGATGTGGAACTAACATCTTTTTTGTGTAAGACTGCGCAATTGCCAGCATCAATCATGAATGTTATTGAAGTTCCTTTTCGTGGTCGACAATTGAAACTAGCCGGGGATCGTACATTCGAACCTTGGACAGTTACTATCTTGAACGATACCGACTTCAATACACGTAACGCCATGGAAAAGTGGATGAACGGTATGAATGGTCACAGCGCTAACACGGGTATCACTAACCCTGTTGCTTACCAAGCAGACCTCATCGTTGAACAATTAGATAAAGACGGTTCGATATTGAAGACTTATAACTTCCGTGGTTGTTTCCCAACAAACGTTGCGGCAATCGATGTAAGTTACGATAGTGTGGACGCTATCGAAGAGTATACAGTGGAATTCCAAGTTCAATATTGGGAGTCAGATACCACTAGTTAATGGTATTATAAGTATATGAATGGGGGTGGTTCTCCACCCCCTTTTATTAGGTAAGAGGATATTATGGCAGATAACAATTTGTTTAAGGCGTTTGGATTCGAACTAAAACGAGTTCAGAAGGCAAATCAAGAAAACGAGAAAGCAACTTCTATTGTCCCTAAAGTGGATGAAGATGGTGCTGGGTATGTTACTGCATCAGGTTCTTACTTTGGTCAGTATGTCGATATGGAAGGCACTGGCGCGAAGGATAACCAAGAGTTAATCAAAAAATATCGAAACATGGCGGAACACCCAGAGTGTGATGCTGCAATCGAAGATATCATCAACGAGTCAATCGTTTCCTCAGAACTAGAAAGTTCTATCAGCATCAACCTAGATAAGGTTGAGGCTCCAGACAAAATCAAAAAGACTATTACCGAAGAGTTCGATGGCGTTGTCGCCATGTTGAACTTCGAAGAGTATGGTCATGACATGTTCCGTTCATGGTATGTTGACGGAAGAATATATCATCACCTAGTAGTTAACGAATCCAACCTCAAAGCAGGCATCTTAGAATGCCGACCTGTTGACGCGACCAAGATTCGTAAAGTAAAGGAAGTGCAATACAAAAAAGATCCTAAGACAGGTGCAAAGGTTGTTGACAAGACTAACGACTTTTATGTCTATCAGGAACGCGCTGGTGCGAATAACGGTATCAAGTTGTCACCAGATTCTGTTTCGTATGTCACTTCAGGCCTTCTAGATTCCAGTAAGAAACGTGTGCTGTCGTATCTACAGAAGGCAATGAAACCCGTAAACCAATTACGTATGATGGAAGACTCACTGGTCATCTATCGTATGGCACGTGCACCTGAACGTCGTATCTTCTATATTGACGTGGGTAACTTACCGAAGGGTAAGGCGGAACAACATCTAAAAGACATTATGTCTCGGTATCGTAACAAAATCGTTTATGATGCCAACAGCGGTGAAATCAAAGATGACCGCAAACACATGGCCATGCTCGAAGACTTCTGGTTACCTCGTCGAGAAGGCGGTCGTGGCACAGAGATAAGTACTCTACCTGGCGGTGAGAACTTGGGACAGATAGACGATATCATTTATTTCCAAAAGAAGTTGTATCGTTCATTGAATGTTCCATTAAACCGTTTGGAACAAGAGTCTCAGTTCTCTCTAGGAAGAACCACTGAGATTAACCGTGACGAAGTCAAGTTCCAAAAGTTCATTGACCGTCTACGTAAAAAGTTCGCCCACTTGTTCATCGGTATCTTGAAGAAACAACTTCTTCTTAAAGGTGTTTGTACAGAACAAGATTGGGAAACTTGGAAGTCGGACATCCAAGTAGATTTCAGTAGAGACAATCACTTCACTGAAATGAAAGACGCAGAACTTCTGCGTGAACGTTTGCAGACTATGGATCAAATCTCTGCTTATGTTGGTGAATATTTCTCACGTGAGTGGGTAATGAAAAACGTAATGATGTTTGATGATGAAGACATCGAAGACATGTCTAAACAAGTTGAAGCCGAAAATGCTAATGGCGGAGACGAAGAAGAGGAAGTTTAATAATGAGTGATTTAGAATTGGAAACAAACCCTACACTAGACCTAGTTAATGCTCTACAGGTCGGCAACTTCAACAGTGCAGAGGAGTTATTTAATGACATCCTAGGGGACAAAGTACAACAGTCTCTGGACGCAGAAAAAGTAGCTGTCGCAGACCAGATATTCAACGGTATAGACCCCGTTGAGATGGAAATGGAAGACGACGAAGTAGATGCTATATTGGACAATGAGGTCGAAGAAGAAGAATTTACGGCCGAAGTTGAATAAATATTCACTATAAATACTTTTTTGTATAAATACTCCTAAACGAGGACTAATTGTGAAAACATTTAAACATTTGCGGGAATCCAAGGACAAGATTGTCTTCAATAAGAAGATGTCTAAATACCCTGTAGTTATCACAAAAACGGACAAAGGTTTTCACCTATCTATTGATGGTGATTCTGTTGATACGTTTAAGTCACAGAAAGAAGCGGAATCAACCGCGAAACAAGTCCTCAAAGACTTAGGTAAATAAAATGAAACTGATTAGCGAATACGTAGAAAACGATGTACAATGCATTGTAGAAGCTAAAGATAATGGTGAGAAGAGTTACATTATTGAAGGTGTATTTGCGCAAGCAGACAAAAAGAATAGAAACGGACGAATCTACCCAAAGGCCATTATGGAGTCTGCGGTAAATAAGTACGTTGAAGACCAAGTTAGCAAGAAGCGTGCTGTAGGTGAGTTGAATCACCCTGAAGGCCCTACAGTTAACTTGGATAAAGTTTCTCACCTCATCACTGACCTCAAATTAGAAGGCACTGATGTGGTAGGAAAAGCACAAATATTAGACACTCCTATGGGCAAGATCGTAAAAGGTCTCTTAGAAGGTGGTGTCCAATTAGGCGTGTCAACTCGTGGTATGGGAAGTCTTGAGAGCAAAAATGGCGTCATGTACGTCAAAGAAGACTTTATTCTTAGTACTGTAGATATTGTACAGGATCCAAGTGCACCTGAAGCTTTCGTTAATGGGATTATGGAAGGTGTCGACTGGGTATGGAATAATGGAATTCTGCAACCTCAAGTCATTGAAGAGATAGAGACTGAAATCAAGCAAGCACCGATAGCAATTCGTCCAGAAGTGCAAATTCGGGAATTCAAGAATTTCCTCTCGTTAATCAAATCTAAACTATAAGGAGTCATCTATGACTGATCTTAATAAAAAAGTCGAAGCTGAAATCCGCGATACAGATGTTGAAACTAACGAAATCGTGGAGGAAACTCTCGAAGAAGCACAAGCTCCTGCAGCTAAAGGCATGAAGACAGATGGTCAGGAAGTATCTGAACCAGAGTCAATCGCGTCCGTAGACAAAGCAGCTAAAGCAACTTCTAAAGCTTCATTACCGAAAACTAAGGCAGGTATGATCAATGCGATGTACCAGTCCTTAAATAAAATGAAAAAAGGCGACCTAACGGCAGCCTATTCTAAAATGATGGAAGGTACTGACCTAGAAGACGTAATTGCGGAAGAGACTGACACTCAGTCTGAACTTGCAGCTATCGTTGAAGGCGAAGCAACTCTATCGGAAGAGTTCAAGGAAAAGACATCAGTAATTTTCGAAGCAGCTGTTAAGACTAAGTTGTCCGAAGAAGTTACACGTCTCGAAGAGCAATACACCGAAGAACTTGCTGAAGAAGTCGATTCGATTAAAACTGACCTAGTCGGTAAAGTCGATTCTTACCTAAACTATGTAGTTGAATCTTGGATGGAAGAGAACAAGTTAGCGATCCACTCCGGTCTTCGTACCGAAATCGCTGAAGGGTTCATGGACAAGATGAAAGACCTATTCGTAGAGTCTTACATTGACGTTCCAGAGTCTAAGGTAGACCTAGTTGACGAACTAGCATCACAGGTAGACGAGTTAGAAGAAAAACTAAACACTACTACAGGTGACGCAATTTCACTTGCTGAAGAACTAGAAACTTACAAGCGTGAGTCAATCATCGCTGAAGCTTCTCGTGACCTAGCAGACACCCAAGCGGAGAAGTTAAAAGGCCTTCTTGAAACAGTTGATTTTGAAAGTGAAGAGTCATTCACTGCAAAAGTAACTACTGTTAAAGAGTCATACTTCTCAAAAGAAATCCCTGAGCAAATCGATGAATCAGTAGTCGCTGAAGACGCTGAAGAAGAAGTTGAAGTATCCTCCATGATGGAAGGTTACATCTCTGCTCTAAGAAAAACCTCTAAGAAATAAGGAATCTAAAAAATGAACAATTCATACGATACATTGATTGAAAAATGGTCTCCAGTACTCAACGAAGAGTCAGCTGGTAAGATCACTGATCATCACCGTAAAGCAGTTACTGCTGCTATCCTAGAAAACCAAGAAAAAGCAATGATGGAAGAGCGTTCTGCTTCTCAAGGTTTTCTAACCGAAACTCCAACTAACGCAACTGGTGCTGGCGTAAACAACTGGGATCCAGTTTTGATCTCTCTAGTACGTCGCGCAATGCCTAACCTAATGGCATATGACGTTTGTGGCGTTCAGCCAATGTCAGGCCCAACTGGTCTTATCTTCGCGATGAAATCACGTTACACTGCACAAGACGGTACTGAAGCACTATTCAACGAAGCAAATTCTGCATTCTCTGGTTCTGCTACTAGTTCACAAACTGGTGAATCATCAGGTATGTCTGGTTTTGACGAGGCTACTGGTCTTGGTCGTGAACTAGATGCTGCTGGTCGTCCAATGTCTACAGCAGCTGCTGAAGCACTGGGTAACACTGGTAATGATTTCGCAGAAATGGGTTTCTCAATCGAGAAGCAATCTGTTGTTGCTAAGTCACGTGCACTTAAAGCAGAATACTCTCTAGAACTAGCACAAGACTTGAAAGCAATTCACGGTCTTGACGCAGAAACTGAACTAGCGAACATCCTTTCAACTGAAATCCTAGCGGAAATCAACCGTGAAGTAGTTCGTACAGTTAACACTCAAGCGGTTCTAGGTGCTCAACAAGCATCAATCGCTGCTAAAGGCGTATTCGACCTAACTTCAGACGCAGATGGCCGTTGGTCAGCTGAGAAGTTCAAAGGTCTAGTAATTCAATTGGATCGTGAAGCGAACGAGATTGCTAAGACAACTCGTCGTGGTAAGGGTAACATCGTAATCTGTTCATCAGACGTTGCTACTGCACTTGCTGCTTCTGGTCAGTTGGACTATCAAGTAGGCGCTGGTCTACAGGTAGACGACACTGGTAATACTTTTGCTGGTACTCTGAACGGTAAAATGAAAGTTTATATCGATCCATACGCCTCAATCGATTACATCACTGTTGGTTATAAGGGTTCTAACGCTTATGACGCTGGTGTATTCTACTGCCCATATGTTCCATTACAAATGGTTAAAGCAGTTGGCGAAAACGACTTCCAGCCTAAGATCGGCTTCAAGACTCGTTACGGAATGGCTGCAAACCCATTCGTATCTCCAGCTGGTGAGCAGAACATTGCTGCAACTGCTGGCGTTAACACGTACTACCGTATCATGCGTGTAGACAACCTAATGGTTTCTGCATAAGATATGTAAAAAAATAAGAAGTATGGGCTTGGCGTCTAACCTTGTAACCATACCACTTTTTAGGGACTCTTCGGAGTCCCTTTTTTTATGCGTATAAATAAGGATATAAAACGGATTTGGCTATACGTATCAAGCGGTACGGACGGCACTGGTGGATGACGGTATCTTACGGAACCACAATCGGAATTACGAATAATGGAGATTAACATGCGCTTACTGACAATTATGTTTGCGTTGGTTTTATCTGCGTGTTCTACTATCGATGCGACTATCGATGGTACTGGTGGTGTCGTTAAAGGTGTCGGTTCCGATGTCTTTGCTATTACCGCTGGTGTCTTGGACGTAACATCTAGCACTATCAAAGATGTTGCTTCGAAGACTGGCACAGATGCAACAGAACCAGACGAAACAGAATAAAGAATATTAGGAGTACGCTGACCAAGGACGGTACTATTGTTTATATAAATACAATGAATCTAGAGGATATGATATGAGCCTAACAGACAATAAAAACTTTCTACAACCTACGGGGTTTCGTGTTATAATTGAGCGCGAGACGTATGGTAATCTTGAGTTCTTTGCTCAGTCGGTTCAACATCCAGGCGCTAGCGTGTCTGCTGTAGAGATTCCTATTCCTAGGATTCAAGGGTTGCCTATGCCAGGCGACACCATTTCGTATGGAGAGTTGTCTTTAAACTTAATCCTAGATGAAGACCTAACTGCATATAAAGAAGTTCAAAAGTGGTTAGAAGATTCTGTTTATCAAAAGGTAGATGGAATACACCACGATATCACAGTAATTGTGTTGACAAGTCACAACAACTTCTGTGCACAAATCAAATATAAGAACTGTATACCTACACAGTTAGGTGCTATAGAACTTACCTCAACCATAGGTGACGTTACCTATATAAACTTCGATACCACTTTCAGATTCACCGAATTTGAATTGTCATGAGTTTAAAAAAGTACTCAATCAAGAACGGTGTCGTTCTGAGTATTCTCGAAGATTTTCGTTATACCTATCGGGAACTATACCAACCAGAGAAATCTAATCGTTGTCTCTTTTCAGAATTGAAAGGTATGGCTGACGTGTACACTGGCGAAGATGAAATGTGGAGAATCATTGACATGGGTGAAGAACATGATGGTTCCGCATCCACGTCCGTGTGTTATCCTATCAAACCAGAACATTACAATGGTACTCACCCCGAAGAGTATGCGAAGACATGGCACAATCTGAACACTAGTTTGACCGAAGAGTTGGGCGTACAACATAGTGCACTATCCACACTATATCCTCCACAGGGGTTTATTGGTTGGCACAATAATGCAAACGCTTCCGCATATAACCTTATCTTCACTTGGTCGGAAAAAGGTGACGGGTGGTTTAAGTATGTTGATCCAAAGACCCAAGAGGTCGTAACTGTTCAAGATGAGAAGGGATGGAATCTCAAGGCGGGACACTTTGGTACATATGGTTCTGGTGACGTGGTGTATCATGCCGCCAGTACCAATTGTTACAGAATGACACTGTCCTATGTCCTAGGACATGATGAAAATTATTGGCAAGATTGTATTGATTTTATAACGAGTTAGTGTTATAATATATACCTTATACACATTAGGTTTTTTATATGATGATAGATTTAGAGTCCATTCTTAAAGAATGGCAAGAGGACTGTGAGATATCACAGCACCAACTGGACGAAGTTTCTCGACAGACTCCATCACTACATGCAAAGTATTTGCAGTATCTGGCTCTCGCCAAATTACAACTCAAACGTTCTGAAAACAATCAGAAGACGTTACTAAAACAAAAGTTCTTATACTACAACGGGAAGATGTCTCAAGAAGAGATATTAGCAACTGGATGGGATTTAGACCCCTTTAATGGTTTGCGCATGTTGAAAGGTGAGATGGATTATTATTATGATTCAGACCCTGAGATACAGAAGTCTGAGGAAAAAATCATCTATCACAAGACACTTATCGAATCCCTAAGTAATATAGTCGACACGTTGAAGTGGCGACATCAAACCATTAAAAATATGATTGATTGGAGAAAGTTCGAAGCCGGTGGATAATAAGATACGGATAAGGATGAAAGACCACTCCCATTTCATGGTAGAGGCCCATCCAGCACAAGAAAATGAATTGAGGGAATACTTCTCTTTCTTCGTGCCTGGCTATAAATTTATGCCAGCATTCAAGTCTCGTCACTGGGACGGGAAAGTGAAACTGTACAACATGGTTTCAAAACAAATGAACGTGGGTCTCTATACACATCTGCGTCGTTTCTGTGCAGACCGTTTTTATCAGTTAGAAATACTCGAACATGAGGTCTATGGGATACCATCCTTCAAAGAGGATATCGACCACCCCGCTCTGATTGATTTCTTATCTCTTCTGGAGGTACCTTTCAAACCCAGAGACTACCAGTACAAAGCTATTGCTCATGGAGTCGAGAACAGACGATGTCTTCTGTTAAGTCCTACAGGTAGTGGTAAGTCCTTCATCATTTACAACCTTCTACGGTATTGTTATGAAGTGACCGAAGGGAAGATATTGGTCATTGTTCCTACCACCTCTCTGGTGGAACAAATGTACAAAGACTTTGCTGACTATGGTTATGATGCTGATGAGTTCTGTCATAAGATATACTCTGGTAAAGAAAAGGTTACTGACAAGAGAGTTATCATCTCTACGTGGCAGTCAATCTATAAGTTTGGTAAGGAGTGGTTTGAACAGTTCAACACCGTCTTTGGTGATGAGGTACATCTTTTCAAAGCAAAGTCTCTCTCTACGATGATGGACAAGTGCACCGAAGCACAATACAGATTCGGTCTTACAGGAACACTTGATGGGACTGAAACGAATAAGTTAGTGTTAGAAGGTTTATTCGGCCCTACGTTTACGGTGACACGCACCGTGGAATTGCAAAAGAATAAACAACTAGCAGAGTTGGAGATATCAATTCTGTTGTTGAGGTATCATAGTGATATCTGTAATATGATGAAAGACAAGAACTATCAAGAAGAACTTGATTATATTGTTACATATGAACCACGTAATAAGTTTATAAGTAAAATAGCAATAGACCAGACGGGTAATACTTTGGTCATGTTTCAGTTTGTTGAGAAACATGGTAAGGTATTATATGAGATGATTAAGTCGTTAGTCCCAGAAGACCGTAAAGTGTTTTATGTTTCGGGTGAAGTGGATGCGACTGATCGAGAACAGATACGAGGTATCGTAGAAAAAGAAAATGACTCTATTATTGTCGCTTCTCTTGGCACTTTCAGCACTGGCATCAACATCCGCAACTTGCATAATATTGTATTCGCGACTCCATCCAAGTCCCAAGTTAAGGTACTCCAATCGATTGGCAGGGGTCTTCGTCAGTCTGACGATGGTCGGACTACTAAGCTTATTGATATCGCTGATGATTTGCATGTCAAGTCTCATAAGAATTTTACTCTGAAACATAGCGCTGAAAGGATTAAGATATATACTAAAGAGGGATTTAAATACAAAGTGTATCCCATTGACCTAAAACCTATAATATCTAAGGATAATAAAGATGAGTTCTTCAGTTAAACATTTGAAGTTAGTTACTGGCGAAGAAGTTATATGTGAAGTTCTGGACGAAACTTCCGGTTCTATAATTGTTAATAATGCAATGAGTCTGATGCAGAACACACTGAAGACGGGTGAGAAGTTTTTTACTTTTAAAACGTATATGGTCTATCAGGACACTCCCACCAATGTTATTGTCATTTTTACTGATAAGCTTATGTCTCTAGCTGTTCCTGCTGAGGAAATGTTGCAACAGTATAAGACTGCTCTTAAAGAGATGGCTAACTATCTTGAAGAGAATTACAACGAAGGTGTCGAGGATATGCATAATGAAGAAATGTCATTAGAAGATTTTTTAGATGATATGAGGAAAGAAAGTGACGTATTTGATTCAGATGTTACAGGAATGCTACCAAACTAATCCTTATATACCCCTCTGGACAACAAGCTAGATTATACACTATAAAACACTATCTGTCAAGGGTAGAGGTAAAAAAAATGTTATTACATATTATTATTCCGTTAAGCACATTTATTCCCAAGAGGTTCGCGGCATACGTCCTCGGGCCTATCATCTTTGTTCGTAAAGCACACAGAAATAACACCGCTTTGATAGAGCATGAGAAAGTTCATGTCCATCAGTTCTGGAGAACGTTTTGTACTCACGGGATTTGGTATCAGTTCAATAAAGACTATCGACTTCGTTCTGAAGTGGAAGGTTATGCTGTACAGATAAAGGTTAGGCAAGAGTTAGGTCTTGCACCACACTTTGAACAGTACGCAACTTTTATCTCCACTCATTATAACTTAGATGTCACTGTTGAAGAGGCACTAGAGTTGTTAGTTAAACAACATAAAACGTTATGATAGTAGGGTTCACTTGTTCATCATTTGACCTGTTACATGCGGGACACGTTGCTATGTTGCGTGATGCAAAGGCACATTGCGATTACCTTATATGTGGGTTACAGGTTGACCCTTCCCTAGACCGTTCTAACAAGAATTCTCCGGTGCAGACCATAGTTGAGAGATATTCTCAGCTGAATGCAGTTGGATATGTCGATGAGATTATTCCGTATGTGACTGAACAAGACTTAGAAGACATTCTTGCCATGTATCAGATTGACTTGCGTATACTAGGTGAAGAGTATAGAGACAAAGACTTCACAGGCAAGGATATTTGTAGGAAACGAGGTATACAATTATACTTCAATGAAAGGTCGCATAGATTCTCATCTAGCGATTTACGAAATAGAGTAATGCATATTGATTGACAAACGGTCTATAAACTGTTATAATAGACCCTAAATTAATGGAATAGTATATCATGAAACCAAAAGAAAAACCCCATTACGTAAGTAATAAAGATTTCTCAAACGCAGTAGTAGAATACTGCACCACTGTCAAGGAAGCTAAAGAACAGGGTAAACCACACCCTGTGGTGACTAACTATATTGCTACTTGTTTTTTAAAGATCGCAGAAGGACTTTCTCACAAGGGGAACTTCGTTCGTTACACTTATCGTGAAGAGATGGTGATGGACGCTGTGGAGAACTGTCTCAAAGCAATCGAGAACTATGATATTGAAGCTGCTACCCGTTCGGGTAAACCAAATGCATTCGCATATTTCACACAGATATCATGGTATGCATTCCTCCGAAGAATTCAAAAAGAAAAGAAACAACAAGACATCAAGATGAAGTATATTGCTGAAGCACATATTAGCGCATTCATGGATGGTGACGGTGAAGGTTTCTCTCAACAAGCTTCTCCCTTCATAGATACTCTGCGTCAACGTATCGATGTTGTAAAAAACGCAGATGACGATTTCAAACAATATGCTAAAGAAGAGAAGAAAAGAAAAAGACGTGCTGTAAATGTCGACTCTGACTTATCCGATTATCTGGAGTAAATATTGAAAGCCATCACAGCAGTATTATATCTATCTTTCGCAACAACGGGTGATATCTCTGATGACCAGTGCAGAACTCTAGTAATAGACAACTTGGGTAAAGATGCAAAGAAACTTGCAATAACCCATGATGTTACCTATGTATGTACAGTCGCTACACCTGTCGAAAGAATGCGTAAAATTTCTATTGATAATCAGAAATCACTTAAACGTGAAAAAAATAAAAACCTAGGTAACCAAACCTTTGAAAGGTGTGGAGACAATTTTTGTGAAACTACTAACCTTCCACCGGATTATAATATGCAATTAGAATAAAGACTTGACACATGCCATTTATTGTAGTATAATAGTCGTCATATAAATTGAGTTGAGTCATTTATGAAAATCGCAATACTGAATGATACCCACTGCGGATGTCGGAATTCCTCTGATATCTTCATGGATTATCAAGAACGCTTTTACACCGAAGAGTTTTTCCCCTATCTCCTAGAGAACGGTATAACCCAGATTCTACATTTGGGGGATTACTATGATAATCGTAAAACTATTAACCTAAAGGCGTTAAATCACAACCGCCGTATCTTCTTGGATAGGCTTCGGGATCACAATATTCATATGGATATTATCCCCGGCAACCATGACGTTTACTTTAAAAATACTATCGAATTAAACTCCTTGAAAGAGTTGATGGGTCACTACATCAATGAGGTTGATATCCTCATGGATCCTATAGTCCGTGATTATGGTGGTGTAAAGTTTGGTCTGGTTCCTTGGATTTGTCCTGAGAATGAGAAAGAGGTTCTGACCTTCTTGGACAACTGCGGTGCTGATGTCATCGGTGGCCACTTTGAACTCGCAGGATTTGAGATGGATAAGGGTATCGTATGTCACACTGGTATGGATCCGAAACCTCTAGAACGTTTTGAAACCGTGTTGTCCGGACACTTCCATACTAAATCCAGTAAGGGTAATATCACTTACCTAGGTTCGCAGATGGAGTTCTTCTGGAACGATGCGCACGACCCCAAGTACTTCCACATCTACGACACCGAAACTCGTGAGATGACTCCAGTACAGAATAAGGTCACTCTATTCCATAAAATATATTATGATGAAGACACTATCAATTACTTCGAAGACCTATCATATCTGAACGGCAAGTTCGTTAAGTTGATTGTATCTAACCGTTCTGATATGCAGAAGTTTGAGAGGTATGTCGATAAGATTCAGATGCAGAAGATACACGAACTGAAGATTGCCGAAGACTTCAAAGAATTCCGAGGAGAAAATGTCTCGGATACTGATATAACTATTGACGACACCGAAACTTTAGTGTATAATTATATCCAAGAAGTAGAAACAGACTTAGACAAAGAACGTATTAAGGCTGTAGTATCTGAACTAATGATTGAAGCGCAGAGTGTCGAGATTGCATGATTAAATTTGAAACCTTACGTTGGAAGAATTTCCTTTCAACTGGTAACTATTTTAACGAAATAAACTTCCTAGACAGTTCGACCAACCTTATTGTTGGTGAGAACGGTGCTGGTAAGTCTACGATGCTTGACGCGTTGTCGTTTGCATTGTTTGGTAAGGCGCACCGAAAGATAACCAAGAATCAGTTAATCAACACAATCAATAATAAAGACTGTGTGACTGAGGTTACCTTCAGTGTTAATACTGTCCAATATCGTGTGGTGCGGGGGATTAAACCTGCTAAGTTTGAAATCTGGAAAGACGGTAGTATGATTAACCAGAGTTCACACGCACGGGAATATCAGGACATTCTTGAGAAGAACGTCTTTCAGATGTCTCACAAGAGTTTCCATCAGATTGTTGTTCTAGGTTCGTCGTCTTTTGTTCCGTTCATGCAACTCAACTCAACCTCTCGGCGTGACGTGATAGAAGACCTCCTTGACATTAACATATTCTCTAAGATGAACATGTTACTCAAGGAGAAAACCTCCCTCCTAAAAGGCGAGCTTGAGAACAACACCCATTCTATTGAAGTAGTCAAGACTAAGATAAACGCACAGAAGAAGTATATCCGTGATTTGACTGCTATCAATACTCAGCATCGTAAGGATAAAGAGGGTGAAATCTCTGAGTTCCAGACTGAGATAGAAGAGTTGAATGCGGTGAACATCACTTTATCTGAGACGGTTAACTCGTTGTTGCCAACCATCACGGATAGTTTGTCCACAGTACGTGAAAACAAACAGAAGTTAGACCAGTACTATGCACAGTTCAAGACACAGGTTAAGACCGTAGTTAAGGAAGCAAAGTTCTTCGATGAGAACGAACACTGTCCTACATGTGACCAAGATATCGCAGAAGAGTTGCGAAAAGAAAAGAAAGATTCTGCAACAGCCAAAGCGAAAGGTCTGAAGACCACTATGGATGAGGCGGAAATTCAACGCAAGATATATGAAGACGATATCGTCTCCCTTGAGTCTCGCATGTCCGAGTGTCTTGTTGACCAGAATACTCTGCATAATAACAACCAGACCATCATTCGACTTCAGAGGTCTATAGATAAACTTCGTACTGACCTCAATGATATGGCCGACAGTTCTGGTGATATGGGTCAAGCAAACTCTGATTTGTCTGAGTTAGATTCTGAATTGCACCAGAGGACTGATGAGAAGTATGTTCTTAATGAGAAGGCATCTTACAATCGTATTGCTGGTGAGTTGCTTCGTGATACGGGAATCAAGACTAAGATTATCCGACAGTACATTCCGGTCATCAATGAGTTGACCAACAAGTACTTACAGATTCTAGACTTCTTCGTTCACTTTGAATTGGATGATAGTTTCAGTGAAACCATCCGGTCACGATATCGCGACACGTTCTCTTACGACTCGTTCTCCGAAGGTGAGAAACAGCGTATTGACCTGTCCCTACTATTTACTTGGCGTCAGATTGCCAAGATGAAGAATTCTGTATCGACTAACTTGTTGATACTGGATGAGACGTTCGACTCTTCGTTGGACGGTGAAGGTGTAGATAACCTTATGAAGATTATCGACACATTGAAAGAAGACACTAACGTCTTCGTAATCTCTCACAAGACTGAACTTGAGGATGCTCACTTCGAACGCAAGCTGACATTCGTTAAAGATAAAAACTTCAGTCGAATGAAAGAAAACACTTGACACACAGGTGTAAACTCTGTATAATGATCACCATACTAACTAAGGAATACAACAATGGAACTATCTAGTCGCACGGTCGAGATACTGCGTAACTTCTCGACAATCAATCCAAACATTGTAGTCAATGGCGGTAACGTCCTGAAGACTATGTCGATAGCAAAGAACATCGTATCTCGAGCTGAGATCGAAGAGACCTTCCCGAACACTTTCGGTATCTATGACCTCTCTGAGTTCTTGTCTGTATTGTCTTTGGTGGATCGTCCATCAATCACTTTCGGTGAGAACTTCTGTACCGTATCAGACGGTAGTGGTCTATCTTCTGTTAAATATTTCTACTCAGACCCTGAGATGCTTTCTGCTCCTAAGAAAGATATCGTGATGCCTGAGTGTGAAGTTAAATTCTTACTCACTAACGAAACCCTAAGTAAGATCAAACGTGCATCATCTGCACTTGGTTATGACAACATCTCTATCCGTCCAAACGGAAATTCAATTGAGATTAATGTAGTTGATGCCAATGACTCCACGTCTAACTCATACTCGGTATTGACCGAAGGTTCTTTCCCCGAAGGAACTGACTTCAACTTTATCATGGGTGTGGGAAATATGAAACTGTTGGGTGGTGACTATGAAGTCTCTGTTTCAACTAAACTAATATCTCATTTCAAATCAACTGATTCAGATACGCAATATTTTATTGCACTTGAAAAGTCATCTACTTACGGAGCCTAAAATGACTGAAGAACAAAAAACATTAAATGACCTAGCAAACCGTGTAGCACGTTCTTGTATTGCTGTTGTCGACACTGTAGTGACCCGTGGTGGTTTTAAAGGTGAAGAACTGACTACTGTCGGTCAACTACGTGACCAAGCAATCCAAGTTGTCGCACTCTACGAAAATGTCGCGAAAGCATTTGCCGAAGAGTCTGCGAAAGCTGATTCGGACACCAAGAAGAAGTAAACCCTTATCGGTCTCTTGAATCATAATGTCTTTGCCCAAGATATGATTTGACTTGAACGTATATATAATATGCCTTATTTGATTCAAGAGACCACCTTAATTGTTAAAGTTAAATTCCAATATTGCTAAAGAGTCCGCAGTACATGTGTTGACGGGGGCAATGATTAATTATCCGCTCAACATATTTTTTCTGTGGTTAATTATAGAACAGTGGGGTATAACAGATCCATTCTGGATTACTAACATAATCACTTTCTGGTTCTCAATTACTGCGTTCACCCGCATATATATAATAAGGTCATATTCAGAAAAACGTAAGAAACGAAGGCCCGTGTAGCTCAGTTGGTAGAGCACCTGACTTGTAATCAGGATGTCGTAGGTTCGACTCCTATCGCGGGCTCCATTCCCTAAAGTGTCTAAAACGACACCCCTTCCAATTAAAATCTGTATTACCCGTATCAGAAAAAATCATACCTTTAAACTATCATTTTTGATAAATAAAGGTCTAATGGTTGTTTACATGAGAGGTTTATTGTAGTATAATAGTCCTCGTTATTTAATTATTTTATTATGGAGTTACAATGAGCAATGAGTTTTTGTGGGTTGAGAAATATCGTCCGAAGAAAGTTTCTGAAACAATCCTTCCGGATGAACTAAAACAAACATTTCAGAACATCGTAGACGGTGGAGAAATACTAAATATGATGTTCACTGGTACCGCTGGTACTGGTAAGACCACAGTGGCCCGTGCCATCTGTGAAGAATTAGAACTGGACTACATTGTTGTCAATGGGTCTGAAGAGGGCAACATCGATACCCTACGCGGCAAGATTAAACAGTTCGCGTCATCGGTGTCATTATCTGGTGGTTATAAGGTTGTCATCCTTGATGAGGCAGACTATCTGAATCCACAGTCAACGCAACCCGCTCTCCGTGGGTTTATTGAAGAGTTCTCTAACAACTGTCGTTTTATTATGACATGTAACTTCGAGAACCGCATCATCGAACCACTGCATTCAAGGTGTTCCAAATACGCCTTTAACTTCAACAAGAAAACTATGACCTCGCTATGTGGCGGGTTCATGCAGCGTCTCCAAAGAATCTTGCAACAAGAAGGTGTGGAGTACGATAAAAACGTATTGGCTAACATCATCATGAAACATGCTCCAGATTGGAGGCGCGTACTGAATGAGTGCCAGAAAGGTTCTGTCTCCGGTACACTCAATGTCCCTAACAGCGCGAGTGCAGATATCTCTGATACCTACTCTCAGTTGTTCGGTGCAATCCGTGATAAGAACTTCAAGAAGATGCGAGCGTGGGTAGTAAACAACATCGATGTTGAACCAGCGTCAATCTTCCGTAGTGTCTATGATAAGATGTACGACTATGTCGCGCCTAATAGTATCCCTCAACTGGTACTAATCCTCGCGGATTACCAGTACAAGAATGCATTTGTCGCAGACCACGAATTGAATCTTGTCGCATGTATGACTGAAGTCATGGCGAACGTGGAGATTAAACAATAAATGGGAACTCACATACGTCATTATGAGATGACTCCTGCTGATAATATTTTATATTTTCCTAACAACATTGATATTAGACTGTGTCCTAAAAACGGCATGTCTTCTATCAAAGAACTTTATCGTATCTATCGGGGCCATAATGAGTACGTAGGCCGCAAATATAGAATGGATAGCGTTAAAAACCATAGTTGTCAGTTTGAAATGCCCTTTAGAAAAAATAGTTATCGGATAGCAGTTAAACGTGACCCTGTAGACCGTTTTAAATCTGCATGTGAATATATTTTGGCCAACCAAGCGAAGTATATTAAATCAGGTCGTTTGAATGAACTACCGAGTTTAGATGAAGAGTTGGACACTGTTTTGGATAAGATTGAAGGTGGATTATTTAAAAATAATCATTTTTATACTCAATCTTGGTATATGAACAGTACGCATGATTATAATCTGATTGTTCATATTGACGAACTTTCTCAACTTATGGTATTCTTAAACGAATCTTCAGGACTTGGATTGTCTCCCGACCAGTTGGATATTTGGGATAATAAGACTTCCTTGAAAATGTATGGTGATGTGTTGACCGAGCAGCAGATACGCCGCATCAAGAAACTATACTGGCGTGATTATGAAAGCGGGTGGTGTAAAAATGAATATTAATAGTAGACTAAGTCCATTTGACTTTCTGAAAAGTATAAATGATACTAAAGTCAATCTCATTGACCAAGACCAAGATAATACCAAGTACTATAGTGGGTTTGTCGTTAATAGGTCTCTGTCTTATTTTCCGGACACGGTATTCATGTCCAATGAAATGAACAGATTACATCACTTAGATGCTAAGATGCAATACGATTTTCTTATAAATATTGTAAGGAAAAAGAAACGATTCTCTAAATGGGACAAACCTGATCAAAGAGCCGACATGGAATGTATCAAGGAATATTTTGGTTACAGTGAACAAAAGGCGAAGCAAGTCATAGGGCTCTTAACGGAATCACAAATAAAAACTATCAAACTAAAGGTAGCAAAAGGTGGAAGAGAATAATCTTGTCCAATGGAACTCTGATATGATGCTGGAAATCAGCCTGTCGGAACCAGACGACTTTCTAAAAGTCAGAGAAACATTAACTCGTATAGGTGTAGCATCTCGAAGAGACAATACTCTATACCAATCGTGCCATATCTTGCATAAACAGGGTAGGTACTTTATCGTCCATTTCAAAGAACTATTCTTGTTGGATGGTAAGAAGTCAAACTTAGAAACGTCTGATATGGAAAGACGTAACACTATCGCCACTCTGCTTGCAGACTGGGGTTTAGTGGGAATCGTGAATAAAGAAGTAGCACGTGATTGTGCTCCAATGAGACAAATTAAAATTATCTCATTTCGAGATAAGTCTGAATGGACACTACAACCAAAATATAACATTGGGAATAGCTAAGTAGTATGTCAGATAATTATGGAATATTTGAGGATAGAGAAGAAAACATACGAACTAAAACACCATTTATAGGTCGGCTGCCATTTGATATGGGGTCGACTTATAACTGGAATGAATTTATGACTATGATGGATTCTCACCCGAACGACCTTTACGACCGTAATTCGGACAAAATGCGTATTGGACTAAACTCTTTTCACAGTCGCGGTAGTGCACCGGACTTTGCACGAAGAATTTATGAAGAGATGCAAGAAGTCTTTGCTTTACACGAAAACAAAATCACGAACATTGCGTTCAGTGGTTTCGGCCGGGCAAGTGGGTCATACCCTTGGCACAAAGATTCTATGGATGTGTTTTTGGTTCAGGTTATCAGCACGGTTGGTTTAAAGGTGGAAGGTATCGACAATAACGAACCTTTCGACTTCGAGCCAGGGATGTACGCATACTTACCCCGTGGAACTCACCACCAAGTATTCCCAAGAGAGTCTCGTGTTTCATTCTCATTTGGTGTAGAGGGTGACCCAGACCCTTCAATCTATTACTAATCACTCGTTGTGGTTTATTATAAGAAGACCACGACGATTGTTTCTTGGATATCTTACAGAGATATCGAAGATAATTAAATAAAGTGATAATATTTCACTTTTCATTCTTATAATTTGTATATATAGTACCGGATGTGCCGATGGTCGGGCATCCTTTTAAACTTGCTAAATAATCTAGGAGTTAACAACATGACATTAACAGCAAAACAACTATTTCCGCGTTCGGCATTTGTCGGTTTTGATACCATGATCGATGAATTAGACCGTATCTCAAGGCGCTCGGGTGATATATTCCCCCCGCATAACATATTAAAGACGGGGAAGGATCAATACCTAATCGAACTCGCGATCGCTGGTTTCAGCGAGGATGAATTAGAAATCGAAGTAAAGAACCGAACACTGACCATTCGAGGGCAGCACAAAGATACAGGAAGAGAATATATCCACAAGGGTATTTCAACGAAGAAGTTCGAGCGGCAATTTAGGCTGTCGGAGTATGTTGAAGTAATGGGAGCTGATTTCAGTCAAGGACTACTTGCCATTAATTTGGAAGTCATAATACCTGAAAGTCAGCGGCCTCGTAAAGTTGAAATCAATGGGTCTCAAACATTAGACTCGCAACTATTAAACGAGGAGACAATTAATGCAACAGATAAAGGCCTACATGGCTAGACGTGATTCCGAAGACCTAGAAAGATTAGGTTTTATGGGTATCAATCTAGTATGTACCGTAACTGTAGTACTTTGCATAACATCTATTATGTAAATAAATAGGAGGAGTACACGCGATGTGTCTCCTCCTTTTTTATGGGTAAAAAATGAAAGCAATACAAATTGTTATGAAAGGTAATGAACGGTCTGAAGAGTATGCCTATCTCTCTCAACGTTCCTTTCAACGTGCCATCGATGATGGCTACATCGACTCCATCGAAACCTTCGATGCCATAACACCAGAAATTCCCGATTTTCAAGAACATGTGGATAAGTACACATGGTCTAAAAGTCTTATGACTCTAGACCTAAACTCAGGTAAAGACAAAGACGACCACTCGCCTTCAGAGAAAGCGGGCATGTGTTCTCACTGGGAACTTATGCGTCAGCAGGGAGAGTCTGACGAGAAGTTCTGGATTATGGAACATGACACTTGGTTACTCGAAGAACGATACGAGTCCTTCAAACTACTCTCTGAGTACGCAGAGAACACACTCTACGCGAATATAGGATTGTTCATGGGTATGTACTGCATGGACAAGAGTTTCGCGCACTGGGGTCACTATATGTTAACACAGAAGGATTTCCCTATCAACTGTGGCCCATATTGTGTTCTCCAACGTCTTTTCAGAACGTTTACCACCAAACACCTAGAACTACCAGAAATAGATTATTACGGAATTCGCAATACATCCTTGCATCCTTGGAATGAATGTGATACAATAGGCGTAGGACGTGACATTGGAGTTTACTTCAATAAACGAGATAAACACAAGACTGGTATTCCGACACCAACTACTCAGTTGATTTCAAAACGTTTGTCTGTGACCCAAGAGCATCACGGATACAGTGACAAAAACCAAGATGAACCTTGGACTAGACACAAGTTTTTTAAAGTTATTGATTGACAGGGGCGTTATATTAGTGTATAATGTGTCAACTGAATGAGAGATTTATTATGATTCTAAACCAAACTGATGCAATATATGCTGCAAACATCTTCGATGAGTTCTTCGGAAGTTTCAATCGTATTGACGAATACCAACGTTCCATAAAGATGGATAGGATGAAAACTTTCCCTGCTTCTTTGCCGGGCATGGGCCCTGAGACAGATGTCTTCGATGATTTCAACATCCACCCAAACGACATGGAGTTCTCTATCTTCGAGTGTCGACAAGACCAGTTCATGACCTACATGGAGATAACAACTTCCGCTCCAGTCGAGTCGTCAATCCCCGGCAAACAACTACTTTACATGGTCAAGGAGAAGAACACCGGACAGATATTCGGTATGATTCGTTTCGGTTCTCCTACCATCAACTCTCGTCCTCGCAATGAGTGGTTGGGTGCACCTCTCGACACCATAAATCCAGACGTGATGCGTCGTTTCAATAAGTCCGCTATTATGGGATTCAATATCGTTCCTGTACAACCAGCGGGTTTCAATTATTTGGGAGGAAAATTATTGGCGGCCATCTGTTGTTCTCATCAAGTTCGTCGTGCGCTTAACAAAAAGTATGATGCGAACATATGTCTTTTCGAAACAACTAGTCTCTATGGGTCTACTAAGTCTTCTTCCATGTATGACGGTATGCGTCCGTTCCTACGTCATAGTGGTTTGACAGACTCTAACTTTGCTCCACTTATCAATGATGAAAAGTTCCGGTCTCTCAATGATTGGTTCAAGCAACGCAACGAAGGTGACTATCTTGTTCCCGCTGACGCGTCGTCACGTAAACTCAAGACTCAGACAAAGATGGCATCTATCATCAAAGCGTCACTGAAGGGTGTGGATGATAATTCATATAATAAGTTCTGTCAGACAATTGTAGATGCGAAAGGATTGACAGAACGTAAGCGTTCGTATTATAGTACGTATGGTCATGAGGCCCAGTCAGTCAAGGACTACATGAACTTGAAGACCGACGAAATCAAACCATCAGAAAACTTTGACAGATTCGAAGTTGAGAATGTTATTGAGTGGTGGCGCAACAAAGCGTCTAAACGATATGAGACTCTCAAGTCCGAAGGCAGACTACGCACAACAGTTGAGACGTGGAATGTAAATGCTGATGATATTGATATAATCAGATAGAACGCTTGCCATTAAGGTAAAATTGTTGTATAATGAACGGGTATATAAAGGTTTATATACATTTGTAAGGCATTCATACCGGATGTCAAAAATAAAATAATCTAGGAGATTATTATGATCAGTAAAAGTACTAAATTTAGTGAAGTGTCTGGGGCACTTTCAACCCTCACTGGTGTTGTATCCGTTCAGGAAATCATCGACACCATCCTGCAAATCGACAACTTCAAGTCAAAGACATTGGCCAATATGGTAAGCAACGCTAAATATAACCCCAATGAAGTTGGTGTTGTTCCTCTAAGGGAACTTTATGTCGATATGACTTACCAACGCATTCTTCGTCTTAAAAAGTTAGTTAATAAACTAAAGAAGATGAATGGATATGATATGTACTCAGCTGGGGTTATTGATGTAGCAATCCGACCTTGTGGTAATAGTTATGTGTGGGATGGTCTAAGGCGTTGCGTCATGGCTGGACTATGCGGATTGACTCATGTGAAGTCATCTCAGTTTATACACCCAATGAGTTCTACACTTAGGGATTGTCAGAAACAAGAAGCACGATACTTCAAGTCTCGTAATGCGGATAACGAAAATATGAAGGCGGAAGAAATTTTCACTGCGGAAGTTGTCTTTGGCGACCCAAAGGCTTTGGAATTTCTTGAACTCATCAAGAACTGTGCACTTGATATTGAGGGGTTAAATCCTGGCGGTAGAGTGTTTGGTGGATTTGTCGAAGTTCGCAATGTTTATTTCTCTGAGGCGAATGTCCATAGTTATATGTCAGATGAGTGGGTAAGAAACGTTGATACTTTCATAACTGCTTCGGCGATAATCAGAACGGTTTACCCAACTGGGGTTTTATCAGGATACTTTCTCACAGGATTAGCACATCTTCTCAAACATAACGATGATTGTGATTTCTCGTATGATACCGAAGAAATTATAGATGCATTTAAGACCTATGCCGTTACTTACCCTAAACAAACGGATGTGATTCGAGGTAGATTGGCTGGTAACGCAAAGGCTAGTATCGCGTATCTTATTGCAAAAAGGGTCTTAAAAGACACCAATGGTCTTGTCGATTCTCTGAATTTGAATAGAGAAGATATCGTATTAATAGATGATTTGATTGACGAAACGGTTTGATCTAAGTTCTATAAACAGGGGGGTTGACAAGACCCCCCTTTTCAGTTATAATACGTCCTTACTATTGGGAAATTGACATATGTCTAATAAATTCTATACATCTGTCGTCCGATATGGCGACAAACTACTATACCGTGGATATGACGAAAACGGTCTCGCGACCAAATCTCGTATTCCATTCAAGCCCACACTATTCATGTCCGGAGAAAGCGAGGAAGGTTGGACTACCCTAGACGGTATTCCGATGCAACCCGTTATCTTCGAATCCATGTCAGACGCCAAAGATTTCAACAAACGTTATGAGAACGTCTCTAACTTCGAAATCGCAGGCAATACTAACTATGTCGCACAATTCATTGCGGAAGAGTGGCCCGATCGTATCGAATATGACCGCAGTCTAATCAAGACCGCTAACATCGATATTGAGGTCTTCTCGGCCGATGGTTTCCCTGCCCCCGAAGATGCGGCACATCCTATTACCGCTATCTGTATGCGAGAGAACACAGGCACTTACTGGGTCTGGGGTTGTGGTGACTACACAACCACACGTGAGGACATTCTATACATCAAGTGCGACAATGAGATTGACCTTGTACGCAAGTTCGTTCGTCGTATGGAAGAGTATGCGCCTAACGTGATTACCGGATGGAACACACGATTCTTTGATATTCCCTATCTTCATAACCGAATGGTAAAGTTGTTTGGTGACGACACTCTAGCAAAACGCATGTCTCCGTGGGGACTCATCCGTGAACGCAACACCACTATCAATGGTAAATTGAACCAAGAGTTTATTCTCGAAGGCATCGAACAACTCGACTACTTGGAAGTCTTCAAGAAGTTCACCTACAATACTCTAGGACAACAGGAATCATATCGACTCGACCATATCTCCCACGTTGTGTTGGGTGAACGTAAACTCTCGTATGCTGAACATGGAAATCTCCACACGTTATACGAGAAGGATTACCAGAAGTTTATTGACTATAACGTGAAGGACGTTGAGTTAGTACATAACCTAGATGTCAAACTCGACCTCATTGATTTGATTTTCACTATGGCCTATAAGGCGGGTGTGAACTACAACGACACTCTGGGTACTACTGCCATCTGGGACACTATCATCTATCGACTGTTGAACAAGCAGAAGATTGCGGTTCCTAAGAAAGTTGAGAAACCCAAGACATCATACCCCGGCGGTTATGTGAAGGAGCCACAGGTGGGTTCTCATGATTGGGTCACGTCGTTTGACTTGAACTCTCTATATCCAAACATCATTGTACAATATAATATGTCGCCCGAGACTGTTATGGACGGTTTCCAAAATGGGGTGTCTGTCGATAAGTTCCTCGACGGTTCGGTCAATATCGGTCAACGGGGGTTCTCTGTTGCTCCCACTGGTATTCGATTCACCCATGACCGTGAGGGTGTTATTCCTACGGTGATTAAGCGGTACTACTCCGAACGTCGTGTAATAAAGACTGAGATGTTGAAGGCCCAACAGGAGATGCAGATTAATCCGTCCAAGGAATTGGAATACCGGATATCCTCTCTCGACAACCAACAGATGGCCATTAAAATTCTCATGAATTCACTTTATGGGGCCCTAGGCAATCGTTGGTTTAGATATTTCGATCAGCGTGTTGCAGAGTCTATTACTCTTGCGGGTCAGTTGGCAATCAAGTGGGCAGAACGTGCGGTCAATGGTGCGATGCAAGATGTTCTGAAAACAGATGAAGACTATGTCGTCGCAATCGATACCGACTCCGTGTATATTCGCATGGGCGATTTGGTCGAGAAGTTTGCCCCGAAGAACCCTGTCAAGTTCCTAGACAAGATATGCGCAGACCACTTCGAGAAAGTACTGGCAGACTCTTATGCGACTATGGCAGACGCAACTGGTGCCTATGAGAATCGCATGGAGATGGGACGTGAGGTGATTGCAGACCGTGGTATCTGGATGGCTAAGAAACGATACATTCTCAACGTGCACAATAACGAGGGTGTCCAGTACAAAACTCCCAAACTCAAGATGATGGGTATCGAGGCAATCAAGTCGTCGACTCCGCAAGTTGTCCGTGATAAGTTCAAGGAAATCTTCCGTGTTATAGTAGAAGGTACTGAGATAGACACTCAAGGATATATTCGTGACTTCCGGTCTCACTTCAAGACTCTTCCTCCCGAAGATGTGTCCTTCCCTCGTGGTGTTTCTAATCTCGCCAAATGGAAAGACCGCAAAACTATCTTCAAGAAGGGAACTCCCATCCATGTGCGTGGTGCCCTGTGTTACAACAATGCGATTGTCGAGAATGATATCAATCGACGATACGAGTCTGTCAAACAGGGCGAGAAGATAAAGTTCGTCTATCTCAAAATGCCTAATCGTCTGGGTCAGAATGTTGTGTCATATCCTCTCAACTTGCCGGAGGAACTTGGTCTCCACAAATATGTTGATTACGACCTGATGTTTGACAAGACTTTCCTAGACCCTCTGATTCCTATTTTGGATGCGGTGGGATGGGACGCAGAACCTCAGGCCTCTCTTGAGGATTTCTTCGGTTGACAGACACCAAACTTTATGATATAATGGTCACATGAATTACGAATTAACTATATTTAAAAATCAGTTCGATAACAAGACCCATCGCCATATGGTTCTTGATGATTGGGACAAGTTCGTAAATGTCCTACTAAAAATGTATAGAGAGAAAGGAGAGAAAGGTGGAAATAATTCTAGTCCTCTTATTAGTCCTGCTGTTTTCGAAGTGGATACTACGCGTAGTAATAAATCTACTCGCTATTGGGGTGGTTGGTGTTGCGTTGATGTTGATGATCACGATTTCTCTAGTAATGTACGAGTCCTTAACCAACAGCTGCACGAACTCTTTGGGCAGTACGACTACGTTGTGTACAACACTGCATCAAGCAGAGACGACCATCTCAAGTTTAGAATCGTATTTCGATTAGACGAACATATTGATAATGACCGCATCAAAGCATTCTGGTATGCACTGAATACTGAGTTGGGTGAACTGGGTGACCCACAGACCAAAGACCTCGCTCGCATGTATTATGTCCCCGCACAGTATCCGGATGCTGAGTCTTTCTTTATTACTAACCAAGGGGGTTCTCTAAACACCTCTGAACTGATTGCTAAACACCCATACCATGAAAAGACTGGTAATACCTTCCTAGACAGGCTTCCAGTAGAGATGCAACAGGCGGTAATTCAACACCGTAAGGACAGTCTAAATAATACCGACTTCAGATGGTCGTCATACCGCGACTGTCCTTTCTGGCCTAAACGATTAGGCATCGAGTACCAAACAATCAACGAAACTGGTTGGTATTCTGGGATGTATAAGATAATGCTTGCGATTGCGGGTAATGCTTATGCGAAAGGATATCCCATCACTGCAACTCAGATTGCAGATATGTGTAGAGAGTTTGACCGTGAGACTGGTAGTTGGTATGAGAACAGACCCCTGACTGTAGAAGCAGACAGGGCATTAGAATATATTTACAGGAATAGTTAAATGAATAAAGTATTAGTAACAGGAGCCGCAGGTTTTATCGGTTCCCAACTCGCAAAACGTTTAATGGATCGCGGACTTACTGTAAAGGGAGTTGACAACTTCAACGACCACCTTTACACACCTAAGCTTAAAGTAGATCGGATGAAACACTTCAATCTAGATATCTGGGGATGTGACCTAAAAGACGAGATTAAACTAGAAGCACTATTGCGAGACTTCCGACCCGATACTATTATTCACCTTGCTGCAATGGCGGGCGTTCGGGATTCTATGGGAAAGGAGAAGTCGTACCACCAGAATAACATAGATGCTACACAGAACTTGATTGATATCTGTAAGCAACATCTTCCTGATACCCGTATCGTCTATGCATCAACCTCGTGCGTGTATGCGGGTTCTCCGGTTCCGTGGACTGAAGGTCAAGAGTCTGGTAAACAGTTGAACGCATATGGTTATACCAAGTGGGCAAATGAATGTCAGTTCCAGTCATCTGGACTGAACACTACAGGTCTACGATTTTTCACAGTATATGGGCCTTGGGGTAGACCTGATATGGCATTGTTTGACTTCACTAAGAATATACTTGACGGAAAAGAAATAACAGTGTATAATTACGGTGATATGAAACGTGACTTTACGTATGTGGAAGATATCCTTGATGGTATTGAGGTTGTCCTAGGCAACAATGATATCCCATCGGGAGAAATTTTCAATATAGGTCGTGGTGAACAAGTCGGATTGATGGACTTCATCTCCGAGATTGAGAAGAACACAGGTAAGGAAGCAATTAAGAATCTTGCTCCTAAACACCCTGCTGATACTCTAGAGACTTGGTCAAACACCTCCAAACTACAAGCACTTGGTTATGAACCGAAGGTTAGTATTACAGAGGGCGTTGAAAAATTTTACGAATGGTATAAAACTTATAATGGGATTAAATAATGACTAGAGCAACAGCAGACGATGTTAACACACGATTTCGAATAGGAATCGTTGGACATGGATTTGTTGGCCAGGCAGTCGAGTATGCGTTTATGCATCCGCTTGTCGACTTCAACTACTATGACCCCAAATATGAAACTGACCTTGATGACCTAACAGATTTCTCAGCAGACCGTCATCCTAAGTGTTTCTTTATATGTGCACCTACACCATCTGCTGATGATGGTTCGGTAGATTCTTCTATAGTAGAAGAGTCAGTGATTAAGTGTCTTAACTATACTGACGCTCTTGTCGTAGTTAAATCTACAATCACCCCCGAATCTATTGACCGTCTTTACTCTACTATGAGTAGGGAACAGGTCGATCGTTTCGTTTATAACCCTGAGTTCTTGACAGAGAAGAATGCTAAGGCAGACTTCGTTGGTGCTAAGTTCCACGTCATTGGCGGTATGCCAGTAGCCGCACGAGAACTCATTGACGTGTATGAGATCTTTGGTGCGTGTGAGTCTAACGACTATCATCGTATGACTGCGTATGAAGCATCGTTTGTGAAGTACACAATCAATTCATTCCTATCTACGAAGATTACATTCTTTAATCAACTATATGATCTAGTCAACCTTTATGGTTGCAACTATAATACTATTGTCCGAGCAGCAGGTAAAGATGATAGAGTAGGTATGGGTCACACCCGTGTGCCAGGCTTTGATGGTAAACGTGGATTCGGTGGCGCATGTCTTCCAAAAGACACGAGAGCATTCTTAGACTTCTCAACACATGAGTTTGCTGACGGGACTACAACTAGTTTCGATTTATTGCATAAAGTACTTGACATCAATAGTGCTTATCGTGTACAATATGACCTTGATGAACGTGAAAAAGTTAATAACATTACATTTGTAGATTTTGGAGGAAAAAATGTCGATAATGGACAAACTAAAGAAGAACTCGAAGATAAAGGAGACAGCGACCCTATCAACGAGTAAATTCTTCACAGAGAAAGATATGGTACCAACCGATGTTCCGATGGTGAATGTTGCATTGTCTGGTTCCGTAGATGGTGGTATTGCGCCAGGACTTACTGTCCTTGCAGGGCCATCTAAACACTTTAAGACATCATTCGCATTGCTCATGGCAGGCGCATATCTTAATGCGAAACCTGATGCGGTCATGTTGTTTTATGATTCCGAGTTCGGTTCTCCTCAATCATACTTTGAACAATTCGGTATTGACACTAGTCGTGTATTGCACACACCTATTGCAAATGTCGAAGAGTTGAAGTTTGACCTTATCAGCCAACTAGAGAACCTGACTCGTGATGATGAGGTTATTATCGTTATCGACTCTATCGGTAATCTTGCGTCTAAGAAAGAACTAGACGATGCGTTGAACGAGAAAGGTGTTGCGGACATGTCACGTGCGAAGGCACTGAAAGGTCTGTTCCGTATGTCGACTCCATATCTTGCGATGAAGAACATTCCGATGCTTGCAATCAATCACACTTATAAAGAGATTGGTCTGTTTCCAAAAGATGTAGTTAGTGGTGGTACTGGTATCTATTACTCTGCCGACAATATCTGGATTATCGGTCGTAGACAAAACAAGACTGGTACTGAAGTTACTGGTTACGACTTTGTCATCAAGGTTGAGAAGTCTCGATTCGTGAAAGAACAATCTAAGATTCCAATCTCAGTCTCTTGGGACGGTGGTGTTGAGAAGAACTCTGGTCTCCTCGAAGTTGCATTGGCTGGTGGATATGTTATCAAACCAAGTAATGGTTGGTACTCTCGTTGTCATGGAACCGAAGCAGAAGATAAGAAGTTCCGTACCAAGGATACTCTGTCCAATGAGTTCTGGGCACCTATTTTCGAAACAAGTGATTTCGCTACATTCCTTCAACAGACTTATCAGATCGGATACAAGAGCGATATCAATCCCGAAACCTTCGTTGAGGAAACCGTAGCATGAAAGAATTAGATTTAGATAAACCGTCAGAAAATCTAGATTATAAATTAGTCCCTGTAGTTGCGGAGGGCGTTGATGGGTGGAACGTAGATTTACTACGCGCACCCTACAATGATGTAACCATCCGTTATAATAATGTTCGTATTAATGGTGATGAACAAAATATAACTTTCGACTTCGATGTTGTTGACACAGAAGACCCAACCGTGTATAATGTAGACAATGTTGACCTACAAGGGTTTGTAGGTGAAGTACTAGGTGATATTTTAGAAGCAGCCATCGAGACTGGTTCAATAAAGAAAAAGGATTCAAATGACGGACATCAATCTACAACAGACGATTCTACGGAATCTACTGACTAACGATTCGTACATGAGGAAGGTTGCCCCCTTCCTCTCCCCCGAATACTTCGAAGGTACTTACAAAAGTATCTTCCAAGAGTTCACTGCGTATATCGCCAAGTATAACAACCTCCCCTCTAAAGAAGCTCTCAAGATTGAGATTGATTCGGAAGATAGAATGTCAGACGAACACTATCGTCACACAATAGACATTCTTCCCGACATCTTCAAGTATGCTGAAGAAGACCTGTCATGGTTAGTAGAACGCACTGAGAAGTGGTGTCAAGACCGTGCAGTATTCAATGCAGTGATGGAGTCTATCTCTATCATCGATGGTAAACACCAAGAACTATCCAAGAATGCAATCCCTGATGTATTGTCCAAGGCACTGTCCGTGTCCTTTGACACTAACATCGGTCACGACTATCTAGAAAATGTAGATTCTCGGTGGGACTTCTACAACATGGACGAGGAGAGAATGCCTTGGGACTTGGATTACTTCAACCGTATCACCAAAGGTGGGTTACCTAACAAGACTTTGAATATCGCTCTTGCGGGTACTGGTGTCGGTAAGTCGTTGTTCATGTGTCACGCTGCGGCAGCTGCGATGAGTCAGAATAAGAATGTTCTGTATATTACTCTAGAGATGTCCGAAGAACGTATCGCAGAAAGAATCGATGCTAACTTACTGAACGTCCCTATTGACCAGTTAGAACATCTTAGTAAGGATATGTTCTCAGACCGAGTGAAGAAGGTGGCAGATAAGACCACGGGTAAACTAATTATCAAAGAATATCCGACAGGTAGTGCGCACTCAAACCACTTCCGTGCGCTCCTGAACGAGTTGAAACTAAAGAAGAAGTTCACCCCAGATATAATATTTATCGACTACCTGAACATCTGTTCGTCCTCTAGGATGAAGTCTATGGGGGGTGCTATCAACTCCTATACATATATCAAATCTATCGCAGAAGAGTTGCGTGGTCTTGCTGTTGAGTTTGATGTTCCGGTAGTATCTGCAACCCAGACTACCCGTTCCGGTTATAGTAATGATGATGTGGGTCTTGAGGATACGTCCGAATCGTTCGGTCTTCCCGCCACGGCAGATTTGATGTTTGCCCTGATTAGTAATGATGAACTGAATGCACAGGGACAGATATTGGTGAAACAGTTAAAGAACCGATATAATGACCCTGGCCAAAATCAACGATTCGTTGTAGGTATTGACCGAAGTAAAATGCGTTTGTTTGATGTCGACCAAAATGATTCTCCACTAAATAAAGAAGTAGACCATGGCCCAGTTTTTGATAACTCTAACTCAGGCCAACGAATTTCTTCTGAGAAGATGAACTTCGAAGGCTTCACACTATAAGGAGTCCATTATGGATCCATACGCGCATACTTTTATTGCGTTGGCGTTACTTTTTACCTCACATTTCTTGGGAAAGAAGATAGGAAGACAGGAAGGAATAAGCGCGGCAGTAACTTATATGATAGAAATGGGTGCTTGTACAGAAGAAGATTTGCAACGAGCGAATGAGAAATTTGCTGAAGAAGAGGACGATGTTTAGTAATGAGTGAAGTTGTTATTCGTAATAAGGAACTGTTGGGAGTGCTCGACAGTTTCTCTGATGAGATGTTATCAAAACCTTCTTATAACGATGAGAAGTATTGGACATATCATGAGTATGATGATATCCACAAGGGAGAGTACTACACCTCTCGCGAGTATCTTGATGAATGTTTGTCTAGATATCCTGAGTTAGTAGGGCCGCCTGACCGTTACTTCGCTCAACCTATCTCTAAGATGGTTCGTGAAGATAAGGAAATGTGGGGAGACTTTATGCAGAAGGTCAAGTATGACTTCGCTGCGGAGATTGGTGCGCACACGTCCGCATTACTCTCCTATTACCCGCCAGGCGGTTTTGTCGGATGGCACACTAACTATGATGCGAACGCGTATCAAGTCTTATTTACATGGTCAGAGACCGGAGATGGTTTCTTTGAGTACTATGATAAGAAGACTGATAAGATTACTCGTATCCAAGATGTGCCTGGCTGGCAATGTAGACACTATTACTTTGGTGCGGGACACGAAGAAGATTTACACTGTTGGCACGCTGCTTACGCGGGATGTCAACGAATTACACTAGCGTATAAGTTTGTTAATAATGGTAGTGTGAACAACCCTGAAGATGCGCAAGCGAGAGCAATGCGTGATATGTTAATTGATGAAATTGAGAGTGAAGAATGAAAAATAATGAAGTAGTTACGGTAGTTACAGTAAGTGGTGAGTATGTTGGCCGGTTAAAGAATACCAATAGCAATGGTGCAATTACTATTAAAGACCCTCGCATGTTGATTCATGGTGAACAAGGTATTGGTTTCGCCCGTGGTGTTTGCATGACAAGTAAAGAGAACCCTGAAGAGATTACGTTTCAACAGTATGTACTATGTACCGAAACTAACGATGATTTCTCATCAGCATGGACTGAAGCGACTAGTGGAGTGAAAATAGTATTATGATAGGCCCAGATAAAGAAAAGGTTGCAGCGGCAATCCGAGAGATGTCAGACAGCATGTTACGTATTGATGCAGAGAAAGAGTTGATGAAAGACATCGTTGATGTCACGAACGAGAAATACGGTGTGGACAAGAAACACTTCCGAAAGATTGCTAACATCTTCCATAAGAGAAACCTCGAAGAATCTCGAACAGAAACTAATGAAGTTTATGAACTTTACGAGGAACTGTTTAAGTAATGTTGTTAACTGCCGGTTGTAGTTTCGTCTGGGGTGATGAACTAGAAGGGTTTGACCAAGACCCACCCACACATTGGGGATTCACGTTTACTTCTATAGTCGCTAGGAAACTGGGATTGGACTATGAGAACCGTGGTGTGTGTGGTGCATGTAATGAAAAGATATTCCGCGAGATCACAGACTACCTTCATGAAAACCCTAACAAAGTAACGCACATGGTTGTGATGTGGTCTGCGTGGCAACGTTCGGAAGTTGTAGAGTATATGCCCGATGCCCGCGATGTGAAGATTGGCCGTCAAACTGACACTACGCAGTTCTCTCAGTTACGCACTGAATTGATATGGGATAGAGACAAGAGACGTGTGATGAAAGATTGGTTTGATACTGCTTATGACTCTAAGACCGATATTATGCACACCCTAAGTAAGATGAAGATGATGGAGTCTTATTGTGATGCAGCTGGAATCAAACTGATACAAGGTGTGTTTCATAAAAGAAACTGGTCTAATGTTATGTCGGTATTGACGGACATGCCTGCTGATGATTCTTCTAAGAAGATTTTGGAGAAACCGTTCAGAATAGACTCTATACCGGATTACAAGAAATGGTTAATTTCTTCTATAGAATCTCTTGACGTTGACAGTAGAGTCGGACTAGGAAAGGGCAAAGACCTTTACACTCTCTGTAGGGAGTTAAAAGACATGAAAGAGTTTGGACATCCTGGCGAACGTACCCAAGAGGTCTTTGCAGAGTTTTTGATTGAAACTTTTGAAAAGTCAAATCAAAAAGAAGTATAAATAAACACACTAACTAACATTAACTTGTGGAGAACGTTATGAATGATACTCAATTTACCCTTGGTCTTTTTCTAGTCCTTGCTATTGCTGTTGGCATATGGTTAAGTAAGAGAGGCGAAAATACTAGAACTGTTATTACAGGCCCTGCGAAGATGGACGTTGACGAACAACGCGAAAGGTTCCTTGCTATGACAATTGCGGAACTGAAGACTTATATCGCATCTAAAGGCAGAACAGGTCGTCTTCCTTCTCGTAAAGCGGAAATCGTTGAAGTTGCCCTCCAACTATGGCGAGCACAACCGTGGTAAAATCATTTAAGTCCTTCTTAAACGAAGGTGTCAACGACCCAGCAATCTTCAAGGCAATCTTTCTCGCTGGCGGCCCAGGCTCTGGTAAGTCATTCATTGTCGGTAAGACAGGTCTGACTTCTATGGGTTATAAAGTTGTTAACTCTGATGATGCGTTTGAGAACGCCATGAAGAAAGCATCTATGGAAATGAATCCAGATAACATCTTCTCCGTAAAGGGTCAAGAACTTCGCGGTAAAGCAAAGAGCCTTACTGACATCAAACAATCGATGTACATCAGAGGTCGTCTAGGTCTTGTCATCGATGGTACTGGTAAAGACCCAAGTAAGATTGCAGACCAAGCAAAAGAACTCAAGAAACTAGGTTACGATGTCGCAATGATTTTCGTGAATACTGACCTTGATACTGCAATCTCTCGTGATGCACAACGCGCACGTACACTAGGTGCCAAAGGTGTTACTGAGTACTGGAAAGCGGTACAAAAAAATATTGGTAAGTTCCAACAGATGTTCGGTAAGAAGAACTTTCTAGTTGTGGATAACTCTGAAGGTAAGGACTACCAGAAAGAGACAGTCCGCGCATACCGTGATGCTACTAAGTTCACTCAAGCTCCAGTAGAAAATGCTAAAGCGAAGAAGTGGATTGCCGGAGAAAAGAAAAAGAAATGATTGACAAGAATAGTTCATTATAGTATAATAACTCAACAACTTGAGGAACTATAATGAACTATCAGTCAAATCTCGCTAAAGAATATGCTCTCCTACTATCTAAGGTAGGGGACAGTCCCACCCCCAAACAACAAAAGAAATTAGATAAACTTCTAAAACTTTTACGAAAAACTGTTTGACATTCCTCTATAAACCCTGTATAATAACTCTTTATTCATTAGGAGAATTTTATGGTACGCTTATCGATAGGGATTGTTATGCTTGGTTTTCTAGGTTACATTAGCCTAGTCCATGCAGAAACTCCAAATATGCGCGATAACGAAGAAATCAACTGTCTTGCATTGAATATATATCATGAGGCAAGAAGTGAAAGTCTCGCCGGTCAGTATGCAGTTGCGGATGTTACTCTTAACCGTGTACAACACGGAAGATTCCCGTCCACCATTTGTGGAGTTGTTAAACAAGCCGTACTGAGTCAGTGGGGATTAGACCGAGGAATGTCCATACCGAGAAAGAACATGTGTCAGTTCAGTTGGTACTGCGATGGTCTTGCAGATGAACCAGTAGAGACATATTCTTGGTTACGTGCACAAGATATAGCACGAGACATGATTTTCACTAAGAAACACCGAGGACTAACTGAAGGGTCTACTCACTACCATGCAAACTATGTCAGTCCTAAATGGAGTTCTCACTCAAGTATGAGATTGATTGGTAGGATTGGTGACCATATCTTCTATAAAGAGGAGTACTAATGCCGATAGATTACGAGTCTATGCCAACAGGTCTATTTCCAGAAGATTCGGAGGTAAATAACGCATATATACTATACGACCACATGGGTGGACTGATATGCGTTCATGGTGATGCGGACGGTGCAATTGAAAGAGCAGTCCAAGAGGTCACTAAAGACTATCAGTATGACACAGTACATGTTGATGTCTTTGATTGGGCAATCATGGTTTCCAGTGAAATCGGTGAAGTCACAATCTTAGTAGAAAAAATTTATTAATGTCCCGTTCGTCTAGAGGCCTAGGACACCGCCCTTTCACGGCGGTAACAGGGGTTCGACTCCCCTACGGGACGCCATATTGAATGAAATGTTTTTTTTGTATAAATAGTACAAACACATTTACAAATTTATAGTGAGATGATATTATGTCTAACGATACCCAGACACCTAACGTCAATATTGGAGAACAGAACGTTCCTGAAAATTTAGCAGAACAGAGTGGATTACCTAATATGTCAAGTACAAAAGTATTTAAAGTAGAGACTGATATGCTCGTCTTAGGTGACGTGTATGCAGACAACTTTATTGGTCGCGGAGCAGCTGGTGGTACTTATGCTACGCAAGTAGGATTTAATCCTAATGATCCATTGGATGTTGCTTCTCTGGTAATGGATGCTGGTACTGATGGTACTGACGGTTACCTAAACATCGCTAACATTACAGCAGACGGTACTGTAGACTTTACTGGTGCAACTTTAATTGGTATTCCTGACTTAGTAGGTATATCGCTGACAGACCTTTCGGTATCGGTTAATGCGGTCGGTGTTGCAAATTTAGAATACGATAACACGACAGGTGTTTTCACATATACTCCACCTTCGTTTGCTGGATATTTACCAGTATCGGGTGGTACGTTAACCGGCCCTTTGACTACCTCTGCTGACATTAACTTTGGCGACAATGACAAGGCTACGTTTGGTGCTGGTGATGACCTACAGATTTATCATGATGGAACTCAGAGTAGAATTGTTGACGCAGGTACTGGAAACTTAAAAATACAAGCACAAAACTTTGCAGTTAATAATGTTGCTGATGATGAGAATATGATAACTGCTGAGCCTGACGGATTCGTTAAACTTTTCCATAATGGGTCTGAAAAAATAAGAACAGACGACACAGGCATAGACGTTACTGGTAGTGTTTCACTTACTGGCTCAGTTGTAGCAGGCACTGGAACAACCAACGCTGCCACTCTTAACGCTTACTCTAAGACTGTATCTACTAACCTGCCTTCAGCATTGCGAGTCATTGAGAACACTGGCGCTTCGTCCTACTGGGACATAGGCTCAACTGGCGGCGCAAGTAACAACTTAAACTTCTATGCCAACGCTAACACTACGCCTAAGATGACTCTAAATGGCGCAGGTAATTTGCTTGTGGGTAAGACTGTTGCAGACCTAACAACCACGGGAATTCAGCTTTCTAGTGCAGGTTTTATTTCAGCGAGTAGACCAGACGTTTCTGCCGTGTTTAACCGCAGAACAACTGATGGCGACATTATGCTGCTCCGCAAAGACGGCACAACCGTAGGTAGTATTCAATCTCGCGCTGGGCTTGTATCCACAATTATCTTAGACCCAAGAACCAACGGAGCAGGACTGACAGGCGCATCTCAAGAGATACAACCGACAAACGGAGACGGAACCCAAGTTGACGGCGTGATATCTTTGGGCGATGACAACAACGGCTTTAAGAACTTATATTTAGGAGGCGGTGTCTACTTAGGCGGCACAGGTGCTGCTAATAAGCTGGATGATTATGAAGAGGGTACTTGGACTCCTACTTTAGGCGGTGGAGCTACAGCTACAGACATGACTGGTATATACACTAAAGTTGGACGTTTAGTTACCGTCACTCTTGCTTTGGAGGCCTCAACTATAACGGGCGCTCCTAATCATATTATTACAGGCTTACCTTTTGCAAATGGGCCTAAAAGGTCTTCTTTTCCTGTAACATATTTAAACACATTTAATGTTGCTTGTGAAACTGTAGGCGGAATTGTACAGGGAAGCACCTCACAACTAGAGTTTCTGGGTATGATACAGGGCGGTAATTGGGTCGTTGCAAACTTGACAGCAGGCAGCTCAAGATACGTCCATGTAACCGCATCATATCAAACAGCATAACAACCATACGCCTATCGGACGGTAGGCACAGACAGGAGCAACACAATGGCTTTAGAAAAAGTAATATCAGAAGACAAGATTGAAATCGTAGGTGAGTTCAAAGCAGTACAAGTACGAACCTGCACCAAAGTCTTAGAAGACGGCGTAGAGCTATCTTCAGGCTACCACAGACACGTCATCACGGCTGGTCAAGACTACAGCAACGAGTCAGCAGAGGTGCAGGCTATCTGTGCTGTTGTGCATACTGACGAAGTAGTTGATGCATACAACGCATCACTAAGCGAAGATTAAAAAAATCGACAACTCTTAAACCCTTTAATAAGGAACTATATTATGCCAACTAAGTACAAAGAAGATACTATTGTAAAAGACCGCATGACCGGAAAGATTACAACTCAACGGTTTTTTGTAAAATCCCTTTCCACCGAATCTCTGTGGGAAGAGTTCGATAAGTGCAGAACCCCGAAAGTAAAAGTTAAATTTCGTAATGAACTAGTGAAACGTGGGTTTTCAAATCAAGACATATTAGAACACCAACCCTCTTGACACATAGAGGGTTTTGTAGTATAATATCGTCTTAGTAGTAAAGAAGAAATTATTCCAAAGTAGCTCAGTGGTAGAGCAGTTGACTGTTAATCAATTGGTCGTTGGTTCGACCCCAACCTTTGGAGCCAAAATGCGAGTGTGGCGAAATTGGTAGACGCGCAAGATTTAGGTTCTTGTTGAGAAATCAGTGGAGGTTCAAGTCCTCTCACTCGTACCAAATTATTATGAACCAGTGAGACTAGTATGACAATGAAATCAGGAAAGATCTGGGGACAGACAGAACTAGTTCACGCGAACGGTGTTCTTGAGTTTCATCGTATCGAGTTTAAAAAAGGTTTCAAGTGTTCCGAACATCTGCACGAACACAAATGGAACGGGTTCTTCGTAGAATCCGGTGAGATGATTGTGCGTGTTTGGCAAGATGACCAAGATGGTCTTGTTGACGAAACCATACTACGTGCGGGCGAGTTCACCCAAGTCAAACCAGGCAAGATCCACCAGTTCGAAGGTCTCAAAGACGGAGTCGCGTTTGAGTTGTATTGGGCAGAGTTCAATCACAACGATATCGTTAGAAGAACTATTGGTAGTAAGTCCTAATGAGTAAACCTGATACTAAATGGTATCCTGATAATCTTGACTGGTATGTGAAATGGGCTGCGACTGTTTGTATCATAATATCGGTAATGTTTAGACAAGCAGGCCCTGAGTATAGGTTATACGATCTTGCCGTAGGAGTAGTCGGCACGGGTCTTTGGGCGTGGGTATCAGTGATGTGGGAAGACCGTGCACTGATTATACTTAACGCAGTTATGATGGTAATGCTGGGATCAGCACTTTTGAGGGAATTTATATGAGTCAGTTAATGTACGCACACACTCCACCTTACACCAATGAGACGGTGGAGTTCGAAAAATATACTAATGGTACATCAATGAGAGAAGCCGGTGACATAGGTGTCATTGATTACAAATTTAACGAAGGTAAACTTATAGAAGAGTTTAAGAGTTACATTGACTCTACTTACAATGCACACTATTGCACTTCTGGTATTCAATCCAGTGAAGTCATTATTGATCGCGGCCATGGTATGGGTTTCTTTCTAGGTAATGTGGATAAGTATAATGCACGTTATGGAAACAAGGGTGATGTATCAGATCACCGAAAAGACCTTGTAAAGGTATTACATTATGCTTTATTAGCATTACACACACATGATTTGGAGAATAATTGATGGTCGACACAACAGCAGGCGCAGGCGCTAATGCCGGTGCAGAAGGTGGAACTGATAACACAGACACTAGTTTAAACGGAGAGTACCGAGCAGGTGCTGGCATTTATGTAAATGCAAGTGGTCAGTGGACAGATCCAGATGGCAACACCCTAAGAGGTGAGGCATTAATGAATGCAGAGGCTAATGCGTCTGCGAAATATGGTGTTGGTTATCGAGACGATAACTTATATCTCGAAGCAGTTGCGGAAGCGAAACTCCGTGCAGAAGCTGCATTGAAGGCAGAGTACCAGAATGGTGACCATGCAGTAGGTGTAGAGTTATATGCATATGCAGAACTCTACGCATGGGCAGGAGTTGATGCAAACGCAGGGTCAGATGGTTGTTGGTTTGAGGGTGGTGCAATCGCAGGAGCGAAGGCTGGTGTAGGTAACCGCACTTACTATACTAATGAAAGTCTAGGTCTTGCTGTAGTGAACGACACTTCTGTATCAGTTGGTGCACAGGTAGGTGGAACTATCGGTGGTGGTTATCAAGTCCCAGATTGGAACAAGGACAGCAAACCCATTACGATTGGCGGGTCAGTAAACCTCGCGTTTATTGTTGGTGTGAAGACCGAAGGAACTGTCACTGTAGATGTTGACCCCGCATATGATGTTGTAGAAGACAGTATCGCCCCAGTGCAAGATGTTGTGCAACCAGTAAAGGACACTGTAGATAAGATTGTTGCTCCAGTCGTCGCTCCAGTAAAAGAAGTTGTTGCTCCGGTACAGACTATCGTCGACAAGATTCCTACACCTACAAATCCTTTCAAGAAGAAGAAAGGAAAAAAGTGGTTCTAAATGCTATATCTCGGATATAAATTTAAGATAGATACTAACGGATTTGAGTTGTTGAGTGAACACGATGACGAGGCTTTGGATTTGTCTAACTTACCCTTTAAAGAAGGTGATGTGTTTGTTCTGACAAAGACTGAAGACGACCACACTTATTTAAAAAGAATTTGGACTGGTAGTGCTTCTTAAAAGTTAGAATGGTATAAATAAATACATCATTCTAATAAAGAGAAGTATAATGGCACAAGGTATCTGTAAAAATTGTGATACTGAATTTCAGTATTACCCAAGTCAATCTAAGGGCATCTACTGTAGTAATAAATGTCAAGGACAGGACGTAGTCAAAAAGAAGTTGGTAGAAGATTCTAACTACAGAGAAGGTATCAGGAGATATATCAACGAACTATATGACTCATGCTCCGAATGTGGAGTGGGAAGAGAATACAACGGAAAGACTCTAATATTACAGGTTGACCACATCAACGGTAACAATAGAGACAATCGCATAGAAAATCTGCGGCTGTTATGTCCTAATTGTCATTCTCAAACGGAAACATGGGGAAACCCTAATAAAAGGACTGGTAGTTCAGTTGGTTAGAATACAGCACTGTCACTGCTGAGGTCGCGGGTTCGAGTCCCGTCCAGTCCGCCAACTATATTGTAGGTACAATAATGAAAAATATCTTAACTATACTTTTATTAGTTTTTCTTACCGGCTGTTCCGGTACTGGATATAATGATTGGACAGAAAAGGAACAGACCAAATACAAATACTTTCTAGCGTTGCAAACAGTGGACACACTGCAAACTTATAAAGCATTAAAGTATGTATGTACCAGTGATATGCCCCTTAACGAGTGTCTAGAGGAAGGAAATCCTGTATATGGAAATAACCCCTCACCTCAAACACTTGTAGGGGTTAAACTATTGTCGAATCTGTTAATATATGCCGCGCTTAGGGGCGATACAACCTTAATGTCTCGCGAAACATCTCTTAATATTATGAATACTGCGACTACATTAGTAATAATCAACAACCAAATACAAATTAATAAGGTATTTTAATAACGTATGTGTTTTATAGATATTTTAATAATAAGTATAGTGACTTGCATAGTCATCTACTTTGCTTTTTTTCGAGAAGATTAATTTATAGTCCCGAAATGACTCTAAACTTGTGCTGGTCGTTACGCCCGTCTCCTGAGTAAGAGGTAAACTGCTCTCCATATACGGAGATTAGCTCAGTCTGGCAGAGCACTGCGTTTGGGACGCAGGGGCCAAAGGTTCGAATCCTTTATCTCCGACCACTTAATTATAAAGGGTCTGATTCCCCTTTTAAAATAACTGAATCAGTGGTGCCCAGTAGAGCAAACAGGTTTGGGGTGTCGCCAAGCGGTTAAGGCCTCGGGTTTTGATCCCGATATCGGAGGTTCGAATCCTCCCACCCCAGCCAAACTTTTTTATAAAAAGGGTTGACAAGCAGTAATTATTAGTGTATCATACGTAGTAAATGGAGAGGTGGCAGAGCGGTTGAATGCACCAGTCTTGAAAACTGGCATACGTTAATAGCGTATCGTGGGTTCAAATCCCACCCTCTCCGCCACTACAATTGAAAAGAGTTATGAGAGGCTCTTATATTATGAATAGTAAAATTGCGTTGTTGTCATCGTCTATATTCCTAACTGCCTGTGGTTCCGGTGGTTCTGAGACTACTCCGGTAGAACCTATAACGGTTACTCCGCCCCCACAACCCACAGCTCTAGAAGTTTCTATTGGTGAACTTCGTGATATATTGAGTGTAACCTCACCGACCGGTTCCTATGAAGGTTATATCCTACCAGAGAGCGATGACTTCTTAAACATCCCACAAGACCCTAGTAATCCTATTACCTCGGATAAGGTGGAACTCGGCAAGTTGCTTTTCCATGAAACTGGTATGACTTCGACCGAGACCAATGAAACCGATATGAACAACACATGGTCTTGTGCATCTTGTCATAATGGTCAGAACGGATTTAAGTCCGGTATTCGTCAAGGTATTGGTGAAGGTGGTATTGGATTTGACCATCGTAATTTCGCGGAAGGTATGGAAGAGTTTGCTGATGTACAACCTTTAACATCGCCTACTATATTGAATACCGCATACCAAGAAGTTATGTTATGGAATGGCCAATTCGGTAATGTGATTGGTGGTATTGTCAATATTGGTATAGATCCTGAACGACACTTCACCGAGGGTACTCCGAAGGAAGCTAACTTACGTAACTTCTCTGGTCTGGAGACTCAGGCGGTTGCTGGACTAGGAGTGCATAGACTTAATCCTGGCGAAGAGGGTTCTATCCTTACCACTAATGAGAAGTATCAGATGATGTTTGAAGCGGCATACGGTACATCTCAACCAGACGACATGTTGGAAGCAGCTGCACTTGCGATTGCAGCATATGAACGTACTGTACTTGCAAACCGCGCACCCTTCCAGAGGTTGTTGCGAGGTGATGAAAATGCTATGACCCTAGAACAAGTCGAAGGTGCGAAGGTGTTCTTCGGTAAAGGTAATTGTGCAGGGTGTCATAATGGGCCCGCGTTATCCTCACCTGTCGGTTCTTTGGCGAGTGAAGTGTTTATGACTCTAGGTTTCCATGACTTGGATATCTGGGAAGAGACTGTTGGTGAAGTGAAAGAAGCCGACCGAAAAGGTCGTGGTGGATTTACTGGTGACCAGATGTCTGATTTTGCCTTTAAGGTACCACCCCTATACAATCTTAAAGATACTACTGTATTCGGTCACGGTGGTTCTATGTCATCTATAGCAGATGTTGTACGATATAAAGTAGCAGGTATTCCTGAACATCCACAGGTAGAGATAACTGATTTGGATTATCGGTTTGTTCCTCTCAGTCTGACTGATGAAGAGACAGACAACTTAATTTCTTTCTTAGAAGAGGGTCTATACGACTCAGACTTGATGAGATATGTACCAGAAGAATTACCAAGTGGTAATTGTGTAACTAACAATGATGAAGACTCGCGTAGAGATTTGGGGTGTAATGACAATGGATTATAATAATATAGAAGTGTTGACAGGTTCGAAGAAAAAGTTATTAGATAGGATATCACGTAAGGCGTCTAGACGAACAGACTATATAACTGTGCGTATAGAACAATTGACTGTAGAAAGGGATAATCCGAACAATTCAGAAGAAGATTCTAATTGGTATAATAGAATCATTCAGGAATTGAAATGGGCCGACCAGTTGACTGTAGAGTAAAGAATTTGCGGAGGCCAGTTATTGGGTCTATGGGTGCCCCCCATTGAAGGTAGGTGAAACTCCTACACTCCGCTCCAATATTGCGGGTATAGCTCATTTGGTAGAGCGCAACCTTGCCAAGGTTGAGGCGGTCGGTTCAAACCCGACTACCCGCTCCAAATCTAAAGGTGTATGAATGGTAAGCAGAAACGATATAACCGGAGACGCCATACAGTCTAAGACGTTATCAAAACAAGGAAGAGATAACTGGGACAACATCTTTGGTAAGAAGAAAAAGACCGAGGAATCGGTTAAGAAAGAGAAGGTTATAAATAGAGATAAGAAAGTATAGAGGTAGGAGTGTTTGTAAATCGCATTTATTATAAATATTAGTGTGATTAACAAAGGAGAGCATTATGAATAATGGTCGTTATCATACTGAAGAGTATAAACAAAAACAAACAGCTGCTTACAATAAAAGATTTGGTGAAGAAAAAGAACATAGTAAAGACTGTGTTAGGTGCGGAGAATCATATACCGTATTCGGTAGAGCACTCACCAAGAAAGTGACAGAATCTAAATTCTGTAGTAGAAGTTGTGCCAATAATAGACAAGACTATTGGAATAAAAACGCTACTAACTATAGAACTCTATGTTTTCGACATAATCCTAAAGAATGTAGGATATGTGGTTTTGATAAGATTGTGGTGGTTCATCATATGGATGAGAACCATCATAACAATGATATAAATAACCTTATACCATTATGTCCAAATCATCATGAAATGTTTCATAGTAAATACAAGGAAGAAGTAATAGCATTATTGGGGGAATAGTATAACGGGATTACTGCGCCCTTGCACGGCGTCGATCGGGGTTCGATTCCCCGTTCCTCCACCAATTTCCCCACTGTACGGGGCTCGGTACTAAAAGAGATGAACATTGCGCCTAACATTGCGCACTAACTTGATAACTGCGATCTCTCAAAACGTGCATGTTAAAAATGCCAAGCAGCAGAGAATTAAACCTCTCGCAAGTTAAGGTTCACCAAACCATAAGAGTACCATAAAGAGCCCCGTACTCGTGGGGATTCTTACGTGACCAACAGTCCTAAATTGGTCACCTATCACCCTTGACAAATCCATTCAAATCCTTTATAATAGGGGTATATTAAATTGAATTGGATTATATTATGTTTACACACGACCCTATACCTTTGACTGAAATGACTGCCGCTATTCTCAGCGGTGATTGACTCGTCTGCTATCAAAGCCTATAATTAGGGCATCTGGTGAGAGTTCTGGGACGGCCTCCAGTCTCACGACGCTGTAGAAAGCTTAGCCGACAAGTAACATCGAAGAAACCGCTTTTGGGCGGTTTTTTTGTGCATGAGAAAAATGCCAGAGCAGTAAGTTAAGGTTCTCCAAGACATAAAGTACCCTACAAGAGCCCCCGTATTCGTGGGGATTCTTATTTGACCAATATAGTAAAATTAGTCACATTTACCTATTGACAAATCCATTCAAATCCTTTATAATAGGGGTATATTAAATTGAATTGGATTATATTATGTTTAAACATGTTCCCGTGGAACTGACTGAGATGACTGCCGTAACTACGGACACTGGTCGTCAATACGAAACCCCCGAAGGTATCACCTTACCTTCTATCACTACTGTTCTTTCTATTCTCTCTCGCGACTCCATTGCTAAATGGCGTGCTCGTGTTGGTGAGAAAGAAGCGAACCGTGTCTCCTATCGCGCATCTACGCGTGGTACTGCGGTTCACGAAATCTGTGAACAGTATGTCAACAACGATCCAGACTATGACAAGTACATGGCTATGGATATCGACACTGGTGAACAGAAGTTGACCAAACGTACTCCTGACCTAATAGATTCCTTCCTAAAGATTAAACCAATCCTTGACGAACGTCTTTCTGTCGTTCATGCTCAAGAAGCACCACTGTACTCTACCCATCTGGGTGTTGCCGGCCGTGTGGATTGCGTAGGCGTCTTCGATGGTAAATTGTCTATCATCGACTACAAGACTTCTATGAAACCCAAACGTCTTGACTGGATTAAGAACTACTTCATGCAAGAGTCTGCATATTCCATCATGTGGGAAGAACGCACTGGAATGCCCATCACTCAACTCGTTACAATTATCTCCGTTGATAATCACGAACCTCAAGTGTTTATTGAACATCGTGACAACTGGGTACGTCCACTTCGCGACACTATTGCCCAATATAATGAAGAAAATAGTGCAAATGTTCTTGACATATAAATAGTATCTGTTATACTCTATAGAGAGTAAAGAGGACTGGTTAATGGCAAATTTATCATACAATGAGATAACGAGAGAAAATAGAGAATATCGTTCCGAAGTTCTCGTGCAAAAAGTTTTTCAGATGGATGGTAAGTCTAATAACTTTGTCACGGATGACGGCATTCTCGTTGCTGAGTATGTTGTTATCAACAACACGAAGTACTCTAGTGGGGAACCAGTAGACATTGCTGGCAAGATTCTTGCTCTGAAACTATTACCTACCAATCAACGGAAGGTAATAGTTGGTGGTAAGATGCAAGGCCAGAGTTCCAGAGTCGAACTGTCTCTCGGTAAATTGGAGAAGACCGAAGAGTTTGGTGGTCAACCTGCTGGCGGTACCAGAGTAAACAAAGGGATTAAGTTTGAGAAAGACTTCGTTGAAGTATTGAACGAACAACTGTCTGGTTTAAAAAGTAATAAGACGTATTCAAAAGAAGTCGAGAAGGTACTTGTTAGATGTGCTGAGGAGATGAGATCTCCGGTAACTGAAGTTATTGCGGAAGGTGGTATGAACCAAAGTCGGCCCATTAAAATGCAAGGTAACCAGTTGATTATTGCTCCATATAATCACGCAGAACACGGTAAAAAGTTAACTGACATTACATTAAAACACGCTAACGGAAAGTTCAGTTACCTTTCATTGAAGTTCTCAAGTACTTTGACTTTCATGAACGCTGGTGTTGTTCAGATATTTACTCCGTCTGACATAAAGTCTGGGTCAATACAGACTACTATGGGCAAGGCTATATTAGATACCTTCGGTATAGAGGATGATATATTCTGTGATGTATTTAACAATTACGGAAGAAAAAAATTCCCTAACGTCAAGGCAAAATTAGATAAACAAAAGTTAAAGAAATTCTTACAGACTTGTATTGGTTCTAATTATTGGATGGTTCACGGCATGGAAGGCGGTAAGGTGTACTTCTGGGAAATGTCTGACTCTAAGAACCCGCAGTATGCCACTATCACTGGAGATGTCGAGATACAATACGGTGGTAAACAAGGCAACGGTAAGCGAATAGACATTGTATTCAGTAATCGATACTTCGACTTTAAGGTAAATATACGAAACAAACAGGGTGGAATCTATCCATCGCACATAATGTGTGATTATAAGAGTAAACCGGCAACTGGTAAAAAACTATTATAGGGGAACAATTATGGCACAATTTAGTGTAGTAAGACAACAAAATTTATTCAACGCAGACCTCCACGAAGTGGTGATGCTTGCGGACAAAGACGGTAACATCCTAAACACCTCTGGTGCGGCAAGTAACATTCCACTTGCAGCTGGTGCTCTTACAGGATACAATCATATCAATAAGTTTGGTGCGACCGATGGAGACGTAACGGCCGGAACTATCTGGGACGGTAATGATGGGTCTATCGCATATCCATATCCAGCTAACGGTTTAGTTTCAGTTTCATCTGCAACTGAAGTCGGAGAAGAAGTAATAGTAGACGGTCTGGATGAGAACTATAATCTACAGAGCGAAACGATTGAGATTGGTGCTACGGGCACACTCATATTCTCTCGTGTGTTCCGTGTTAAAATGTCTACCGTCACAAACCAAAGTGATATTGAGATTAACTTAGGTGCAGTACTCGCAGCAAAGATTATTGCTGGACTTGGTCAGACATTGATGGCAATCTACACAGTACCGGCTGGAAAGACCGCGTACTTGTTAGGTATTCACTTGGGTTCTGACAAAGCATCGACCAACTCACGAATGACATATCGTTTGTTCTGCCGAGAAATTCTTAATGGTGGTGTGTTTAGAATCAAGGCGAATCTAAACGCAGCAGGCGGACAAAGTTTGGATATCTCGTATCCAGTACCTTTAGTAATCCCTGAAAAACATGACATCCAGATTGATGTGCTTGCTGGTCAAGCAACTCAGGTATCCGCAACATTCGATATAATTTTGGTAGACAACGTATAATGGAAAACTTCGCAGACTTCATAACGGAGAGTAAAAATACTCACATGACTCACATTGAGGACAAAGTCCTTTATGGTGGTGTCCAAGGAACCCGTGAGGCAATCTTTGCTCTTCGGGGTCTGCGAGATATGTTGGCTGGTACTTCTAAAGGGAGTGTGTCCGTAAAGTGGGATGGCGCTCCTGCTGTCTTCTGCGGTACTGATCCAAGTGACGGTAAGTTCTTTGTTGCTAAGAAAGGTATCTTCAATAAGAACCCAAAGGTCTACAAGACAGATGCCGACATCGATGATGATACTTCGGGAGACCTGAACGCTAAGTTGAAGGACGCTCTGCGGTATCTTCCTGAGTTGGGAATCAAGGGTGTTATTCAGGGAGACTTCCTGTTCGGTAAAGGTGATGTGTCTACTAAGACTATCGATGGACAAAAGTATAGTGTGTTCCACCCGAACACTATTGCATATGCAGTACCGTATGACCAAGGGAAAGAAGTTCGTGATGCAAAGATTGGTATAGTATGGCACACTACCTATACTGGGAGCGACTTTGAATCGATGAAGGCCTCTTATGGAGTGGACGTTTCTAAATTAAAAAAATCTAGGAACGTATGGTCTCAGGACGCAATGTTGAAAGATGTGACCAAAGCCACCATGTCAGAGAAAGAAACCAAAGACATTAATAAGACTCTCACTCAAATTGGTAAGTTATTCAAACAAACCTCTGCAACAACTCTACGTGCATTAGAGAATAATCCTAAACTCGCACAGTCGATTGAGACATACAACAACTCTTTCGTTCGTGCCGGTGCATTACTGCCCGACTCAAAAAAGCATGTTAACGGATTGATAAGTAATAGACAAGCTTACTACAAAAAAGAGATTGACAGTAAGAAGTCTGAACGTGGTAAAGAGACGTGGAGACAGAAGTATGCGGACGAAATGGAGTTCTTTTCTGCTTCAAATCGTGCAAACTTAGTTAAAATGTTCGAATTGCAAAAATTAATAGTTTTAGTCAAATTAAAACTTATAAATAGTTTAGACAAACTTAAATCGATTGATACTTTCGTGAAAACTTCTGATGGTTACAAAGTGACTGGTGAAGAAGGTTATGTAGCAATTGACACACTTGGTGGTGATGCGGTGAAACTGGTTGACCGTATGGAATTTTCATACAACAACTTTTCATCTAATATATTAAAGGGCTGGGACTCAGCCCGAAGATAATAATGGGATAAACCAACAGAAGGATTATATGACATGTTGTCATTTAAAGATCTCATATCTGAAGTTTTAGATATGCAGCAACGCCGCAAAATGGCGATGCGAATGAAAAAGAATAAAGCTCGTATCGCAATGGCACGTAAGCGTGCCGAGAGAAAGTTCGCCTCTATGGACACCCTAAAGAAGCGTGCTCGCCGACAGGCGCGTAAGGCTATGGTCTCTAAGATCACTAAGGGTCAGGATAAAGGTGAGATGTCTGTTGCTCGTAAGAAGGGTATAGAGAAGAGACTCGAAAAACCTGCGGTACAAGCACGTATAGATCGCCAAGCTAAGAAACTTGTAAAGGTTGTTCGTAAGCAAGAAATCGAACGCAAAAGAAACAGGTCTAAAGGCGATAACAAGTGATCAAGAATTTTAGTCAATATCTTGTCGAAGAAGAACGCGAAGTATACTTCACGTTTGGTCGTATGAATCCTCCTACGATTGGTCACGGCAAGGTAATGGATACTTTAGCGAAGAAGTCCGGTAAAACGGACTATAAAGTATTTGTGTCACAATCACAAGACGCAAAGAAGAATCCGCTATCGTACTCTGATAAAATCAAACACACAAGAAAAATGTTTCCGAAACATGCACGGAATATCATGGTGGATAAGTCTGTTAAAACAGCTATCAACGCCATGGTCGCACTATATGATCAAGGTTACAAGTCAGTAACTATGGTTGTTGGTGACGACAGAATTACAGAATTTGATGTCCTGTTGAATAAGTACAACGGACAGAAAGCAAGACATGGTTTTTATAACTTCAAGAACATCAAGGTGGTATCTGCCGGTAAGAGAGATCCAGACGCTACTGGTGTTGAAGGCATGTCTGCTTCTAAACAAAGAGAGAACGCAACGAATAATGATTTTGTTTCTTTCTCGCAAGGTGTTCCTAAGTCCATGTCAAATCCAGACACACGCAAGTTGTTTAACGATGTGCGTAAGGGTATGGGACTAAAGGAAGCCAGTGAATTCCGTAATCACCTAGAACTTGAGACAGTATCCGAAGCACGAGAGAAGTTCGTGCAAGGAGAATTGTTCGAGGTAGGGGATGTGGTAGTAATCAAAGAAAGTGATGAGATTGCTACCATATCTATCCTAGGTGCAAACTATGTCATCGTTGAGACTAACGAAGGCAAGAAGATGCGCAAGTGGTTAGAATCTGTGGAGTTAATCTCCGAAGATGTGACCCAAGGGCAACTTAACGATTTAGAAAAGTTCGGTGACCGTCTATTGAAGAAGTTCAATATCGACATCGAGTTTACGCGACACTTCGCAGACCGTATGAATGATACCCGTAACAAACCCGCTATTAAGGTAACGGAACTTCAACGGTTGTTCAAGAAGATTGCAAAGAACAAGGGCAAAGGTGTAAAACAGCATGGGGATGCTGAGGCGGTATTGAAAGATATGCAGTCAGACCTAAATTTACCTGTCGTTGTAAACTATAAGAACGGTGAGTTCGAAATGGTTAACAAGACTATAATGCGTAAGAAAGGGTTTAAGACAACTAGTCCAGTCATCCAGTATGAAGGACAAGACCCCGATATAAAAGACCGAGAAGGTACTCAACCGGCTCGTTATCACAAAGGCCTTGCAAAGTCCACGAAAGCTAAACGTGACGCACACTTCAAAAAGCATGGTAAGAAAGCAGATGACGATTCCTCTGCATACAAACCAGCACCTGGCGATGCGGCCGCTAAGACCAAACCATCAAAGTATACCAAGTCATTCAAAGACATGTATGACGAAGATTGTTGGGACGGTTACAAGCAAGTCGGTATGAAAAAGAAAGGTGATAAGACAGTTCCTGATTGTGTTGCAGAAGAGAATATCGTAGGTGTTAATGAAGGGTTCATGGATAAAATAAAGTCTAAGACCCTGAACAAAAAACAATACCAACATGCGTTGATGACCTTGAAGAAACTTCTGACCCGTAAGAGCAACGGCTCTCAAGGTAAACTGAGTCATGGTACACAGTATTATGCACAGAAGGTCGCCAAGACATATGCGGGTATGGACGATAAAGTACTTCACGATATGTTAGGAGATTGGAAACCATGATTAATTTTAAGAAATACCTTGACGAAGGTCGTTATTCAGTGTATGATACATTAGATCTGGAAGAAGGCCCAGACGGTATCGCTTCTAAGGCAAAGAAGTCAGGTATATCTCCAGAGACTCTAAAAAAGGTTTATAACCGTGGAGTCGCAGCATGGAAGACGGGTCACCGTCCAGGCACGACACCACAACAATGGGGCCACGCACGAGTAAACGCCTTCATAGTTAAAAAGAAGAAGGGTGGTCTTAACCACGACAAAGATTTAGCATAAGGATTAGTTATGAGCAAGACTAAGAAACCACGTAACAAAAAGATGTCACAAGCCAAGAAGGAAAAGTTACAGTCTACTAGTTTTGAAAACAACCAATTTAGTACAATGGGGACGCAAGGCCCCAATTTAAAAATAAATAATACAAACCGAGCAGCAACGAAAATGATTCGTGGCGCATCAAGAGGAAGTTAAACGTGAAACAGTTTAGTGAGTTAAGAGAAAGTCTTGTAGAAGCAAAGGAATTGACCTACACTGTAGTTCATGCTAAGAAAGGTAAGGTAGTAGTTACTGCACCTACTTCATATGATGCGGCACAGAAAGCGGCTAAGAAATGGAAACTAAAGTCTACTGGCGGTGTTGATGCTTATCTTATGAAAGAATCTGTTGAACTTGACGAAGCATACCAACAATTCTTAGATAAGTCACCTAGTAACTGGGGTGAAGAAAAGGTAGTTGCTTACGGAACCAAGAAAGGTTACAAAGTGATTGGTGTATGTGGCCACGGTAGGGTAGACGGTATCGTACTGTTCGGTCTTGATGCTGGTGATAAGTCATATGTTGGCAAGGAAGCAAAGGTTAAGACTGGTCAAACAGTATTCCGTTATGCTACTCGCAACAGTATGGCAGGTGACATCTTTCCTTTAGTTAAGATTGATGTTAAGAAAGGTCTTCTATATAACCTGTCACAGAAGTCAAGTGACGGTGAAGTCGATTATGCAGAGTTCGAGAGTAAGGGTATTAAGTTACGTTACCTACGTCTTGCGGCAACTGCCAACCTTCGTGACATTACTGGGTTCGACCCAGGCTTTGGTTCGATGAAAGAGTCTGTTGAGGAAGGTAAGAAACCAGTATCACAGATGACTCCTGCTGAGAAAGCAGCAGATGCTAAGAGACGTAAAGATTACAATGCTTTTCAGAAGTCTAAGCGTAACGAGTCTGTAGACCTTGAAGAAGGTAGGATGAAAGAGTTCCATGGCTATATTGACCAAGGTAAATCTGCACAGTGGATTGCTAAGAAGATGGGTCTGGACATGAAGACCGTAAAGGCTTTAATGGACGATATAAAAGAATCTACAGACTTGTCGGAAGCAAAGGACGATGATTATCGCCGTCTTACACATGCAATTAAGACTACTCCTAAGCACAGACGTGATAAAGTCGCTATGGCTTCCCAGCCTGCCAAGACAGACTTGAAAGCAGTTGCTAGACGTAAAGCGATTGAAAAACATCAAGAACGCATGAGAGCAAAGAAAGATTCTTACTGAACTGAGTACAAAAATGAAATCCTTTAAGACACATCTAGAAGAGTCTACCAAGATCAAATGGAAGAAAGTTCCTGACGGTTGGGATGGTAAAAAGAAAGTGTTCAAACACGTTACTTCTGATGGTATGTATGAAATACGTTTATCTGGTGCTGATTCTATGAAATTTAATAAAGATGGCAGTCAGAAAGTGTTGCCCACTGTCTTCGATAAGAGTGGAGACACTCCGAGATATCCCGTAACTGGATATAGGAATGTTGCTACTGCTAAGGCAGAAGTCGAACGTTGGATAAAGGAACACTGATGAAAAAATTTAAAAAGTATATAGATGAAGGTTGTTGCGAGTCATGTGCGTCTCTTGACGAAGAACTCGAACTAACTGAAACAGAATATCAGGGTAATACTGTTACTCTGAATAAACCCGTACGTGGTGGTTCTAAGAAGTTCTACGTATATACCAAGAACGAGTCAGGTAATGTCGTCAAGGTTTCATTCGGAGATCCGAATATGACCATTAAGAAAGACAACCCTGCTCGTAGAAAAAGTTTCAGGGCGAGGCACAATTGTGCAGACCCTGGCCCGAAGTGGAAGGCGCGTTATTGGTCGTGCCGTGCATGGTAATTAATTCGTATAAATACACCCGTAACTTCTAACTAATAAGTCAACAGTATATAATAACTATATCAAACAAGACTTATATAATACACATTAATGGGATGATCGAAAATGGCAGATAACTCAACATTAATAGACCATGTGCAACGTGAAGAGCAAAGACTCGCAAGAATCGAAGATAAGATCGATAAACTTTCTGATGCAATGATTGACCTTGCACGGGCAGAAGAAAAACTTATCAATATAGAGAAGGCAAATTCTCAACATTTCGAGAGAATGAATCGTTTCTCCATGCGAATGGATGATATGGAAGATTCTCTTCAAGAACAAGGTAAAACAGTTAAGGTGATGCAATATATTATTACATTGTCCGCAACCGTCTTTGCTGGTGTAGTCGTCAAAATTTTCTTTGACGCATAAATTATTTAACGGAGACTGATAATGTCAAACATTAATAAAATCATGGAGGCTTACTTGTCGATGAAGGTCTCCGAGCAGGAACAAATCGCAGAATCTTGCGGTACTGACAAGAAGAAAAAAGAAGTTGAAGAGAAGAAACTCGACCCTGTCAACGATGCAGAGAACGATAAGAAGTTCAAAGACCGTAAGGACAAGGACATCGACAACGATGGTGACGTAGATTCTTCGGATGAATACCTTCACAAGAAGCGTAAGGCGACTGATGACGCTATTGACGGTGGTAAGAAACCTGCTGTTAAGGAAGAGAAAGAAGAAGACGAAGACGAAGACGAAGAGAAGTCTAAGAAGAAACCTTTCCCACCTAAGAAAAAAGATGAAGAAGAACCAGAAGTAGAACCAGAAGCTGATGGTGACTCTGATATCAAAAAGAATCCTAAGACTGCTGATAAGAAAGCAGAGATCTCTAAGATTGAAAGTGTGGACACTCGTTCTGCGTTTGAAAAGATGTGGACTGAGATTGTTGAAGCAAAAAATGACCCTAAGAAAATCGCAGCAGATGGTGAGAAGTATGATGACCATTCTTCTGAACACGATAAGAAAGTCATTGATATGCACAAGAAGTCTGATAAGAAGATCGAAGACCAAGAAGAAGAAGGTCACGATGTTACTTTTAAAGCGGGCGGTAAGGATATGAAACAATCTCCTGCTCGAAGTGGCGCTGACAATCTAAAGAACGGTGATAAGACTCCACCAAAAAATAAATGATTGAGGATTAAATTATGATGTCTACTATCTTTCACTACGTAATGAACCTGTTCCGTCAAGACCCTCCAAACGAAGTTGTTAGGTCTCCGGCAGTAACGCCACTTCAGATGATAGAAGATATGACTAAACGTGAACTAGATGAACTAGGTGCAGCGAACGGTGTACGATTAGACCGCCGCCGCAGAAAGTCCGTACTGGTTGCGAAACTGAAGGAAGCTGGAATCCACCACGGATAACCCATGTCCTTTAAATATTATGTCTTGACGAGCGGGTCTCTTAATGCTCTCGCTCGACAATTTGAAACTCTAAAATCTAACGAAACCGTAGTCGTAATCAATACCTTGAATAAAGGGTACTCTGATGAGGCTGCGGGGTTTTGTGCGTCTAACGATATTGAATATCATATCACCGAATCCGATGGTACTCCCGCTACAGGTAAGAACTCTGTACTGAAACTCTTTCTAGAGAGTGACAACGAGTATATGGTACATGTCGACGGAGATGACCTCATCACTCCCTATGGTAGAAACCTCTACCGAACCACTGCCTATCAAGAAACTCCTCCAGATGTTGTGTGTCTGTACAATCAGTTATGCGTCCAAAATTATCAAGAGGGTTTCTTAGACCTGTTTAGAAAACAAGTAGATTCTCAAACTGTCGTTAGGAAACATATGTTTATTCCTCCTAGTTATCGGCCAGGGTTTTCTCATGCGATAGACGCACAGGGTGTCCGTAAATATAAATCCAGAGTGACGGAAGATGGGGTTAATAGTTTGGTCAGATATTGTGAGGGGACATTATCTAAAGAGGATGCTCGGCGCTGGTTAGAGAACAAGGTATATCTTCATGACTTTGCGATACGTCATGGTGACCGACGCAATACTCTAAATCGTTTAGTGTTCTTCTCTCGTAAAGCTGCTACTATGATGAACTACAACCCAAACCTTGTTGTCGGGGAAGATATCGTACAGTTCCATCTATTAAAGAAGCTTGCCCACGAAGGCAAACTAGATATGCAGATACGTAATGAAAATCCTAAGTACAGTTACATATACATCTCAAACGAATATAGTGTTACACGAAAAGAAATGCCGGATTGGGAATGGATGGAACCTCTTATCAAAGAACTAAATAAGATGGAACCGGAACTGCCGGACTTTACATTAAATGAGTTTAAAGACCCATACTATGAAGTTGAACAAAAATAACCTTATTGTGTACGCTGCAAAACATTATTACAACCCTACGCATATTGATGGGGAAGAGTTTTTTGACGACCTCAAACGATTCAAGTATGTGAAGAGACTTATTAATAGGTACCACCAAAGCGGTGACCTCGCTGAGCGTCTCATCCTAAACCACCTAATTGTGATATTCAATGTGTTCGGATATGAGGCGGGGGTGGAGATGTTAGCGTTAAAAGTACCACTAGACCAGTGGCCAACAATCAAACCATTCCTTGTTTTTCTTCAAGCGATAAAAAATGATGACATTACAGGTATCGAAATGGATAAATACGTAGTAGAGAAATTGAGAGAAATAAGATGGGCATCCTAAAGTCAGCTGCAGACGTAGTCTACACAATTAGATTTTTAAAACTACTCGTTACTAAGTTCGAGGATACAGGTGCGTTCAAAGCTGGTATCATTGATAAGGACGGTAAGAAAAATCCAGACTTCTCTATGGACAAAATGGATGACCGAGAAGCATACCGTGACCACTATACATCGTTCCATCGTCTAGTATTTAACCTCAAGAAGATTATGGCTAAGGCGCCTGGTGGTTCTTCGGTAGTCGCACGATATGGTGCCGCACTTGCATTGATTAAGGAACACGGAGACCTTTCCGATTCTAATATCCAGAAGATTCATGAGGCGTCAGGTATTGACATCTTGGATGTTCTCATGGAGAGTTCCCAATGGTACGTATTGGAGAACGGGTCTGTTGGTCAAGGGGTCTATCGTATGCGTAATGACTCTATGACGGACTCTGCGGACGAACTAGTACGTAAGGGTGACCAAATCCGCATCGCAGAGGACAGTCTATCCCATGACATCTTGGGCATCTCAATTTTCGAAGGAACCCACTTACGAACAGGCAGACGTGTTCTATTCTCTGCCAACGAGATAATGAAATGAAAACATACGAAGAATTCATGAAACAGTTTGACGAAGAAATTGCCAATACTACCAAAGGTGTTGCTGGTGCCGGTGATAATCCAGACCAGACTGTCATAGTACGTAAAAAACATGACCGCAAGAAGAAACGCAAAGATGCTGCGGCAGTACTCAAAAGAATATTTCCAGATAAATTTTAATTAAGCCCTTTACAAAGTAGTTTAAATACTATATAATCCTACACCTTAGATAAGGATTATGTTATGAAATTACTGCACCATGCTGACTACACGATAGTCATTCTCGAAAAGATGAATGATGTCGAAGAAGTTGTCGAAGAACTCGTTCCACACCAATTCTGTGAGAGTAATGTAATCTATGTTGCTATGCAAGGTTACTCCGTTTTTGACAGAATGTCCAAAGAAAGATTCCTAGTAAAAAATCCAGAGAACCCATTCGATAATCATCTGATGTGGGAAGGCCTCTTTGACTCCGAAAAACAGGAAGAATACATAGAGAAGTGTTGTAAGAAGTTCTGGGAGACAGGTAAACAGATGCTCATCGAAGACTATGAGTACGAAGAAGATGAACCCTTTTATGACTACAGCAAATAGGTAACCATGTCAGGACTATCCAACCATATGAAGGACAATACTTTTTTGTATAAAGTTCTCTCAGACATTGACAGAAAGGTATTTATTGCGTATAATGTACGATATTGCACATATGAAGAGAAAGAAATTTTCGTGGTGGTGGTGTCAGATGGTACGGACAAACATATTGATAAGTACTGGAGTGATATCAAATCTCGGTGCTTAGACAGGGAGGTTCTGTTAGAGTACATCATCGTTACTGATGAAGAATATAATAAAGGGGTTCGTGGTAAGTTCCCTTATAAATTACTTGAAAGTGGTTATCTCTCTATAAACGGAAGATAATCCAAATTTTGGAATACTAATGACAGTCGAAGTGAAATATGATAGAGATGACTTACTTACTGATTATGCAGTAGGTATGTTAAAAGACTTCTATATGGTAGAAGGTGAAGATTCGCCACAAGACGCATATGCAAGAGCATCAACCGCATGGTCGATGTACAAAGGACAACTGGATGAAGTCCTAGCACGAAGACTGTACGAATATGTTTCCAAGAAATGGTTCATGTTTGCATCACCAGTACTGTCAAACGCACCTTCAGCTGAAGGCAAGGGGAAGGGATTGCCCATTTCATGTTTCCTTACTTATGTACCAGATACTCTAGAGGGACTTATCGAGCACTCTTCGGAACTGCGATGGTTGTCCGTTATGGGTGGTGGTGTAGGTGGCCATTGGTCGGACGTTCGTACGGTCTCTGACATTGCGCCTGGCCCGATTCCGTTCTTACACACTGTAGATGCCGACATGATTGCTTATCGTCAGGGTAAGACGCGTAAGGGGTCATATGCAGCATACCTAGACATAAGCCATCCAGACATTATAGAATTCCTAAATATCCGTATACCGACAGGTGATGTTCAACGGAAAGCTCTGAACATTCACAATGCTATAAATATATCCGATGAGTTTATGACTGCGGTTATAAACAACAAAAAATTCGACTTACGTGACCCGAAGGACGGTGCAGTTAAAGATTCTGTAGATGCACGTAAGTTATGGGAACGAATCCTTGAGGTTCGGTTCCGTACGGGTGAACCGTACTTAAACTTTATTGATGCCGCGAATCGAGGGCTCCCCCAACCTCTGAAGGATAAGGGACTAAAGATTCACGGGTCAAACTTATGTAATGAAATTCACTTACCGACAGGGCCAGATAGAACTGCGGTATGTTGTCTCTCCTCACTCAATCTAGAATACTACGATGAGTGGAAGGATACCAACATTGTGCGAGACTTGATTCGCATGTTGGACAACGTTCTTGAGTACTTTATTGAGAACGCACCGGACAGCATCTCCAGAGCAAGATACTCTGCGGAACGTGAAAGATCAATTGGTTTGGGTGCAATGGGATTCCATTCACTCTTACAAAAGCACTCTGTCGCTTGGGAATCTGATAAAGCCCGAGAGATAAATAAGGTTGTCTTTGAGAACATCAATAGACAAGCTGTAGAAGAGTCACGGCTCCTTGCGAAAGAGCGAGGTGAATACTCAGACGGTTTAGGTTCAGAAATGCGTAATGCGCATTTAATAGCAATAGCACCTAACGCGTCGTCGGGAGTCATTTTATCTACATCACCATCTATCGAACCACTGAAGGCATGTGCTTATACGCATAGAACTCGTGCTGGTTCGTTCCTAGTGAAGAACGTTTATCTGACCCAACTCCTCAAAGAGAAGGGTCAAGATAACGAATCTACGTGGACTAGTATTATCACCAAAAAGGGGTCGGTGCAACACCTACCCTTCCTCAACGAAGGGGAGAAGGCGATATACAAGACCGCGCAAGAACTAGACCAGAATTGGGTGGTGACTCATGCGGCCGAACGACAACCATTTATTTGTCAAGGTCAGTCAGTCAATCTATTCTTCCCATCGGGCACACCTAAGGCATATGTCAATAAGGTGCACTTCAGCGCGTGGAAGAACGGATTGAAAGGTCTATACTATTTGCGTACCGAGGCGAGTTCTCGTGCGGAGACGGTATCCGACAAAGTCGAACGAGTTGCATTGGCAGACGACAACCGGACGATAATCTATGGTAAATCTAACTGCCCGTGGTGTGTCAAGGCAATCGAAGAGTTAGAGTTGCAGGGAGTTGTTTTTGATTACATCGACCTTGATGTGATAAAGAAGACTGCCGCAGAAGTAACTGGACGAAAGGATGTTAAGACAGTTCCACAGATTTACATAGAAGGTAGATATATTGGTGGTTATGAAGACCTTATGATTCAGTTGAAGACAGATATCAGTTTAAATGCTGTTGGAAATGATGGAGATGAGTGTCGAGCTTGTGAAGGATAGGGGCAGATTGCCTACATACAAATTATTATAAAAGGTCTATTATGTCGTTACTAAAGCTTTCAGAAACTTACAAACCGTTCATGTACCCTTGGGCGGTTGAACTGACAAAGAAGCACGAAGAAATCCACTGGATTGAAGATGAGGCAGAACTCTCTGAAGATGTTCAAGACTGGAAGACTAAATTGTCAGAAGATGAAAAATTATTCATCACACACGTACTGCGACTATTCACACAGTCGGACGTACAGGTAGGAGAGAACTACCACGAACTTCTAATACCGAAGTTCAAGAATAACGAAGTCCGCAATATGTTAGCATCGTTTGCGAACCGTGAAGGGGTGCACCAACGTGCGTACGCCCTGTTAAATGACACTCTAGGTCTACCTGACGAAGACTACCACGCGTTCTTGGAATACTCTGAGATGGCAGATAAGATTGACTTTATGAAGGACGGTAACGTCTCTAGTCATATGGGTCTTGCCCTTGCGTTGGCACAGTCGGTGTTCAACGAAGGTATGTCAGTATTCGCATCATTCGTCATGTTACTTAACTTCCAACGTTTTGGAAAGATGAAGGGTATGGCAACGATTGTTGAGTGGTCTATCCGAGATGAGACCATTCACGTACAGGGCAACGCAAAGTTGTTCCGTGAGTTCACAGATGAACATCCACGTATTGTTAATGATGAGTTAAAGTCTAAAATCTACCAGATGGCAGAGAACGCTGTCAAACTAGAAGACAAGTTCATCCAACTTGCGTTTAAAGGTAACAGTGTACAGGGCCTAACCAAGAAAGAAGTTCGCGACTACATCCGTCACATTGCTGACCGCCGTCTACTTCAGTTGGGTATGAAACCACTGTTCAAACAAAAGAATAACCCACTACCGTGGTTGGACTGGGTACTGAACGGAGCATCACACGACAACTTCTTTGAGAAACGTGTGACCGAATATTCAGTGGTCGGTATGGAAGGCGAAGACTACGGTTGGGACGAGTTGGAACAAGAGGTGGCCTAATGGAAAACGAATATCTGATTGAGTGTCCTATATGCGACATTCTATCAATAGTAAGGGTACCCTACGAAGATGAGATACCGCGACACTGCCCAATGTGTAGTGCAGATGCGGATGCGGAACCTACATACGAAGAAGAGTGAGTTAACCACCATATAAGTAAGTGTATGGAATGGACATTCGAAAATACCCCCTTTGACCCTGATGAGTCTTTTCTCGAAGACTATCAGGGTTTCGTTTACATGGTTACTGAGCTCGACACGGGCAAGAAGTATATCGGTAAGAAATTCTTTTGGAAACCTAAAACACTGCCAGTGACGAAGACACGAAAGCGTAAGGTAAAGACGCGAGTAGTGTCTGACTGGAAGAAGTACTTTGGTTCAAGCGAACAAGTGAAATCCCTAGTTGAAGAGAAAGGTGCAGAGAGTTTCAAGAGAGAGATCCTGAAACTCTGCCGCACCAAAGGGGAATGTTCATACTACGAAGCAAAGTTGCAGTTCGAACATGACGTACTACTTCGCGAGGAATTCTACAACGCATTCATCGGTTGCAAAATCCACGCGAAGCATCTACCTAAAGACTAAGACACTTCCTTGAAGCCGCACATCGCGACCTCGTAAGTCTTACCACTAAACAACATCTGGTCTCCCATAGACGTTGAACGTAATCCATACGTTTGACCGTCGAAAACAGGTAACGAAACTAACACAGTCACATCTTCTGAGTAGTCCGGATTGTTCTCAATGTCGTCACGACTCCACGAACCTTGGATGTTCTGTGTGCGAAAGTATGCATACTCAAGGGCGATGTCACCCGTACGGTCACCCACATTAACGTAAGCAATCATCTCAGGGGTCTTCTCGAACGCTTGGTGTATCACGGTAACTTTATTCATTTGATACCTCCTAACTCAGCAATACGATTGGTGATTCGATTGTACTCACTGTTGTAGTACGTCTCATTGTAACACTCTTGTGCTTCGATTAGCATTACAAGGTCATTCATTAGATCAGCAATTTCGTGGTTCATTATTTTGCCTCCGCAAAGTCAATCCAAGTCTCACCCATGAAGGTGCGTCCCATACTCATTCTCCACTGCAATGCGGCAGTGATTGTCTCAAAGGTCATGTTGTTAACTCTTTGGTCATTGATCATGTTTCGGACTATATACATAATTTTCTCTCTCAACTCAATTTGTACAGACATTATCTCATACTTCTTTTGAAAACACAAGCCATTTATAGCATTATTATCCCCGTTTTTATATCAATATGTCATAGTTATCCGCTTTATATAACCAAATAATCTATCAAACACCTTGACTTTCGTTTCACAAACAAGTATAATGTCTGTACAAATTGAGTTGAGAGAGAAAATTATGAAATTGATGTTAGGTTTGTTGGGTGGTTTCTTCGTGATGGCTTCTGTGGGTTCTTTGGAAACCAACGTTATGACTGTTACCGAGACACTTATCTATAGCGTATCTGGTTTTGCCCTATGTGGTTACTCTTTATCTGACTTGGAGATTGTATAATGAAGATTGTTGTTCAAACACAGTGTAGTGAAAACTATGGTGCCCATGCGTGGGACGGTCAGGGCCAGTGCCCTCAACATTGGAAGATGAAGGGTGGTAACACCTACTTCTTCGACTGTACTCTAGCAGAGGCACAAGATGATGCCTACTGGAGTGAGTTGGCCACACTCATCAACCAAAGCAATGAATACTATGGCGAGTACATCATCAGCCAAGACCTCATCGATGCCATCGACTTCGATGCATCAAACCACCACGAACATTGGGAAACTCCAATCTATATGGAGAGAACCCCCGAAGGTGAGTGGGTTGCACAATCCTCCACCGAGTATTCCGAGTACATGCCTGCTTACGGCATTCTCAAACGAAAGGTATCTTCTTGGATACAACACCTTGACGGTGAACAGTCAAACTATTCAACTCAGGTAGAGACCTGTAAGGGCGACTGGATGGACTATCAAGAATCACTTAAATATTACTCCCAAATGAAAGAGGTAGCATAATGAATAAGAATGGTATGGCATACTGCGATTACATCGCACACACAATTATTAGACCAGCCATGTTGGAAGATGGTTACAGTGAATGTGGGGGTGTTGTCCGCGAAGTAGGTCACGTGAAAATGGACTTAGACCCTAGAGAAGGTTATATGATATCCACTACCAAGAGACTGGACGTGGTAGATATGAACGGTAAGAAGTACCGTATCACCATCGAAGAAGTAGACTAAGTGACCATTTTCTTTGTTTGGGTCACGTTTACTGCTTGCATCATGTTATCAAAACTAGTATAATGGGTACATAAATTAATGAATAGAGAGATTTGACTATGTCTAGTAATTACTTCGGTTTGAGAAAAAACCCTGAGTTCACTAACTTCCGCAACTATGTTCTGTCGTTCTATGCGTATGACGGTCTATACCCAATTGAGGGTCTGAACGTTGAAGTCGTTGAACGTGCTATCGTTAAGTATGTAGAAATCTGTTCTAGTCCTACTCGTCACGAGTCTTGGGGTCACGGCGACTCTCTTGACCGTGAACGTGTTCGCGACCTTATAATCGACCATAGTTCTTCTAAAATGAAAGTAAAGGAGTCAGTGTAATGAAAGCAATCACTTATATTTCTGATCCAAGCCATTCGTACCTGAAGGTTGATGTACGCACTGTAGAGAACCTAGGGTTCATGAACAAGATCTCGGAGTATTCTTTCTTCAATGACAAGAGCGTATGGTTAGAGTGCGACTGTGATGCACAGTTGTTCTTTGATGCGTTAGATGAGAGAGGGCTTCCTGAACCAACTATCTACACGAAATCCATTAATAGTCAGGGACGGTTCCGATTGTACCCACGGTTCTCACCTAAGTCGGAGTTTGCGGCATGAACATGACTGTGATGAATCTAGAATGGATTGACAGTTTAGGGGAGAGACACATTGTATGGAATGTCGATAACCCCGAAAAAATGAAGCGTGACCTCATTGCCCTCAATGTTCCGGAAGAGAATATTGAAATATACGAGAAAGATGTTTCTTAATTTAATATTCTAATGGAGAATAAAATATGTCTATGACGATAGAGCTAGATAGTGACCAGACCGATGAGATAATTCGAACGGAAATGCGATTTATGATTGAATGTTTCGAACGCGACTTGGAAGAACGTAGGCAGGGTAAGGGTATAGGTATCTTTGACTCAGACCCTGAACAGGATGTTATGTACATCATCAAACAGATAGAAGCATTCGAGTTGGTGTTGGATTGGTGTGGTGGTGACGTACACCCCGAATAAATTTCATTTATTTTTGAAATAAGTATTGACAAGTAATGAAAACAAGTGTATAATGTCTACTTAATCAATGAGGAAACTATATTATGACTGTATCAAATAACATTTTGCAAATTGAAACTTCCGCTGTTGTTGGTGGATGTCCTTGGGGTATTGGTACCGAAGTGTCCAATGACCTAACTCCTGTCCAGATGATGCAGAAAGCGGGTGTCGATTGGACTGTAGATAAAATCCCATCTTACGTACACCACAACGGTGAAGAGGTGGCTACGGGTATGGAAGCGCTCGTCCGTTCAACTGACTCCAAAGTACTGACTCAGGTCGGTGGTAACTGGAACCCCGTTCAAAACGAACAAGCCTTCGAGTTCTTCAATGATTACTGCTCTGCCGGTGACATGGAGATGAGTTCTGCGGGTTCTCTGAAAGATGGTAAGATGGTCTACGCGATGGCAAAAATCAAGGAGTCGTTCGATATCCTTGGTGGAGACCAAGTCGATTCATACTTGTTGTTCTCTAATCCACACGAGTATGGTAAGTCAATTGACGTTCGATTCACTCCGGTTCGTGTAACTTGTATGAACAGTCTGTCACTTGCACTAAAGGGAACTTCGGTTAACTCAACCAAGATTAACCATCGCCGTGCGTTTGATGCTGACCAAGTTAAGATTACTATGGGTCTTGCTCATGAGAAGTTTGACCAATACAAAGAGATGGCTCAGTTGTTGTCCAAACGACAGTTCACTGCTGACACTCTTATTCAATACTACAACTCACTTTTCCCTTCACAGGCACCGAAAGAAGAAGTTAAGGTATACAACGACCTCGCACCAAATGCCAAGAAGGCATATGAGTTGTTAGAGACACAGCCGGGTGCTGAGTATGGTCGTGGTTCATGGTGGCAGGCGTTTAACTCAGTTACGTATCTAACTGACCACCGATTAGGACGTACTGCGGATGGTCGAATGACTTCTGCATGGTACGGCGCAAACCAAGTCAAGAAGAAGCGCGCAGCTGAACTTGCAGTTGAAATGGCGGTAGCATAATGTATAAAAGTAACTCTGAATATAAAAATCGGTACGGGGACAGATTCGAGTTTGTCTCCACCGACTCTCCCACTAGGTTCATTCTGGAAGGTGACCTAAATCACTTTAGGTATGGTGGTAGGGAAGGTGTAGAGGGAGTTGACCTACTAAATTTAGGTATGGTAGACCCCAGTGGTGGCCCCTATGTAGAGCTAGGAACCAAAATTAATAATAAGAGTATAACCAAGATTTCAGTTTACTCAGAAGTAATTATGTTGGAGACAGAGAAATGAAAAAAGACCGATTTGATTTAGAACAAGAAATAATGAACTGTTGGAATGTGACCACTGACATAGATACTATTATGGAATATGTTGGGGACGATGTATTCTTTAGGGGTATGTCTTCTACTCATTCAGACGAAATATCGAATCTGCTTCTTGGAATACGTAGTCTATATGAGATTAAGTTTGCCAAGTTGTTCAGAACTTTAGAGGATTGTATTCCTGATCTTGAAAGTCCAGTGTGGGCACAGGACGAAGAAGATTTGTCTCCGCCTTGGGATGTCGATGACTCTCCTCAAGTTGGTTTGCGTTTAAATGATACTACCCCCTCGGACTGGGATAGTCTAAGATAATTTCTCCCTAGACACCCCCTTGGTTATAAATAAAAATAGACAAGGGGGAAGTCTAATGAAAACGTATAACACAGTGGCAATAACTGCCTTGCTGTGCTCTTTACTTTGGATTGGCTGCACAGCACTTTTAATTAATGAATATATAAAGGTAGTACAAACAAAAGACTTTAATATTATGATGTTGAAGTCAGAACTTAATAGCAGTAAACAATTAAATATTTTATATGATGATACCTTGAAAATGTTTATTTGGAAATGTGTGGATAAGTATGAGATCCGCATATCCAATAAATCCTTCATGTGTCATAAAGTTGATAAGGTGTAGTAATGATAACATTTCGTAAAGAAGTCTTTGAAGTTTTCGAGGAATATAAAGAAGCAAGTTCCAGAGAAAGTCGGATAGATGTTTTGAAAAAATATGAAGACAACTGGGCGTTCAAGGATATCCTTCGAGGTTCCTTCGATGATTCTCTGGAATTCAACCTTCCGGCAGGGCGCCCACCTTTCACTCCGAATAAAGCGGAGTCTTCCCCTTCCACTCTACTCAAACAACATAAACAGTTCGGTAAGTTTATCAAGGGTGGCCAAGGTGACCAAACACCATCATTCAAAAGAGAGAATCAATTCGTCCAGCTTCTAGAATCCGTTCATCCGGAGGATGCTGAGTACGTTCTGAAAATGGTGGCAAAGAAACCACCATGTCGTTACATAACCAAGAAAATAGTACAGGAGGCATTTCCAAATTTGATACGCGAGTAATCTTTTCGACACTAACTAACTTCTAAGGAGAATCCTATGTCGAGTCAAGAACAGCAGTTGAACCAAAATATTACCGAACTACAACAGTTCGTGCATGATACCAGACGCCAAGCAATATATTCCCAAGGTAATCGAAATTATCGACCGGAAACCATTGCCCAGTATTACAATATACTGAATTCGTCTACTCAACAACTTTCTCGATAAGGAGGTGATTATCTCTTCAGAAGCGTGTGTGAGACTTCTGTCGTAGTGATTGAAAATAATTTGGAATGGACTTATAATGCCACAGTATGATTTTAAAAACAAAGAAACCGGAGAGGTCACGGAAGTGCTTCTCCGGATTTCCGAATACGACCAGTGGATTGTCGATAACCCTGAATGGGTACGATATTTCCCTGCATCTTCAGCACCTAAGATAGTATCTGGTGTTAAGTCTACGATGAGACTTGCCGGAAGGGATTGGCAAGACCATCTTAGCAATATCAAAAAAGGTTCTGGTAAGGACAATACTATAAAGGTTTAAGTTGTATGAAATTTTTACATTGGTTGAAGTCAGGGCCTACAGGTGGGAAAAATATTGTTGATAGTTCAGGGCCAGACCCCGATGACATCACAGTAGAAAATGCTTACAAGACTAGGTGGGTGTGGTATCATACTATACTCGCTCTTGAAATTTTAACGACCAACATTTTGTTGGCGTCTATCTTGGTGGTACTTGCCATCAAGTTATGATAGAACTAATTCGTAAACTATGGTGTAAACCTAAAGTGAACCAAACCATGAATAGACAAGCAGTATATGACCAACTCAAGATTGACGAAGGAGTCGTCTATGAGATTTACCTCGACCACCTCAACTACCCAACGTTTGGTGTTGGACACCTCGTTAAAGAAAGTGACGGAGAGTTCGGCGCTAAAGTCGGAACGAAAATATCCCCCGAAAGAGTTAGCGAGGCATTCCAACAAGACCTCGACATCGCAATCAACGAATGTCGTGTACTATACGGAGAACGGTTCGATTGTTTCCCAGATGAGGTACAGCAAGTCTTGGTTAATATGATGTTTAACCTAGGTAGACCAAGACTAAGTAAGTTCAAGAACATGTATGCTGCGGTACTCGAAGGTGACTGGAAGACAGCTGCTATTGAGGGACGCGATTCGCGATGGTACCATCAAGTAGGACTTAGGTCTGAACGACTAATGAGAAGGTTAGAGAATGTCGAATAATGTAATATTCCAATATATGATTGTGAGTGACGCAGTAGACGCTCGCGGTGGTATCAAAGGTTGGGACGGTACACGTTCTTCCTTGTACAAAGATGTTGCGGACATATCCCGCACATCATTCGAAGAGTACGCAAAGAAGATTGGTGCAACTCACATCTACTCGGATGAACGAGTGGCTACCAAAGGTCACGGATGTTCAACCTCACTGTTGCACGAGTGCGCACGTGTCTGGTTAGACCCTATGTTTGACCAGTACGATAACCTACTATTCGTAGACACAGACATCGTGGTCAATACCGAAGAGAATATCTTTGACGTGATGGAATCGGGTGCCGAAGTCTACGGTGTATTAGAGTCGGACTTCGTTACTGCTGATGGGGGTGGGTACAACTCTTGGGACAGCAACGAAGAGAATTACATGAACTTCTGTCGAAAGTTCGAACTGCATGACTGTCCTATCGTCCCTGTAATGCCACCTAACCGAAAGTCCAAACTAATGATAATGAATACCGGAGTTGTTCTCTGGACTAAGGAAGCACGTCTACGTGCACGTAATGAGTTCATGAATTGGGAAGACTGGTGTTATACTGGTGACTTCCACATGTCTATCATGAATGACCAACCCTATATCTCTGCGCAGTTGATGAAACATGATTTCGATGTAGAGACTATCGATACGACTTGGAACGACTCCCCCCACTATGCGGCCGAACATGAGTTCTTCGAGAACGCAAGGTTCTGTCACTACACGGGTGGTGAATGGAAGGTTGATATGGTACGTCACTGGCGTGATCGCCGGTTCAAGACGACCCCTTGGCAAAGAAGTATGGGCCCACCGTAAATATTTTCAAAATAAGTCTTGACAAACCTCTCATATAGTAGTATAATGATACTTCAAATGTGAGAGGTTTTTTTATGAAGGATTCAAATGCCACCAAGATAGAGTTGGCCACCGACCTAGTTAACCACTACATCTATCAACTAGAGAATCCCGACTGGGGCGAATTAATGATCTCCCTGATAAATGAAGGGTTTACTTCCAAGGAAGTTTATGTTATAATGAACAAAGTTAGAGAAGAGGGGGTTGCGTGAAAGATAAAGTAATTTTAGTAGACTGTGACGGTGTGTTGTTGGATTGGATGTATTCATTCCAAGCTTGGATGAAACGTCATGGGTATGAAGCGATTGATGTTGATAAGTACAAAATCAACGAGATATTCGGAATAGAAAGAAGTGAAGGACGTAAGTTGTGTCGTATGTTCAACGAGAGTGCAACGATTCGTAAGGTTCCACCTCTGAGAGATGCAATCAAGTACGTTAAGAAGTTACACGAAGAAGAAGGATATATATTCCATGCAATTACTTCTTTGAGTAACGATGAGTATGCACAACATCTACGTACTAAGAACCTGTGCGAACTGTTTGGCCCTACAGTCTTTGAGAAATATGTTTACCTAGATACTGGTGCTGACAAAGACGAGGCACTCGCAGAGTATAAAGATACTGGGTGTCTGTGGGTAGAAGATAAAGTAGAGAACGCTATAGCCGGTGCTGTGGTCGGACTTGAATCAGTTGTCATGCAACACGAATACAACAAAGATACATCAGATTTCCCTTTGATGCGTAACTGGAAAGACATTTACGACTATGTAAAAGGACAGTGATTTGTTTCGTTCAGTGGTGTTTTGGGAGTCTTAGGACTCCCTTTTTTTTGGTATAAATATAAATTTAATCTGATACACAGGTGGATAATGAGATACGTTGGATACAGTGAATTTTATCATGACTCTGGTCTTGCTATTATTAACGAAGACGGTGTTGTAGACTTTGCCACGCACGGAGAACGATACTCCAAGAAAAAGAACGACCCCAATATCCCTGATGTATTATGGGACATGATAAGGGATGATGACCATGTGTCTTTCTACGAAGACCACGTCATCAAGTTTGATATGCGTGGTGGCATTGAAGCAACTGGACGGTCAGTTGAACATATTCAAGCTTCAGAATCATTCGAAAAGTTCCCTTATCCAGAAGCATCTACTTATGATGCGCATCACCAACATCACGAATCTCACTGTGCGGCTGCGTTCTACACGCGCCCGTGGGACTCGAAGGAAGATACTGTCCTAGTATCAATCGATGGAGTTGGAGAGTTACAGACAGCAGTCATCTACGACTCCGACTTCAAACTAATCAAAGAATGGCACTACCCTAAGTCGGTAGGTCTAGTCTATACCCTTACTACTAAGTTCCTTGGTCTACGGCCTCTCGAAGATGAGTACGTGGTAATGGGACTGTCTGCCTATCACGACACATGTCCAGAGTCCAAAGCAATTACTGACTGGTTAATTAGTTGGTACAATGACCTAGAAGATATCGCACCTGAAGTTGAAATGGGTATTGCGATTGGGGGTGCAGAGTCTGAAAGAGAACAGGATCGTTTAAGGTTCCGGAAAGAGTTTAAGAAAAGAATTCTATCCGTAGAAGATAAGGTTGCCGCACGTGCGACCCAAGACTTTGCAGACTATGCAATCATGGGTATCATGGGTACTGCACGGCAGTATGGTAAGAAACTATGTTACTCCGGTGGTTGTGCACAAAATGTAGTAATCAACTCACGACTGTTCGAACTGTTCGATGAGGTACATATCGCATGTTCACCTACGGATGCTGGTTCCGGTCTGGGTACAGCTGCAAGGTCTTGGGCAAAGGCAACAGGTAAAGACAAACTAGTATGGTCTCCATACTGCGGGTACGATATCGAACGTCCGGTTAACCCTAGTGAGATCGTAGATCATCTACTGAGTCACAAGGTGTGTGGTATCGCGAACGGTAAGGCAGAGTTCGGGCCACGTGCATTAGGTAACAGATCCCTGATTGCAGATGTGCGTTATGACGTACAGGATACAGTGAACGGAATCAAACGTAGACAGAAGTACCGTCCGTTTGCTCCTGCTGTACTGGAAGAGTACGCAGAAGAATACTTCAGTGGCCCTATGAATGACCATATGCAGTTCACCTCTAAGGCACTACATGACTACGCACCTGTGACCCACGTAGATGGGACTGCACGGGTACAAATCGTGAAGAAGGACTGTGAGTCTATCTTCCGTAAGGTTATTGAAGAGTACCATGATAGAACTGGTGTTCCGATGTTACTCAACACATCTCTCAACATTCGCGGTAGACCTATGGTCAATGACGAACATGATGCTGAGTTATGGGAACAGAAATACGGTGTAAAGGTATTCTGATGGGACACCTACGGGATATAGGACTGAACTATTTCGAACATCTGTACAGGGCGTGGTCACTCGCATTTGTTTGTATAGTGCATGGTCTGTTTCCTACTATATGGGAACATAAGGCGAAAGATATAATTAACGGTGACCCAAAAGATTATAAGGTGATGAAAGATGTCGAGTGAGTCCGCAAACTTAGATATGTTTGGCAATCCTATTGGGACAGAATATAGAGAAGATATCTGTCCACCAGACCTTATGTGTATTCCTAGAGAAACATGGGATACCCTATTAGAAGAAAACCAACTAGCATGGGATTCTATTAACAACACAGTTGAACCCAAAGGTGACGCAGAAGCAATTGCTGAATTTACATGGCACGTATTATTCTTAACCCCTTGGGAGTTAGCATACATAGCTCTACCTATGGGCGTGTTAGCATTTTATGGATTGAGCATATACGCTCTTTTTAAATATATACAAAAGAGGTTTAGTTAATTAACATGTTTTCAGAACAATCAATAAACACCCCAGAAGCAAAACCACTCAAACAAAAGATTGAACTTGAAGTAGAGTTCGATACAACACAGAAAGAAGTTACCCCAACTAAGTTCAGTACCTTGTTACAGTTCGCGGATGTAATCGATGCGTTTCGAATTTTCCCACGAGCATTCATAGGTACGTATTTGTTCCTGTTGATCGAAGTCACTCAATGGTTCATGACGATATCTGAACCAAATGCATCACAAGCAGGTCTCATCTCTGTAGTGGTTGGTGCTGGTGCTGCGTGGTTCGGTCTGTACACGTCTACAGGTTCTGGTAGACAGGTCAAAAGTATTAAGACTAGTAAATGAAACCATCTGAGTTAGTTACTTGGCGAGGAACGCCAGGCGTTGGTGATTTCATGTGGGCGTTGAATTCGTGCCACAAGTATGCCGCGGATCATAATATTCGAAAGATAAATCTAGAGCTTCACTGGGAACACGGTGAGGACTACTACCATCATTTCGAAGACCCTGAGACTATCATCGAGCGGTGTAACTACATCCACAACTTCTATCACCAACAAGAACGTGTGGAGATACACCATATCTTTAATGCGCATGGTAGATATAGAGACTGGAAGTTTGACGATGATGTAGTTTTGGAAACAAACGGTGAACGTAGGATAGCTGCAATACACAAAGACAAATCCAGATTCTATTTCGAGTCAGGTGCATATGACGATACACCTGGCAATGTTATTCCGGACAACGACTGGATATTCCGACAAGATGCTTTCAGAGACTATGACCCAAACCGTATAGTCTTCTGGAGGCCAACATGGAATGCAGAGAAACCTCGTACATGGAAACGGCTTTTCGATAATGCGGACTGGGACAAGTTGATAGCGCATTTCGAAGGTCTGGGTTTCAATATGCACGAACTTTCTTACCGTACACCCGCATCCGAAGCAATGCAATTAATCTCTACGTCTCGCATGGTCATCTGTTACGATGGCATCTGGCATTATGTTGCAAAGAACTTCGCTAGACCTCTCGCGGTAATCTCCGGTGAAGGAGTGACTAAATACCATACACCGAATGCGCTTAGGTTAAATCCTGAGTTGTCAAAAGAAGACCAAGGTGTCTGGTGGTGGATAGAACATATCGAAGACTTGTTGCAACAAACTAAAAGAAAATCAGTAGAATATGAAGAGAGGATGAAGATTTATTATGGAAATGACTAGAGAAACATTTCAGATTGACCGCGCAGTAATTGAAGTCGCGGGTGGATGTAACTACTCATGTTCTATGTGTCCACAAGACTTACGTGAGGGTGGACGACATAAAGGGTTCCGCCGCATCATGAAACTCGATGAGTTCGAGAAGTATGTTGCGGACTGTGCACAGTATGGTCTCAATGTTGTGAACCTAGACGGTTCCGGTGAAGCCACAATGGCGAAGAATCTACCCGAATACATCAAGGTAGTGAAGAAGTATGGTGCGAAGGCATTCATCTTCTCTAATGGATTTAAGATGGAAGGTCAGTACATGCGCGACTGCGTGGACGCTGGTCTGGACTTCTATCGATTCTCGTTCATCGGTGCGGATGAACAAGACTACAGCAAGTGGATGTACAATGCAGTAGGAGGACACTTTGCTCAAATCAAACGTAACATCCAAGAGATGGTTGCATACGTAGAAGAGTCTGGTTCGGACTGTGTTGTATCTACATACCACCTAATCACCGACAATGATAACCTCGACACAGAACTAGAGAAGTACAAAGCATTGGTAGAAGAACTCGGAACTAAGACCGAGATTTGGAAGATGCACAACTGGTCTGGTGTTCAAGACATATCGGAGTCCGGTGTACGTGAGGGTAAGAAGAAGACCTGTGGTCGACCGTTCTCTCCGGACGTAGTGATACGTGCGGGAGGACTTGAGAAGAAGACAGGCGCAGTACATCCATGTTGTCAAGTCCTTGGACGTGACGAAGAAGCTGTACTAGGACACTGTTCAGAAGATAACATACTTGACATCTTTTTTGGTGAAGAGTATGAGACTCTACGTGAGCAACACCGCACCGAAGAATATCCAGACTTTTGTAAGAGCTGTGATTTCTTAATCGAAGACCCCGAAGTATTGGTATACACCAATCACGAAAGAGACTTGATGAAGATGCACGGCACCAATTTCACACTTAACGATTATAGGGATTAACATGTTCAATTTAGAAAAACTTTCTTTTTATGGTACACTTGCAAAGACGTGGGTTCAATCACGACTAGGCGAACGCACAACTTATGACGGCGTAGTTATTGTCGCCCTCTGTGCAAGTTACATTATCTTTGATGGTATTATTACTCTAGCTGCATACGCTGGTATTCTATATGGTCTATGGACTATGTGGCAACAACAAAAATAAATGTCGACCAACGGACTTGGAAGAGTTCGATTATTATAAATAATAACACTTATCCGTATTTGACTGGCCAGTCCAGCGAGTTCCATTTCGCACGTGCGGGTTAAGAAACTCTTTAAAGAATCCAATGAGGAATAATAAAAATGGAAACGCAATACAGTATTGTAACATTAAACGACCATTTTATGGTTGGTAGTGCTACATCGGGTCATGACATGGTACAAAACATGTACGGTATGTACCTCCGTTATGAACAACAGTTACAGACTTCAAAGACTAATTTAGAAATCTCTGTTCTAGCACACGACAAGGTATATAAACCTTTGATATGGACATCGTTAGGTTGGACTTCAACACACGACCCTGTGTCTGTTGAAGGGTTAATGATCTCTATAGAAGAGGGTTCTCTTGCTACTAACCAGATGTTAAAGATCAATAGAGACTATAAGGATGTACTTGTTTCTACTTGGCAGCTTTGGCAACCAGAAATGTCTTGGGAAGAATTCATCGCGAGTCCTCAAGGGTTCTCATCAGTAGAAGCCTTTGAAAAGGATGCTGCGAAATTTACCTATAGTCTAGTCCTCTCCTATGAAGATTTAGTTAACGACCCACATCGTCAGCTCACTTCTATAGTAAACCATCTACTACCACGTCAGGACAATCCTGAACTGGCCACTTTTGGTAAGGCGAAAAGGAATATCGACCTTTTGGTTATCGACACTGTGGTTCAAGATTCTAAGATCCGCGAATGTCGCGAAGGAATGTCACAAGGTCTACTAGAAAGTGTTGGTGTTTGGAAACAATTCATATCTAAAACCCAAGCAGAAGAAGTTGATGAGTTCCTATCAACTCTATAATCTTCAGTTAAGTTTAAGATAGATAAAGACGGGATTGGAAACTTTCCCGTCTTTTTTTTGTTTTGGAAATATAATGGTTAAGAAAAGTTTTTTGACAGGATGTGACTATAATACCGAATGGCAGCTGCCGTGGTTTATAGAGAACTTCATCGAACACTCGACAGGGATTCTACAGGTCGCAGACTTTGGTATGACAGATGATATGATAGACTTCATCGAGCATCACCCTAGGTTCGGTAAACAAATTTATATCCTTAGTTTTGAAAACAAACTGTCTGGTTGGTTCAAGAAGCCTCGGGCGATATACAATGCGACCAATGATGGGTTCAGTGTATGCTGGTTAGATACCGACTGTCAGATAGATGGAGACCTAGATTCTATATGGGAACACTTCGAGAGCGGTAGACTAGGTATGGTAGTGGATCGCCCTTGGACTAAGAGAAGACCGGACAACGGGGAATGGTACAACTCTGGGGTCGTTCTAAGTGACCGCAACCATACCCTAACGACTTGGATGCGCTCATGTGAGGAAGATCAGACGGAGTCTGACCAGTACATCCTATACCATATGCACACTCCCATAGAAAGACTCAGTAAGATATATCCTATCCCTCACGAATATAATACGTTACGTTTGGACTACATAGATAATGTAGCTGTAGATAATCCTATCATTATACACCATACAGGTAAGAAAGGTAATGATGTGATTAGACAACAGATGAACTTTTAGTTACTGGAGAATATAATATGTTGAGTGGATTAATAGGTTCACTACTAGGATTCGGGGGTTCCCTTGTCCCAGCAGTGACAGATCATTTCGCGTCAAAGCGAAACAACGAATTTGAATTAAAAAAGATGGAGAAGATGGCTGAACTACGGGCAGCTGGATTCGACCATGATATGAAGATGTTCGAGACCAAGGCAGCAGACGATGAACATGCTCGACTTATCGAACACGATATCTCAATCAACAAAGGCACAGGGTTCATTGCCGGACTACAGAAGTCGGTACGCCCTGTAATCACATACTGTTTCTTTATTCTATTCGCAGTGATAGAAGTAAACTTGTTGCAACAAGCACTTGCAAGTGGAGCAGACCTTTCAGGTGCATTAGATACCCTATGGGACGAAGATACTAAGGCGATATTCGCTGCGATTATCTCTTTCTGGTTTGGTTCACGTGCGGTCGAGAAGGCAAGAGAAACCCCATACAGCACCAGAGTAAAGTAATATATGTATAACTATCAAGCAATAGTTCGCAGATGGGTGGACGGAGACACAGTCGATGTTGACATTGATCTAGGATTTGGTCTTGTTTACGCTAACCAACGTCTCCGTCTTTACGGTATTGATGCATACGAGTCTCGTACTAGAAACCTTGACGAAAAGAAGAAAGGTCTAGAAGCGAAAGAGTATGTTAACCAGATGGCCCCCGAAGGGACAACCGTAAGCATAATTACTCACAAGACAGGTAAGTACGGTAGAATACTCGCAGAGGTATTTGTCGAGACCGACTACAACGAGTGGACATGTATAAATAATCTACTAATAGAGGAAGGTCATGCTACAAAGTATCCTATCTAAAATAACACTTGCCATCATGGTGTTGTTTTTGGTATCATGTGACCCTTCCCCAGATAAAAAACTATCAGGGACACAAGATTACACTGGCGTTCAGTTCCCGATAACCGTCTATACATATGATAGTAGGGAAGAGTTGAATAAGGCGGTAGAAGGTAAGAAGCCCAAAGGACAAAGAGTCGAAGGACTAGCTCTGTGGTTCCTGAAAAAAGAAAACAGAGAAATGATAAGGTGTGAGATTCATGTTGTATCTCCAAGTAAAGTTGATGATGAACATACACTGACTTGGGGGCATGAACTAGCACACTGCATATACGGTACATACCACAAGGAACCAAAATGAGACGTGTTAATGTAATGGGTAACGGAGACCATGCTACCCTATACAAGAAAGGTACAGAGGGAGAACTTGTCGTATGTAACATGCCTCCTATCGAACTAAGCAAGGAAGATGTATTCGCGTCTTGTATGGTCGACTTTAAGATGATGCAAGCGCTCAGTGAAAGTAAAGTGCACCTCGATGAGTACGACTGGATTCTGGGTACACGACCTCGCAAATGGATGGAGGTCAACGCAGCGTTCTACTTAAAGTACTCACAGAACATTAAGGGGTTCCACACATACGTACCCCCATATGCGCAGTTGCCGGGACACAAACTGTCCGAAGCAGCGAGTAACTATTCGTGCGGTCATATGGCTGTGGACTATGCGTGTCGCATTATGAAGGCGACTGAGGTTCATCTGTATGGGTTCGACTCTATGTTCGATATGACCATTGACAGTTATACAGATAACTTCTTAGAGTCCAACCGAACTGCACTAAACGTGCATCGTATGGCAAGTAACTGGAGACCTATATGGTCTGGTTTCTTCAGAGAGTTCAGTAAGGTTAAATTTGTTATTCATCATGGGCATTCTAATATTAAATTAAGTCTGCCTGAAAATGCAACTATAGAGGTAGGAGAGTTAGAAGATGGAAATGGAGAAGCTTCTTAAAGTAACAAAAGATTTTGTATTAGATACTGCACATGACTTCATGTCCGTATGGGACTTTAGACCCAACGTATTAATCTGGTGCTTCATCTTTGGCGTAGTACTATTCTGGATATAAAAAAAGGGACTCTTTCGAGTCCCTTCTTCATTCTTACTGTCGGGTAAGTTCCTTAGAATACAGAAATCATTCTTTTCATGATGTCTGATTCTTCCGGGCGGCCTTTAGCGGTATCTTCGTCCCACTGGGAACGAATCGAGAATGCTGTGTCGACCATAGAGTCACTTTCTTTCTTTTCACCATTGTACCATTTAACCGAAGACGGTGCTCCGTAATAAATGTCAACCATTTCAAATTCTGGGGTGCAGTATGGAGCGAAGATTTCTCGTACTTGAGACTCTTCGAAACCAACTTGTTTGTCTGTCATAGGAACACCTAGGAAGACTACTGCATCAAATTTTTCGTGTTCACCTTCTAGAGTCCAAGCGTCTTGACCGTGCTTGTACTGTTGTGAACAAGTTTGTGTCTGTGGCATCATTTCATTAATAATATAGAGTTCGTGCATGACACCCTGATACTTATTTTCTGGTGGACGTACGATTGTGAAGTCACCTTCATATTTAAAGGTCTTCATTACCAATGGAATGAACTGCGCTACGATGTTCATATCCGGAAAGGTTTGCATTGCTGAACGTTCTGGTGGTAGAAGGTCAATCATACGACCAGCGAACTGGTCTAACATCCAATGTGTCTGAGCATCATTGAAATGACCAACGAATAGGATATTTTTATATCCACGGGTCTTTAGTGCGTTACAGAACATAGGTGCACGTGATAGAGATTCTTCTACCATATTCACTTCATCATTTTTATAACGAAGATACTTACCAGATTTAGTGGTAGTTACCTTTAGTGCGTTATTAAAGAAACGGGCATATACTTCTTTATACTCGCCACTCACGAATTCTTGTTTGGTGCCATCGGTTAAGATAACTTCGTCTTTACTGTTATAAAACATTGGTTAGGATCCCTTATAGATGTTTTGTATGTGTGTTTCGAATTGTTCTATCTTGTCGAGTCGATTCGGCCAGAGGATGTACTCTTTCTCAGGGTTCACCTTCAGGTTGGTTAACAACGGTTGAATCGCGTTGTACAAGTTTTCAAGTCGAGTCTGGTAATCATCTGCACTATCAGATACGGATTCTAACTGTTGGACAGCTTCGAGTTCCGATTCATCTACTACGGTGAAACCAAAGTCAAATAATTCTGTATTCATAGGTTTATTTATACTTTTTTTATGGTTAGCCATTGACAAAGCCATATTTTTCTGTTACAATATAGTTCTGTTACCGAGAGGGGATAATACATGAATATTTTTAGATTACACGATGATCCAGTCATATCAGCACAGATGATGTGTGACAAACATGTGGTTAAGATGGTCACAGAATACGGCCAGTTACTTTCTACTGCGCATCGCGTTCTTGACGGCACTGTTGAGAGACGACCTTCCAAGTCCGGAAAACGCATGGTAGACCATTATTTAGTCGCCGAACAAGCTCGTGAAAACATACTATATAAGGTCGCCCACAAGAACCACCCATCAGCAATCTGGTGTCGTGAGAACGACAAGAACTACCGATGGTTGTACAAACACTTTCAGGCAACTGCAAAGGAGTACACCAAACGTTATGGCCGTGTCCATATGACCTATGATAAGTTAGGTGGTATGTTGTGGTTTTCACCAAAGAATATCGACATACGATTGAAAGAAACTAAGATGCCTGAGTGTATGCCTGACCACTGTAAGACAGATAGTGTACCTGAGAGTTATCGCAAGTACTACCGTGAAGAGAAGAAATCCTTTGCTAAGTGGACTAACCGTGAGGTACCGGAGTGGTTCCTAGAGAGGTAGGACTCTGGACACTACGGGTCATGTTAATCATCTGGTTGAGTTTCTCCCAGAAGGCAGACGATGACCTGTTCGGAGTACTCACCAGTATCCGAAGATTTAACGAATGCAAGAAGATTGTACACTTGACAACACCCTAGAATGTGTCGTATAATGTACACATAATGTATATTGAGGTTTTATTATGATGCACGGTTCCATGCGCCACACTACCACTGGTCGCAAGAAGAGTTACAACGCTTGGTCTACCAAGAAGAAACCCGCACCCAAATTCCAACCTATGGAAGTACAGAGTGAACCCTATCGAAGGGAGACTCCGGTTTACAAATCTTGCGATTCGGGTACTCTCAATACCCAAATCAAGGAAAAGTTAAACTACACCGGCACCCTAGTCAAGGGTATCGGTACAATGCACAAGTCCAATGCAATCCCTGTGATTGATGTACAACAGATGAAAGATTTAGCGAGTATGCGAAGATGACAATGCCGAACGAACGCCGGTGGGCGGTGAACAATACACGTCAGTTTCTAGTAGACCTACTAGACCCCAAGAAGACTCCAAGAGTACCATCAGCTGTACGCAAAGAAGCATACCGATGTCTTAGACATTATCCAGGCGAGTACTATATGGAACAGGCAGCAGAACAATCACCAGAAGTATTCGGTGAATGGGATAGTGGGTTCGGAGAGAACAATGAGTGACTACACGCCAGACAACTGGGTCGTTCTTAAAATTACTGACATTAAAAAAAGTGGTAATACTGGGTATGGTCGAACAGAAGAAGTGTTGTACAAAGTCCTAGCGGGGTGGAGTGGTGGATATCTGGGTAGTGATAGTTGGCGTATGAACTCTGGTATCGTTGACGTTGAAGAGACTATGGATTCTTTCATCTTTATTGGTCATAGTGGTAGTCGATACATATGCGACAAGACTCAGGAATGTCTGAGAATGAATACTGCCGGTATATGGAAACAAATACAGGATGCTGCCGAAGCTTCGGGAGGGGATGTTAAAGTCGAACTAATGGAACCTGATAACGAAACCACTCGTAAGGATTGGAAGGAGATACTAAGATGATGACTACTGAAATGAATAACATCAATAGATTTGAAGTGATAGACTGCGAAGGCCGTACCTACGTTCGTTACTTACGTGAAAATGAAAGTGTGCGGTACAGTCTACAAGACGATAATCGAACACTCAAAATCTTTATTGATATGAGCGGAAGTGTTGCTCGGGATGACCAATGACTATGAACGAAGACGAACGAGTTGCAAGAGTCGAGGGTCAACTTAGTCCCGAAATTCAATCGGAGTTTTCCGGAAGTACGATGTCCAAGGCAGGGAGACTTGCTATGGAACTTAATGTCGAACGCAAACGTCTCAAGCAAGAGATGGAAGAACTACAATTAGAAGTCGAAGACTTAAAGCCTGCAACACCTACGGGTACGATTGACAGTTATGTTAAGTGGGGAGCGACTGTACTTGGTGTGGTTGGAGTATTCGCTATGAGCGCAGGGTTTGGTATCACCGGACAGATATGTTATGCGTCAGCCGCTACTGCATGGGTATATGTCGGTCACTGTTGGAATGACAAAGCAATTATGATAGGAAGTTCTATATCAGGCACTGCGGTACTAATGAATTTAGTTGACACTCTAGTAACATCGTGACCAACTATCGCTGATTGGTCACGTTTACTACTTGCGTTTTGGAAATAAGTGTGAGATAATGTACACCTAATTGACTGATAGAGAGATAGATTATGACTGCATTTGTTAAAGAAAACTTC